ATGAGTGAAAATAAAGAAAGATTTAATATTGATGATTATTTACAAGAAGAAAATCGAAAATATACTGTTTCTGCGGAAGATTTTTTTGCAACATCTTTAGCACAGTATGATAACTTTGATAATAAAGCGTGGAGCAAAGGTGAAGGCTATACATGCCCTAACTTTCCAATGTTTAACGATAAAATGGAAGGATTAGAAGCTGGATTGTATTTGTTTGCCGGAGAGTCTAATACTGGCAAAACCTGTTTGTTGACTAACTTATTATGGGACTATTGTATGAACGAAACTAATAAATTATTTGGAGTTTATTTTTCTTTAGATGATTCTATAGAAGAAGTTATTCCACGTATAATTTCTATGAATAAACTTATTCCTATTAGTGTTAGTTCAAAACCTTATCGTTATCAAAAAAGGATAGATGCTGGAGAAGAAAATACCAGCATCTATCAAGAATGGCTACAGAAAAGAACTGAAGGATTAGAACTTTTACGTAGCGTTAATAATAAGTTTAAAATAGAAGATGGTACTAAAATTACTTGTGCTGAACAATTATTAGATTACTGTCAAAAACTTCAAGATTATATAAAAGGATTAGATGAAGAAGCTAATATAATAATAGGAATTGATTCTTTATCAGATTTAACTTTCCCTAGTCAAAACTTTCGTTCTGGTGATGATAAATCTTTAAATGATTATATAGCTAAACAAGTAAAGAAATGGGCTGTAGAGATTTTAAAAGTTCCTATCTTTGGTTCTGTTCATTTAAGAAAAGTGGACCAAAGAAGAAGACCTAACATTGCAGACGTTAAAGAATCCGGTAGATATGTATATGAAGCTTCTGCTGTATTTGTAGTTCACAATGATGTAAGCAGAAATGGTCAGTGTGCTTCTATTTATTATACTGAACCGGATAGTTCAGAAATGCTACCTATTATAGAAATACAGTGGGCTAAGAATAAGAAATCTTCTTTTAAAGGAAGAACATATTGTCATTTTGTACCTAACTTTTCTAAAGTTATTGAGTGTACTCAAGAAGAAACTGATAGATTTAATAACTTAATCTATTCAAGTAAATAATTAATAAGGGAGATATCGTAGTGAAAGATAATCATTTTGTATGTGCTGATAATATTAATGTACTTGGAGCTACTTATTCTATTAAATTAATAAACGGAGATGAACGTGAATCTCTTGGAGAAAATTGTGGTATATGTGAATGTTTTTCTAAAGAACTTATTTTAAATAATAAGTTCGATGGAGATCCAAAATGTGTTGCTAACTTCAACGACTTTAAAAAGAAAGTTTTACGACATGAAATTGTTCATGCTTATTGTTTTGAATCTGGCGTCGATTCTAATGAAGAAATCGATTCTGAATTAGTAACGGATTGGATTGCTCATCAATCTCCTAAGATGTTTATAAGTTTCTTAGAAGCTGGAGCATTAAGTAAAGATACATTAAGAAAGATATCTGACTTATTAGTTGAAAGATATGATGATGATTATAATTTAAAGAGAAGCAATATTATTAAAAAGGGAGATATATGCTAAAATGAAAAATTACATTAGTGTCAAACAAGTAAAAGCAGAGCCGTGTGCAGCATGGGAAGATTGTAAAGGACATAAGATTGGAGATGCTGGATATAAAATTTATTATCCAGATGGATATGTTTCTTGGTGCCCTAAAGATGTTTTCAAAAAACAATATCTTCAATTAGAAGAAGAAAATAAGATTACTCAAAATGACGTAGATAGTTTTATTGAAAAAGTTGAAACAACAAAAATGGGAAATAAAACTACTGTAGTGCAAGCTACCTTTAAAAACGGTTTTAGCATGGTTTCTGGTTCTTCTTGTGTAGATCCTCAAAATTTTAATATGGAAATTGGTAAACAGTGCTGCATGGAACGAATCAAAGATCATGTTTGGGAATTTTTAGGTTTTCTATTACAATCAGCAAAAAACGGATTCAGTGGCAATGGTGATAACAAATGAAAATTATATTTGAAGGTACAGAAGAGGAAATTTTTAATATAATAAAGTCCTTAAATTCGCACAACAACAATAACAATAAAAAGAATATGTTAAATACAAATGTTGATGATTGGGATCATATAAGAAGAATTAGAATTCCTATATATGATGGGTTAGCAACATGCGATCCGTATAGTGGAAGTATACTTAATACTCCTATATATTCTTCTTCTAATAGCTTATTTTAAATAAATATAAGAGGGATAAAGATAATATATAATGGATTAAAACAATAAGGATGGATAGATTATGGAAATAGAGAAGATGTTTGCAGCATTTGTGCAGGAAAGTACTCAAAACAAAATAAAATATCCATTATCGAAGCGAAAGCTGCTTTACGTGGTAAACTTAATGCTACAAAAGTCTTTAGAGTTCCAGAGACAAGAGAACGAGTTGTTATATCTAATAAATGTCTCGAACAAATCGTTAAAAAACTTAAAGAATAATAATGAAAAAATAACTTTATTAGAATTATATCTTATAAAAAAATGGTTATATTACGTATTATATAATATAAAAGAATTCATGTATGTTAGAAAAGAACAAGAACGTAATAGGGAAATGGAAAAAATGGCATTATTATCAAAAGATTTTGTTGATTTTATTGGTAGCCGTGATTTTTATCGTACTATAGACGATTTTAGGAATACTTATACTTATTTCTTAGAAAAACCAGATAAAGTCGCTATTACTAGTAGTTATTATCCATCAGAATTAGAAATGTGGAAGTGGAGGAAATAATAACATATATGAAACAAAAAATTCCTCAAGACGTTTTAGGATATCAAATACGATGTCCTAATTATATAAAGTGTCCTTTATGCTATGGATGCAGAAATTATAATCCTAGTTATTTAAAGTGTGCTAAATGTAATCAAAACAGAAAGAAAAACATTTGTGATACTAATAAGCATAAAGAAAATTTAATAGCCAAAATGATAACAAGAGAAACTATTAATCTATAAGGTTGGTGAAGATATGTGGCTTTAACAAAAGAACAGATGCAAGCTATTTTAGATAGTAAAAATGGATGTTATATTAATGCTATTTCTATAGAAAGCTTATATGATTTTATTGTTGATTGTTATCTGCAATATGGTAGTATGAGTAAATTAAAAGAAGCAAATAACGTAATAGAAGTAGTAGAACAGATGCTGGAAAAGAAAAAACAAATTAGCGAAAATAATGTACAAAGTTTTGTAGTTGTTATATTTGCAGCTGGTTTACTTCATAATATGTTTTATGATGGTAGCATTACTTCTTTATTTCTAGCTAGAGAAAAGTTAGAACCTCTAGCTAGAAAGTATAATATTCCTGATAATTATATAGAAGCATTATTTCAAACTATAGAAGCTCAATTAGGTGAAGATACTCCAGTACCTCAATGTAAACCTATTCCTAATTCTCCAACAGAATTATTCGCATGGGCTTGTTGGTTTGTTAAAGAATATAAAATGTCATTGTCGTCATTATGATTAAACTTACAGAGAAACAACTATTCGACTTTATAAAATGTCCTGTATTATATGATTCTATTCATAATAAACAGCTTTTTATTCAAGATGCTATTAGTTTGACTAAGCTAATCGAGAAAGTAAGTTCTTTTTTCTATATGAATCTATTAAACTCTAAAGTCGTATCTATAGATACATTAAAGAGAAAATGGGATAGAGTTTGTGAAAGTAATAATATACATTCTCAGAAATGTTTAGAAGGATTAGATTTAATTAATAGGCTATATAAATGGGCAAAATATGAAGAATTAATAATACTAGATTTAAATGTTCCATACACTTTTACTTTAAAATATGAAGATGATGTAAACATTTCTTTTAAAGGCGAGATATCTAACATAGCATTAGGGAAGGATAAAAAACCCTATTTATTAATTACAGATTTCTCTAATAAGTATCCTACTCAACCTTTATTAGATATGAAACTTAAATATACTTTAGATAGTTATGCTTTTAAAAAGCTATACAATAAAGATATAGGTGTTAAATTTCATCACGTAAAGAGTGATAGAGATTACTTTACATTTAGAATAGAAGATGATTTTAATAGGCTTGTTCGTGTTATTAGAAATGTAGCATTAAGCATAGACAATAGACTATTCTATCCTAGAGAAAGTGTTATGTGCTCTAGTTGCGAATTTCTTAACTTTTGTAAAGTATGGAACGGATAATAGTAATAATTAGATAAAGGTGGTGTTTTTATATGCCTTTAATGATAAAAGAGTTCGACGGTGCTAAACCTGAGCTTGTTAAACAAGAAGAAAAAGAGGTGAAAACCATGATGGAAACAAAACGTGTGCTTTCTAAAAAGAAAGGCGGATGTAAAGGTGGTCGTAAAGGTAAATGATTGAACCTTTAGGTAGCAGAGTATTGATAGACCCAAGAAAAGTTCAAGCAGAAACTTCTTCTGGAATTATTATTCCTACTAACAAAGACGATATCCAACAAATAGGTACTGTTGTTGCTGTTGGAGATGGTTACATTTTAGATAATGGCAAGAAAGCTCCTTTATCTGTTAAAGTAGGAGATATTGTTATTTTTGCTAAGTTTGCCGGTTCTAGAATACCTGATAAAGATAAATCTTATCTTATATTAGATGAAAGAGATATCTTAGCTAAAATGGCAGAATAGTTCTTTTTAGAAAGGAAATGGTGTAGATGACTTGTAAAATAACTAAAGTAAAACGTATAAAAACGTATGAAATAGATGGCGTTCAATACAAGTCATCTACATTTGTTAAATATCATAAAGAGTTTCGAGAAGCTGTTGATAATAATATAATTCATAGTTTTACTTTGCCTAATAATGGTGTAGATAAAAGTGAAAGTAAGTATAAGAATAATAATGGAGCAATAATAGATGATAAACATTTCGATTCTATCATGGAAGCTCGTTTTTATCTTTTATTATGTAAGCTAAAAAAGGATAATCAGATTAAAAATTTTGATTGTCAAGTTAAGTTTGAACTACAAGAAGGATATTATAACGTTTTTAAAGCTAAGAAGATACAACCTATTAACTATATAGCAGATTTTGTAATCATATTGAATAACAATATTAAAGTAGTTATAGATGTTAAGGGAATTAAAACGTCAGATTTTAAATTAAAAGAAAAGATGTTTGGTTATAAATATCCTGAACTTTGTTTTATGTGTGTTCAGTGGCGAGCTAAAACTAATAGCTGGGAAATTTTAGATGATATTGAAAAAGAAAGAAGAGCAAAAAAAAGAAACAATAAAGAAAACTAAATAGAGGTGTTCCTTTATTGTCGTCAATTACAATAGAACCTATTAATAAAGCTAATACTAAGAATAAGGATTATGGCTTTCCAGAAAGATTGGAAGAATATAATCAAATAGAAAACTTAGTATTAGCTTATAAAAAACAATTTAAAGAAGATGCATCATACGAAGAGATATATAAAGCTAAAGAAGCAGCTAGTATTTTAATAGAAAAGTTTAACCCATTAATGAAGAAATATCTTAACTCTATTCAAAATACTCATATAGATTTCGACGATGTAGATATTAAAAATTTTGTGCTTTGTTTTATTAAAGATAAACGATTAAAGAAAGCATTAAGAAGTGAAAAGCAAAGTAGCAAAATTCGTCATGAAATTTATCGCTGTTTTAATTTTGTAGCAGAAACATATGGTAAAGTTGGTAATGAAGAAATAATGGCGGATTTACAAATGCTATTGCTAATTTTAGCTAAAAGATATAAACCTATTGGAAAAAATTTTTGTGCTTATCTATATAATACATATCGATTTGAAGTAAGTCGTCATATTCAGAAGTTCATTAAAAATCCTCAAAATATCTATTATAAAAATATTCAATATGAAGATTATATGCAAACTTGCAATGAAGATACAATAGATGGGTGTTTTGAAGATAGATTATATGAAGATAATATGGGTATGCCTGATATGACATGGATAGCTGGCATTAGTTGTTCTGAAGCATTTCAATCATTAGACCCTATGGAACGTAAAATACTTATTAAGTATTATATGGAAGATTATAATGATAGACAGATATCAGATGAGTTTGCTATACATATAAATACTTGTAATCAAAAAAGAAGACATGCTATTTTAAAACTAGCTAAAGCAATGAATTTATCAGAAAGTGACATTAAACGAAATCGTAAAAGCGGCAAGCGTGCATTATTCTTTTAATTAATAGACAGAAACTTTTAAATAATATACATATAATTTGAAATATGATATAATAATAATCTCTTGGTCAATATAATTCTTACATGACATATACTCCTATTAAATCAAAAAAATAGGAGTATTTTTTTATATACGTATGATATAATAAAAATAAAAAAGGTGTGAAGTCTTATGTCAAACGATGATTTAAAATATGATGGCATGACCGATGATGAGTTATATAATAGACCACAAGAAGAAGACCCTTATCCAGATTATTATCTTACAGAAAATGAAAAATTGCAGATGCATATTTCTAGTATAATACAGCAATATGAAACATATGATACTATAGCAGCATATCCTTTCCTTGAAAATAAAGATTTGTTTCTAACGAAAGATAGTCCTTTATCTATAGAAGAAGCTATAAATTTAATAGACAAATTATGTCGTGTTGATTTGGATTATATTTTAAGATTCCATTCTATGCTAGTAAAATTAAATACATGGTTTAGTGGTAAAAACTACATGTCTCTAGGTCAAGAAACATTAATGAGTTTTAAAGAAGCATTAAGACAAAGAGCTGTATGTGATGCTGAAATATTAAAAGTTGATCCAGAATATGAAGATAGTGGCAAATATGTATGGAGAGAATGGAGTCAAACTCAAGACCTGTTTCCTGCTGATACTAAATTCCCTGAAGAAGACGAAGATTATATTCCGTTCTTTTAACATGACACAATAATAAAAATAAACCTCTACAATAAGAAAAGTAGAGGTTTATTTTTATATAAAGCCAGCAATGACACTAATTAGGACATTTTGTCCAAATTAGATTCTTGTTTTAATAGATAATCTTTTAATAGTTCTTCTAATAAATTAGATACTGTTCTGTGCTCTTTTAATGCTTGTATTTTTATTTTTATGATTATATCTTCATCTAAAGTTGTTGTAAATTTCTTTTTCATAATATTATAATTTCCTTATATACGTATTTACGTATAATTGACTTATACGTATAATTGTATTATAATGTAAATAAATCAAAAAGTCAAATAGGGAGATTATGATATTATGAAATGGAATTTAAAACAGTGTAATCCTTTAATAGCTCATCGATATCATCAACAACTGAATATAGATAATATCTTAGCTGAGATATTGATTAATAGAAACATCAGTTTAAATAATGCTCAAAAAATACTGAATAGTCCAACATCTTTATTAGAAGATACTTTAAAGATACACGGAACATATAAAGTAGCTACAATATTACAAAAGTTTCTTGAAAGAAAGGATGAAGTAGACTTTTATATATTTGCTGATTATGATGTTGACGGATTATGTGCAGGATATATAATGTTAAACTTTTTGCAAAATGTAACTTGTTCGCGAGGACAAGCTCAAATACATCATGTTTATATACATTATCCTTCACGACAAGAAGGTTATGGATTGTCTCAATCTTTCTGCAACAAGCTTATTAAAGATAAGAAAGATAATCCTGATAAAAATATAGTAGTTATTACAGTTGATAACGGCATCACTAAAGTAGATGAAGTCGCTTCTTTAATAGAAAACAATATATCTGTAATTATTACAGACCATCACGAAGCTAAGAATATACTTCCTAAACCTACAGCTATTTGTTCAGCTTTCTATGATAGTAATAATAAAACTGGTCAACATTTATGTGGAGCTGCTATTGCATGGAAAGTATGCCAAGCAACTGTATTAAAAATGAGTCTTCAAAGGTTTAGTTTAGAACATTATTATCCTTATGTAGCATTAGCAACATTGTCAGATGTAATGCCGCTTAATAACTTAGAAAACTTAGCTTTTGTTAGATTAGGATTAGACAAACTTAATTCTAGTTATAACAACAATTTAAGAACTTTATTGTCTCATTTAGATATTCGTAGACAAGTTAATTATAAAGATTTAAGCTGGAACATTGCTCCTAAACTAAATAGTTGTGGTCGTATGGATAATATAGAACTAGCTGCTTATTTTATGTTAGAGACTGATGAAACGGAACTTAATAATATTTGTTTAGAAATCTTGGAATTAGATGAAGAACGCAAGCAGATAGTTAGACAAGCTGAAAAAGATATATCTAAGTATGATTATAGCAAAGACAATGTTGTTATATTTGATTCATCTAAGTATGAAGAAGGAATAGCTGGTATTATAGCTGGCAAATTAACAGAGAAATATAATAAACCTGCTATTGTAGTTCATAAAAAAGAAAACAGCGATATTTATAAAGGTTCTGTAAGGAGTATTTCAGGAATTAATATATTTACTGCATTAACTGCTAATAAGAAAGTTAATAGTAATTTAGTAGAATGTGGCGGTCATGCAGAAGCCGCTGGATTATCTTTTAAAAAAGAAAATCTGAATAATCTACAACAATCTTTAAATGAAGTAGTCCAAATAAATATTGAAGAGGTAGAACCTACTATAGATATTGATGGATATATCAGTTTTAAAGATATAAACAACAATACGTTAAATAGCATCAATACATTAGCTTATGATAAAGATAACTTTAAAGTACCTACGTTTTTAATACGTAACGTAGAAGTTATAAGTACAAAACTATCTTCTAATAATCCTAATAATATCTGTTTTACTTTAAGAAATGATGATATAACATTAAATATTTGGGGCTGGAAACTTGCTAAGAAATATCAAGAATTAAATTCTCCAAAAGAACTAGATATAATCGGTACATTAGATTATGGCTTTGGTAGCACAGCTAATAAAGCGGTATTTGTTATTACAGATTTTAAAAGGAAGGAGGTGGCATAATTTGCCATCTATTAAAAATAAGATTAGCATTAAAGAGCAATTTAAACGAGTTAGTATTCAAGATAGAATTGGTATCTGTAAAACCTGTTCTAAATACGATAAATGCTATACTTGGTGTTATGGCAGAGAATATGACGAAAGTATTCAACACATAATTAAGAAATATATCAAAGATAAAATAAAAAGACTTTATTCTAATATGAAAGGGAAACAATAAAGTTATGAGTGATTTTGTTCATTTACATGTTCATACAAGTTATTCTTTTTTAGACGGTTATAATCCTATTAATAAACTTGTATCTAAAGTTAAGAAATTAGGCATGTCTGCTTGTGCTATTACAGACCATAATCATTTAGGAGGAATACCGGAGTTTCAACAAGAATGTTTAAAGCAGAGTATTAAACCGATATTAGGTATAGAAACATATTATACTTGGGATATGAATGAGTGTAGTAAAAGTTTAGAAGAACGACAACAGGACGCTGCTAATAAAGCTATTTTATCAGGAGAATTATCAGAAGATTATAAAAATAATAAGACAAAGAAAAAAGAATATAAAGATATTATAGCTAAATATATGTACGATACTAAACAGTATCATCTCATACTATTAGCTATGAATCAAACTGGTTGGAATAATTTAGTTAAAATACAATCAGAAGCCGCTAAAAGATGTACTTTCAACGGGCGTTTTCTTTGTGATGATAATCTATTAAGAAAATATAATGAAGGTATCATATGCACTACTGCTTGTATAGCTTCAGCATCTGCTAGTTTAGTTTTAAAGAGAAAACTACAAGAAGCCGAAGAACTTCTATTAAAATGGAAAGATATATTTAAAGATAGATTATATTTAGAAATACAGCCGCTAGATATATATCAACAACATCTTGTTAATCAGTTTTATCTTACTATGTATGAAAAACACAATATAAAACCTGTAGCTACTAATGACGTTCATTGGACCAATTATGAAGATTATGACGATCATGATACTTTATTGTGTATAGGAACAGGCAAATATAAAAGCGATACTGATAGACTCAAATACTCTAATGATTTCTGGCTGAAAAGCGAAGAAGAAATGATAAACAGCTTTGAGAAGCAAATGAATAGTATAGGCTTTTATCAGGAGTATAAAGATTTTTATACTCTAGCTATACAAAATACTAAAGCTATAGCGGATAGAATAGAAGAAAATATTAGATTAGGTAGTGATAAACCTTTATTCTCTAAAGTAAAAGTTCCTAATAATAACACTCCAGAACAATATTTAACTTTATTAGCATGGCAAGGCTTATATAAATATCTAGCTAAACATAAAGATTATGATGCAAGAGTATATGAGCAAAGATTATATGATGAACTTAATATAATCAATACTAAAGGATTTGCACCATATATGTTAGCCGTAAGAGAATATATTAATTGGGCTAATAGCAATAACATAATGACCGGTCCTGGACGTGGCTCAGCTGCTGGTAGTTTAGTATTGTTTAGTTTAGGTATTACTAAAAATATAGATCCTATTAAATACAATTTGATGTTTTCTCGTTTCTTAACTAAAGATAGAAATTCTCCGCCAGATATTGACGTCGATATTTCTTATTTACGTAGAGGAGAAGTTATTCAACATTTAAAAGACTACTATGGTGAAAATAACGTTGCTCATATAGGTTCGTATAGTACAATGGGAGTTAAAAGTGGTATTAAAGATGTTGGTCGGGTATTACAAATACCATTCGCTATTGTTAATAATATTTGTAAAATTATAGATACTATAAAAGTTAAAGCACAACCTTTATTTAAAGATTATGACGATTTAAAAGATGGTAATGAGCAAGAACAAAATATGTGGCAGACGTTTCATAAATTAGAAGAAGATAATCCAGAATTATTCAGACTAGCTAGAACATTTGAAAGTACTCCTAGAAATTTTGGTATCCATGCTTCTGGTATATTAGTAACTCCTGTTCCTATAACAGATATTGCTCCAGTTAGAGTAGATAAAGAAGGAACGACTATTACTTTATATACGGGAGTGCAATTAGAAGAATTAAATTTTATTAAGTATGATTTACTTGGACTAAAAACATTAGATATCATTCAAAATACGTTAAATCATATTAATAAAGATTTAACCGCTAATGAACTATATGAAGCTTTAAATTTAACAGATATTAATTTGTATAAGTATATAGCTGATAAAAAAGTAGATGGAGTATTTCAGCTAGAATCTAATTTAATGAAAAGTATAATAGATAAGATAAAACCTACAGAGTTTAATGATATTGTAGCTATAAATGCTATAGCTCGTCCAGGTCCTATTAGTATAGGTACAGATACTCAATATGCTAATGTAAAACATGGTTTAATAGAGAAACAAACGCTATTAAAAGGGATAGATGATATAGTAGATTATACTTATGGTTGTATTTTATATCAGGAACAATTAATGGCTATATCTAAGCGTATAGCAGGATTTGACGATAACCAAGCTGACAGTATCACCCGCAAAATCCTCGCGAAGAAGAAAGTTAAACTATTCCCTATGTTACGTCGGTGTCATATATATGGTAAGAGAAATTGTGAAGGACCTATCGGATGGGAAGAAGATAATAACGCACCTTGGTATGACTCAAAAGGCAAATACGGTAAAGAAATTAAAGGTGCTTTATCTAATGGTTATACCGTAGAAGAACTTAATAATTATTTTGATAACATTGAAGGATTTGCATCTTATTGTTTTAATTTATCGCATGCTGCGGCTTATTCGTATATATCTATGATGAGTACTTATTTAAAAAAGAACTATCCTATACAATTTATGGCAGCACTTTTGTCTATGACAATAGATGAAAAGCATAAAACTAATTATATTAATATATGTGAACAGCAAATGAACATTAAGATAGGAACTCCAGATATCAATTTATCAGAAGAAAACTTTACTCCAGAACCTAATAAGAACGAAATTCTATATGGATTAAGTTCTATTAAAGGTGTCGGTTTAACTTCTATACCTGAAATAATCAATAATCGTCCGTATATATCTTTAGATGATGCTATTAATAGAATACCTAAAAAGAATTTTAATAAGAAAGTTATTATTAGCTTAATCAAGGCAGGGGCTTTTGATTTTGAAAATACGAATAGATGTGCTCTTATTAATAAATTCTATAATATTAGAAATGATAATAAATCTGAAAAATTAGATGAAGATTGTGATGAAGACGTATATATACAGTTTGAAACTGAAACATTAGGTAGTCCTATCACATATAAACCTTGGTGGGATAACGTTCTATTAGATAGTAATATCCATAATGTATTAGCTAAGATTATATCTTTAAGAGAAATTAAAGATAAACGAGGAAAATTGATGGCGTTTGTTAAGCTTAGAATAAATAAGTGCGAAATAGACGCAACTGTCTTTGCTAGTAAATATATCAATATGATAAGCATATTTGATAAAAATATAAACGTTAATCAAAAAATATTAGTGTCTGGTAAAAAACAAGCAGGATTAAAGAACGGAGAAACTTGTTTAATTATAAACAATGCTACTATTTATAAAGGAATATAATAATGTTAATAAACAATCACTTAATGGTAATAAATTCTTGAAGTTGATACATCAACTATTAAAATACGAAAGAGTGATTGTTTAGAATGAAAGTCGTAGATATTTCTGCTTGGCAAGAATATATAGATTGGCAGGCATTAAAAGATTACGGTATTCAAGGCGTTATTATTAAATTAGGAGAAAATTATCGCTTAGATGAAATGTTTATTGAACATGTAAACAATGCTGTTAAATATGGTTTTCAATATGGTATATACTATTATAGCCATGCATCATCTATCAATGAAGGTATTACAGAAGCAAATTGGGTAGATAAAAAAATTAAAGAATACTTACGCGGTGAAAATCCGCCGTTGGGTATTTGGATGGATGCAGAAGATAATGATATGTTATTAGGAACTAATAATGTGGTATACCCTATTGCCAACTTTATTCATAGATTAAGAACATTAGGATATACCTACGTTGGTTTGTATAGTTCCTATAATTGGTTAACCAATGTGATAGATTTAGGACCATTGCCTAAAGATGTTCCTATTTGGTCTGCTCAATATGGTTATTTTGAAAATAGTTTTGCAGTAGAAAATCCAGAACGTATTTGTAAGATTTGGCAATATACAGATTGCGAAAAAATTAGTGGTATGCAGCTTGACTGTAATATATACTATGAATAATAAAAAAAAAGAAAGAAGAATAATATGAAAATAATAGTATATTCTAAAGATGAATTAAGTGAATTAGATAAAAAACGTATCAAAGATATTATTATACAGTCTAAATGTGCAAATGAAAGTTTTAGAAACACATTTAATGATAGATATTCTGGTATGACTGTTGATAATGAAATATTTTTTGATAATGTAACATCAGATACAATTAAAAATGCGATAGTTTCTGAATTAGAAATATAATAATAAAAAAAGGTATGCTAAATAAAAAGTAGCATACCTTTTTTTATTTAAATTTGTTTCCATTCATCAGGATACGTATCACATCTACAATGATTATAAAATAAACACTGTTTGCATCCATTACCAACTCTGCAATAACTACGTAGAGTTTTAATAGCATTATTAACTTCAGTTTCTAAATTTTTATCATCTAATTCTAGTGTTTTCCATTTATTAGGAAAAGCATCATAACAATTATAACAATTTTTACAATCTCCACAATACTTATTATTACTATTTTGACAAAATGTAGATATAGTAGTAATAGCTTTATTAAGTTTTGATACTATTTCTTTATTCATTATCATCATCCATTTATATATTTTAATTATTATACTTTGCGTATTTCATTAATTTTCTTGTGATAAACAAAGATGTTAGACAGGAAATAATAAGAGCTATACATTGTAATGTTAATGCCATGTCGCAAGTAAAATCGACATGAAGATATGTTATTGACATTATTAGTATAGTACCTAAAAGAATAGATATTTGTTCAAAACCTTCCTTTCTACTATTTAATATAGATAAATTAGATCCATCTGTTATATTATTCATTATATCATCAATAATACGAAAAATCATTCCGCTCATTAAAACATTTAATAATGAAATTGCTATGAATCTATAATTAGGAAAATGAGCAAATGCTGCATTACAGAATATAGTTAAAATACAATCTATGATACATAATGGTACGAAATATCTTCGTAGTATACTTAACTTCTTTTTATTAAACCATAAATTTATTAGTCCACCTAACCCATATTCTACAAAACGAGATGTCTGATACCATATAGGATCAACGTTACTTATCATAGTAATTATTATGACTGGAGATGTAAAAGCAAAAATAATCATTGCAATACTTTCTGCTAATACATCCCATTTAATTAAATTAATTACTTTAGGATCTAAATCTTGAACAGAACTAAAGCCTAAAGTTCTAATAGTTTCTTTAGTTAGCATTAAATTTCTCCATAGATGATACTATATTAATATAATCATTAATGATATTTTCTCTTATATCAGCTAAAGAAATAATAGAATATTGTTTTCTGTTATAAACTTTACTCCAAGCACTTCTTTTTTTTTGTAATTTCATTATCTATATTAGACAAAGACATATTCTGATAACTATCAATTATTTGATTAATAAATTTTTGAGTACTTATATCAATATCTATAGCATTACGTATTAATATTTCTGATAATAATGGTAATGCACCAAAAACATAATAATGATAATATACATTTTCAACTACTGGACCGTTCTGATAAGCAAAAATATCATCATCAAATATTGGTTTGTTTGTTGTAAATAAACTCTTATATTGAATTATATATAATAATTTATTAAGCCTAAAATTATCTATAGTTTTTTTATTTTAAGTTGTCTTTTTATTATATATTGTGCTAAATCAAGTGCTTTATACATATATGTCACTTCGTTTTCTTATAAAAATTTCTTTGCTTCTTCTACGCTCTTATATACATTTTTAGATTTGTAACAAAATATATCAAAATCTTCATTGTTCCATTTCTTTTTAAATATTTTATTATTAGGAGCGATATAAAAATATTCTTCATTATGTTTAGGTTTATATGCATATTCTATAATTTTAGTGTTCTCATCAAATAGAAGCTTATACAATAATAAATCTTGATTATAATAATCAGTTACATTGTTAAGTATTTCTAATTTGATTTCATTATTGTATTCAGCAAATCTTACCATTAATATAGTATTGTTTATATTAATATTAAAAGGACTATAAAAACTTAATCTATTGGACATCATAAAGTTTTTAATTATATGTTTATTTTTCATTCAATTCACATCCTTAAAAAATACTAGAAAAACAGTTTTTCCTCTACGATGTCCAATTATAGGTTTCTGTGTTATATTTTTTAAAACTTCAGCTGTAGAAATTTGTTCTTCATTCCATTTAAATACTAGAGTACCATTTTCTTTTAAAACTCTCCAACATTCTTCGAATCCTTTGTGTATTAAAGGTTTCCAATCTAATGGTAATTTTCCATATTTTTGAGCTAAAAAACTAGTATCTCCAGCATATTTTAAGTGAGGAGGATCGAATACAACTAAATAAAAACTATTATTATCAAATGGCATTTTAGTGAAGTCAGCAATTATATCTGGATGAACAATAAGTTTTCGTCCGTCACAAAGTATTGTATCTAGAGTTCTATTGTCCATAAATAATACGTCTTCATTGTTCTTATTGAAATGCCACATTCTGCTTCCGCAGCATGGATCTAGTATTTTTTTATTCATAATATTTTTAACACCTTTATTTTAAAATTTTTAATATTAATTATTTAAAAATGCTTATTAAAATAGTCATGTATTAAACAATTTGTTATTCTACTGTCTTTATCATATCGCTTAGCTAACAATGATAAATATTTATCAGCTTTTATTTTTCGTCTAGCAGATAACTTTAATATAACTAAGATTATTTCAGACAATTCTACATCTATATCTTTGTCTGGTTTTATAAGAAATTGTTTTTTGTCTTCTGAGTCTTTGCAATAGTTTTTTATTGTTTCTATTGCTTCATTTAATTGATTAAGTTTATTCGTTTTCATATTTATTCCTTATTGTTTTCTTTTATTATTATTTTATGCCAAAATGCTGGTGGTGCTATAAAGCTTCTTGCTGGACAATTTATTTCAAATGGACAATAGTTATATTTACAATTTTTTCCATTATCCATTTTATTTTTACAATAGTTTTTTATCGTTTCTATTGCTTTGTTTAAATTGTTAAGATTAACCTCATCTATCATACATTTTCCTTTTATTCTTATCGATTATTTTTTGCTTTAAAGTTATATACAGTTTTTAACTTATCAAATATTTCAACTGTATCTCCTATTAAAGTTTCTACATCTTTTTTGTATGCATCTGGTGCTTCATCAATCGTTTCTTTGCAGACAGAAGTTGTATATACATCTTTCATACTTTCTTTAAAATCATCCAGAGAAAGCATTTCTTTAGCTTTTTTTCTGCTCAAAACTCTGCCTGCGCCATGAGGAGCAGAATAATTCCATTCTAAATTCCCTTTTCCGATGCATAATAAAGAGCCATCTCGCATATTTAATGGTATTAATACTTTTTCTCCTTTTTTAGCAGAAATTGCACCTTTGCGAATCATATTATCATCACTAACATAATTATGCACTGTATGGAATCCTTGTGATACTGATAAAAAGTCGTTCCATTTCATAGCATTAATTATAATTTCAGATATAATTTCTCTATTTAATCGAGCATATTTAGCACATTCTTTCATATCCATCAAATACCATCTTAAATCATCACCTTCTAACCAACACAATTCATCAGGGATAATTTCTTTTGATATATTCCTTTCGTACCTAAAATTCAATTCAGCTCGTGTTTGCCAAGTGCCACAAACATGAACACCTAAAAATCTGCTACCCGAATGAATGATTAAGTAGCACTTTTTAGTTTTTTCACTCTCGGCTATCTCTATAAAGTGATTTCCACCACCTAAAGTTCCTATACTTCTAGCAACATAATCAACCCTATCTCTTGGTACTCCCCAAATATTTTCATTTGTATTTTCTACCCATTCATTAATATCAGCATTATATGGCTTTTCTCTAACATTAAAACCAGATGGTATTAATTTATTAATAATATTATCCAATTTAGTAAAATCAATTTCTTCTTTAGTTTTTCCTAAATTGATGCAATATATACCACAACCAATGTCAACTCCAACTAAATTAGGTATTATTTTGTCTACTATTGGCATTGTAAATCCGATAACGCAGCCTTTGCCAGCATGACAATCTGGCATAATACGAATTTTTGTACCTGCAAAAGCTTCTATATTAAGCAAATTTTTAATCTGTTCAACACAAGCTTCTTCTACATTTTCAGTAAAGATTTTTGCAGTATTGAATTTTCCTTTTAATATCATTGTTCATTCTCCTTTTAAGACAAGTGTTTTATTATATGAAATAGTGGAATTAAACCATCAATAGTATCAGACCTGCGCCCTTTACACTCTTTTGAGTAAAAAAGTTTATCTATTAGGTTTATACAAATAGATAAATTTAGCATTTTATCATCTTTTTCTAGTATATCCTTTATTATTAATAACATAGTATTAATATTATATTCATTTTTTAACTTAGAAAATAAATTATATCTTTTTTCTTTTTCATGATTAGAATGTTTTATCATCATTTCTAATTCATATTTAAGAACACGATCACTAACTATAATCCATTTATCATAATTATCATTGCCATGAACAAAATTATCAGGTAGTATTTTCAATAATTTTAATCTATTTCTATATGCTTTTACTACTTTATAAACATAAACTGACTTATGAATAGCAAAAAAATTATCAATCTCTAAAGGTAAGTCTTTATATTTATAGCTATCCATAGCTTCTTGTATCAGTTTATTTCTTTCTTCTGTTGAATAAAAGTTCATTATTTATCCTCTCTTTTTCTACATAAGGTACATATAGTGTCATTATGCCAACCACCATGAGCAACTAATAAAATCTTTTCTATAGAGAATCCTAATGATTTTGGAATACCACCACTATTCCACCCAAAAATAATAGCTTTCCCTTTTGGTTTTAAAATACGTGCAATTTCACTTTTATGTTTTGCCCAAAAACTTGCTCTAGTCGTTTCAGAAGTAACATTTACACCAAAGTTTTTATAACATTCTGAAACTTGTCTAGGACTATATGGAGGGTCATATAAAACTCCATCTATAGAATTATCTTCAAATTGTTTTAGAAAGTCTAACGCATCTAAATGATAATCACTTGTACATTCTGGATTTAAGTCGTTTGTTATATTTGCTAGTTTATTATTGTTAGCAAATGGGTCAATCCAAATTTGATTATTCTCTATCTCATCTAATATAAATTCTTTTATAGGTTTTATACTAAACGTATTTTTATTTGGCATTGCCCATTCTCTTTTGATTTCCATTATTTATCCTCCCAATCTGTAGGCAAAGAATAAACCTCTTTTACTAATTCGGGGTTAATACGATTAGCCTTTAATAAATCATCAAGATACTTTTCACCAAATTTGTTTGTCATAAAACGATAAAACTTATCAATATCAACTTTAGCAGTAAGTGAAGAATAATCATTATAATATAAGCTAAAATCACTAACGCAAAAACTATATTTACATACTTCATGACCATTTATTTTTTCGTTTATGTTTATAATGACTCTATATTCTGTCCTACGAACAATATTTAATGTTACATCTTTTAGTTTTTTTCCAAAGTAGTTTAAAATAACACCCTCAGACAAAAACGCTTCAAAATCCTCATTAGTTAATTTTTCAAAATACACTTAGTACACTTCCTCATTTAAATCAACTAAAGGTTCGTTTCTTCTTAATAGTTTTAAGATTTTTTCTTTATTCTGTTCCGCTTCTTTTTCTGTTTTAAAACAGTTTCCTATTAAAAATAATGCAATGTTAGACGTAGCTTGTGAATCACATGGAACAGAATGAATATTCCCATTTGGAGTAATATACCAAAATTCTTCTCCATTTTTAGGTCTTTGTTTGGGCGGTGTAATCTTATAATTTTCGTTGAACACAATATCTATTAACCATTTATCTGAATCTATATCCCCCCATTCTTTATTGTAATAGCATTTTATTTTAGGCATATTTACGCCCCTTGATGTATCATGTTCTTTTATTATTTTTACTTTAAATCTCCAATTACCTTCTTCAACCCAAAATGGAACGTTATATTGTAAACCATTTTCTTCCATAAATTGTTCTAATAAAGATTTATTTTTCATTTTATTTACCTTTCATATATATTTCTTATTTAAAAGTTTTAGGCATACGGCTCTTTTTCTTACCATATTTATAGATACTTTAAAATAATTAGCTACCTCTGTAACATCTACCATATCATTATCAACATGTTTATAAAAAATTTTTACAAATATGTCTTTTGGCATAAGCAAAGATAACGCAAACCATTCTTCTTGTTCTATTTTATTTAAAGATAAGAATTTGTATTGTTTATTAAGTATTATACTATTCCATAGTTCAATATCAGTTCTAAAGCCCATATGTAAAAATATATGGGCTAAATAACAAGCTATAATAAAGTTATTTTCATCATTTTTTCTGAAAATGGGTAGTAATATGTCAAAGCTTTTATCACCTGTTTTTCTTATATTTCCATCAATTAAATCATAGTAACTTTTCTTATAAACTATTCTACCTCCAATAGTTTTAATTACTGGCTTTATATCTATAATAGGTATATCTATTTTATAAGAGTTTATAATTTTTGTAGTTAGATTTTCTATATAAGTAATTAAGTTTTCATTCATATTCTTTATTCTTTCTTTAAACATATTTCTTTTGTCATACTTGATAGAGAATAACAAGTTTTATTAAATAACACTATAGACATCCTCCGCAGCATCCTTTTTCTATATTATCGTTTATAACATATTCAATGTCTTCTTTATATTGTTCTAATTCTGGATACTCTTTAAATATTCTATTCTTTAACAACCAATCATCTTTTTCTATAATCCCATCTCCATTATTGTTAAAATAGCATCTGCCACCACTACACAATGCGTCTTCAAGTTCATATACTTTATTATTAACCTTTATAATTAATAACCCAATACATAGATGAGGATAAACTCCGCTATAACTTATAAATACAATATTGTTAGTCATATTAATTATTTTTACCTTTTTTATTAGCTATTCTTCATCATCTTCTGGCTCTCCCCAGCCCTGATTAGGATCATCTTCTGCTGGATCAAGATCTTCATAATTAAGAGTTGGATCTTCACAAAATTTTAATGGATACTTCATTATAGGATAATCTTCACCATGTAATTTATTCCATTTCCAACATTCATCTAGATCGATGCCGATATGTCTATTATGTTCTGTATCATCATTGCATAAATCAGGACGATTCCATTTAGCAAGTAATTCATATGCATCATATCCGCCAAATACACCATAACCTTCATAATTTCTTTCTAAAATTTTTTCATTATCTGGAGTGACTAAATAAACAGGAAAACTTCCATCTTCACAATCCCAAATAGTAATAGCTCTTTTTGTATCACTCGTTTTCCAACTAAACTGTCCCATACTGTTTTACTCTCCTTTGTTTATTTTTTATAGTTATCTATTCAGACTTTTTATTTAATTTTTCAAGAAATTTTTTATACGCAATATCTGCTTCTTTTAATGAAGTTTCACCAATAAGTTTTCCATCTTTAGTGAAATAATTAGTAACAGTATACGTTTTATCATGCTCATCTGTTTTTACAACTTCTACGCAAATAACTTCTTTCATAGAGACTTTTTTAACATATAATATTTTATCTTCTTCCATATTAATTCTTCCTACTATACTTTTATGTTGTAGCCCATATTGTTATATAATGACAATAGCCTATTTAACTCTTGTTTTTCATACTTATTTAAACAAATTCCATTTTTAATTTTTGTACGTAAATTATTATCAAATTTATTAATTGTTATAAAATGTTTGTCACTAATAAAACATGTTTGACTATTAGCATGTATCATATCATCATTTTTAATGCCTATAAAATCAACTTTAAAGTTATCATCACATATATATCCTATATCTCCCGAACCTTCATCTAATAAATTAATATTCATTTTTCCATTTGTAATTACTAATCTATTTTTTTGATAATTCTCACAGTTAAAGTCAATTATCGCATTAAAAAATTCTTTATTGAAATCGTTATTATTCGTGTTATAAATTTTAATTTTTTCATAATAATTGTCAGAACTAATTTTTTTATAAACACATAAATATAAACCAGATACACTTATCTTATAATCATCTAATATAATGTAATCACATTCATATTTTTCGTTAATTATGCTTCTAATATTTATATAATTATCAGCGAATTTGTCAAAATCTAGATTAAAATCAAACAATAATAAATTAAAATCTTGTTTTAGTTTATTTAAACTAATAGAAACTCCATAATCAAATATCGTATTAAAGTCTAAATTAAACATATTAAAATAATGAATATCATCATTATCTTCTTCGGATTTTCTTAAAATACTAGAACTTAAATATGACATATCATCTTTTATCATAACTACTAACAAATATTCTGGAGCTTGTTTAAGTTTATCATGATTTTTTTTAACTTTATCATAAATATTTTTTATATTAAGATATTTTTTCTCAATACTTGTCAAATAACATCATTCTTTCTCTAGTTTATTAAGTTTATTCAATTATCCCTCTGAATACTTTATCATCATTTTATCATAAGCTTTTTTAGCGTCATCATAATTATCATACATGGAAATTGTTTCAAATGTAGCATCTTTTAATTTCACAGTAATAACTACTTTAATAGAAGAAAATTTTTCTATTTTTATTTTAACTACTTCAGATAATAAAACACTTGCTATATTTCCAACTAAAAAACGATTATTTTTTGTCTCACTATTTTTTAATGCATTATTATCTGGTTTTGAATAAAGTTCTAGAATTCTTTTATCTACATAATAATCATGATATTCTTCTTCAGAAACAGTAGTTAAACGTATTTGGCTACAATAATGACATACTCTATTATATGGTGCATGATGATATATACAATTTCCACATAATGACATCTAATATACCTCCTTTTAAATCCTTCTATTCCACTTATCGATTACTTTTTTCAAACTAATACTAACTATAGAGGCTCCACAATGTTCACACTCTATACTATAAAAAACATTATTAAATGATTCTTCCATTTCATTAATTATGTTTTTTTCCTTTATTAAATCTCTAGGAAAAATAATTGCCCTATTCCCACAAAAGGGACATTTCTTTAAAACACTCATTTTACATTTCCTTTTATTAATCCTAAAAAACTAGCTCGTCTTCTTGATTGACTTATTGATACGTTAAAATAATTAGCTACTTCTGTCATGTCTACCATATCATCATCACTATATTTATAGAATATTTTTAAAAATATATTTTTAGGCATGAGCAAAGATAACGCAAAATATTCACTCTGTTTCTCTTGTCTTGAAGATATAAATTTATATTGTTTATCAATAATAATTTTATTCCATAGTAAAAAATCGGTTCTATATCCCATATGTAGAAATATATGTCCTAAATTATAAGCTATAGTAAAGTTATTATTGCTATTTTTATTTAAAATAGGTAACAATATATCAAATTTTCTATCATGAGTTTTTATTATATTTCCATCTATTAACTCATAATAGTTATTTTTATATACTATTTTTCCGCCAATTCTTTCAAGAATTTTTTTATATTCATGTTCTGTGAAATCTTTTGTAGATAATTCACCAATATATACGCCATCTTTTGTATAAAACAAATACGACAAATATTTAGAATTGGTTTCATCATATTTCGTTATTTCTACGGTTATAATTTCTTGTAGAAATACTTTGTTTATTTCTTTTATACAATTATTAGTATTCATTTATATGTTATGCTCCTTATTTCATTAATGCTGTTTGGTAATTAAATATCATTAGTCCTACTAATGCAATAACATATATAACATTAAATAAAGCAATAACAACAATTATACTTTCGTTAATATAATATTGATTATCTTTATCTTGAGATATTGTTTTATATACAATAAAAATATTTGCGCATAATAAAAACATTATTGAAATCAAACAATTATCATTAAAAGCCATAATATTTCTCCTTTAATACATAACATGATTAGCTAAATCATAATAATGATTTCCTCTTTCTGGTTGAAAATCTGCTAATAAAGGATAATAATCTATTGGATTTTGATTAGAATTATCTAATCCATTTGTTCCTATTTCTAAATGTAAATGATCTGGATAAGTTCCATCATGTCCAGCTCCCCAGCCGCCAACATAAGCAACAGTGTCTCCTTTAGTTACAGAAGCACCTGGACTAACAGCGTGAGAAGAACAATGTAAATATTTACTTGTAATACCGTTACCATGATCGATAATAACAGCATTACAGTCACCAACTCCCCATCCACTAGGATCTACTACAGTACCGTCTGCTATAGCATGTATTTCTGTACCGTGAGGTGCTTGTAAATCTATTCCATGATGAATACGTCCTTCGCGCGGACCGTATTTAGACGTAAAATAGATATTATTATTTTGTATTTGATTGTCATCAAATGGAAATGCAGCCCAATCTCCATCATATTCGCTAGTTTTACATAACGGAAGTAAAGCACAATATAGATAACATACCTGAGGGAAGAATGGCATAACATTAGATGAAGTAGCTCCATTTGCTTTTGCATTGATAGATAACGGTTCTGCAAATTCTGTCCAGTACCATGTATCTCTATTTTCCCAGTTTAAATGATAGGTTTCAGTAGTTACACCGTTATCTGAACTATTTGGTTTAGTTACTTTATCTATACGAGGGATATCAGAACTTTCATCTCCCATAATTGCATTAATACCTGAAGCATAAGCAGCTATATTTAAAGCAGGATTATCTACTCCAGTAACACCTTTAATATCAACTAATTTACTGATAATAGAAGAAGGCTCTTTATTTTCGATAAATGCACAACATGCTATAGCTAAAGAATCTAATCCTTGTTGACCATTTATGGCTGAACGTATTTCTTTAGCCCAACCTCCTTTTATTTTGTTAATGAGAGTATCGGATACGTTTTCACCTTGTTGTTTACCTGTGCTTATCCAGTTTTGAATTTCGCTATTGCTATTAGAGTCCATAGCTTGTTTATTTTTGATGAATAAATTTTCCATGGTTTTACCAGCAGTAACCAAATTAGAACCCGCATTTTGTTCATTCATAGGAAAAGAAGCTAGACGTTTCAAATTAGAACCGTCATCATTAATAGATTGTCGCCAGTTAATATGAGGTTTTTGTTGTTCTTTAGGAACTAACTTCCAATCCATAGCAATACCATTTCCCCAACGTTGTTTAAATTCTCTATCGTTATAGCTAGTATCAGATTTTAATTGTACAGTAGCTAAATCTATGTTAGCTTTTTCAGTTTCATCATGATATCGTTCTACTCTATTTTGCTCTACATATTTATCCATATTATTATAAGCCATTTGGTTATCATCTAATATAGATGCTACATTGGAGCCTAAATCATTCATTAATTCGTATACTTGTCCGTAAATAGGCTCAAATCTAGTGCAAGTTAAACATTGATCTAATTGTATTTCTTGACCTTCTCCAGTACGATTATCTACTAAACATCTTATACATTTATATTTTTCAAAAGATGTCTGTCCTCCGAAGTATTGGCAATTTATAGACATTCTTGAACCAATTCTAAAAAGATAACGATACAAAGTTGCCATCATGTTTTCTAATTTGACAATACGTTTTTCTGCTGTATCTGATACTTTTAATACAGCTTTAGCTACTTCTCTACACTCATTAGGAACAGTAAGTTGATATATTTTAATGTCCGGTTTATGTACCTCTAATTCTTCTATTTTTAAATCTACTGGAAAAGGGTCTTCATTATTAGGCATTTTTCCAGGATTAGGCGTTTTAATCTCTGTATCATAATTAGATGGGTCTAATATGTGTTGACGCTTCTTTATTTCTTCTGAATTACCTAAAGCAGCATTATAATCGATATCACCTATAGCTTCTTTTAGTAAGTCATTGTTAATAGCTACAGATGCATCAGAACCTATTACTTTACCACGTTCTGTTTCTATAGCATTAGCTTCTTCTTTTTCTAATTGCTCTTGTTCTTGCTTTTTCTTTTCTTCTTCAACTTGAAGTTTAGCTAAAGCTTGTCTAGCGGCTTCTCTTTCTTTTGGATCTGAATATATTTGACCGCCAACTATCCAATCGGGATGTTCTTTTTTGGTGGCTTCTAAATCTTCTTGAGCTGCGTTTGATTGTGCCATATTTTTTATATCTCCTTTATTGGTTGAAATATATATATTATTTGATATAATAAAAATGTTAAAGTTACTTTAACTGATATCTATTAAAAGAAAGGTGTGTATTTATTATGTTTAAGATTGATAATCGTTTAATTATTTCTATTAGTACAGTCTTTTCTTAGCTATTCTCTTTTAATATTATGTTCAGCTATTAGATAGACTAAATTATGTACATTGACAATTAAATATTAAGGAGAGAATATCATGTCAGATTTACACCAATACGATATACGTAAATATGATTTCCATACAAAGAAATTTCATTTACTTCTTTTTGTTTATTCATTAATTTTTGGTATAGTTATTGTTGCTCCGCTATATGGACATTTACGCCCAAGTAATCCTTTAGTCGTATTGTCTATAGCTATTGATAGTATAGCTATGTATGGTTCATTAGCTTTATTAATAATAACACCTATATTAAGGAAATTTTTTACATCAAAGTATATAGACAATCTTAAACTGTTTGAATATATAGGTGTTTGCTTAGCAGGTGCTATAGCAATGGCAGTAATATGTTTAGCTTTTGTTGGAACAGTTCTTGGTGGTATTTTGTTATGCTATCTTTTATATAAAAAATGGGATAGAGTAAAAGCTACTGTTATGAATATTGGTTTTGGGCAAGGTATTTGCATATATACAATTTGGATTGTAGGTATTGGATTATTAATACAATTATGTGACGAAATGGATTTTAACTCTGCTATATTTTTATTTCTTATCATTGGTATAATTGGTTTATTTAGACTGCCCAAATACAATCAAAATGCTAAAAAAGCAGCACCTTTTATCTTGTTTATAGTAACATTAGGTATTCTATTTGCTAAGTTAGCATTAGCTTCTTCTGATAATAATGAAGATGGTTCAATAGATGTTACTCCTGATATTGCATCAGTTCCAACTAATGATATAAATTCTTCTATTAATTTAACTGATACTAATATAGCTAATGCTACTCCTATTATTGATAACTCTATTAATAATGTCGATAATATAATAAATAATACTTCTATAGCCTCTTCGATTAATAGTAATGATATTAATAATAACGTAGACTTTAATACGCCAACTCAAGATAGTACTTCTACTATTAATGTAACAAGTGCTGATTTTACAAACCAAACTTCTATTAACACAGATACTGGTGTTATTACAGGTTCAGAAAATCAAACTATCGGTTCTGTAGAACAGAGTGGAAATAATACTATTATTAAGGATAATATGGGAGACACCGTATCAACTAAAGACAACAATACAGGTCTTATTTATGATGAACAAGGTAAACCTCAAGGTATTATAGATGATAACGGTAATATTAAAACTTACTATGATACTAATACCGGTGAAACCAAAATAGTTGACGGCGAAACTATTTATAACAACGAAGGCAAAATAGAAGGACGTATTCAAAAGAAATAATTTATTATTAGGACACTCATTATTTGAGTGTCCTCTTCATTTTTAATAGTTTGTAATGATAATTTCCTGTCCTTTTCTATTTGTAGCATCAGAATTAATCATACGTTTTACATTAACGACTTCTTTATTAAAATCTTTATATAATTCGTTAATTAGTTCTGTGTTATGATTAGTTAACATACAATAGCAGCCTTTATTAGTTAACTCTTGAAATACTTTAGCTAAACGTTTATGATCTTCAAGACTAAAACCATTTTGAGTATAACTATCGAAAGATGTATCGTTTAATGGTGCATATGGACTGTCTAAAAATATAAAATCTCCTTTTTGAGCTTTTTTACAAGCATATTCAAAATCTCCTTGCTTAATATCTATATATGCATCATCTAAAAAAGATGATATAGCAAATATATTATCTCTATTAAAAGAAGATTTTATACTATTATTATAAGGTACATTAAATAATCCTTTGCTATTAACTCTATATAAACCATTAAAACAATGTTTGTTAAGGAATATAAACCATGCTGCAAATTCTATACTATATTTCTCACTATTTATTATACTATTATACTGGTTTCTTACTTCATAATAAAATTCTTTTCCACCATCAACGATTTGTTTATCTAAAACATCGAGAATATTACATAATTCTCTAGGGAATACTCGAATAATTTTATACGTATAAATAAGTGCTTTATTAATATCATTAATTATAGCTTTATTAGGCTGTAATTCAAATAAAACAGCACCGCCGCCAACAAAAGGTTCTATATATCTATTATAGTTTTTAGGTAATTTTTCTTTTATCTTAGGTAAAAGTTGTGTTTTACCTCCAGCCCATTTAATAAATGGAATTATAGCGCTCACTTCTTTCTGATAAAAATATAAATATTCTGTTATTTTTCTTTGCTATCATTTTCAGCTTGTTTCTGATAAGACATGTCTAATACCCATTGAGGTACAGTATCAGATACAGTAACAAAATCTGGATATATAGGTTCACAAAATGTTTTATTATCAGGAAGTTTTATTATAGTAACAGTTTTACCATGTTCTATATAACGAAAACCGCCATCAGAAGCTTTGGCAGAACCTGAACTATAACCGCTGCTACCAGAATATGTATTTTCAACTTTTATCCCTTTACCTTGTTTTTGATAAGCTTCTTGAGCTGCGGCAATACGTTGTTCATGAACATGTTCATTCTCTCCAGGTCTTTCAAATTTATCACAGCATATAATTGTTTGTTGTGACAAATCATCAGGATATTGTATCATTTCAGCATATGCGCTATGCTCTGGACCGTCTATTTCAGACCAAAGATAATCTAATTGAACATCTAAATCTGTAATAGCTTTTCCTTGTTGTGAAGCTAAATTTTGTAAAGCATCTTTACGATCACTCAGCCACTGACATATTCCTGTAGCTCCAATACCATTAACTGCTGCTGGATTATATTTAGATTCTTGCCAAATATTACCCATAAAAGCTGCGGTAGAAATAGAACTAAGTCCTTTCCCCATTAAATAATCCCATATTCTACCAGGATAATCATCAGGACCAGTAGCAACTTTATCTATATTTTGTTTAGTATCTGCCATTATTTATTAGCCTCTCTTTCGTTATTCTGTGAATCTTTACCAAATACAGGTTCATCTAATATAGTAGCTGTTAAATATTCTTGTTCAGCTTTCTTTAATTGGTCTTGATACTCTTTTTGACTTTGAGCATTGTTTAAAATAGTATAATCGAAAGTATCTCGTTTGCGTTGTTCTTTTAAGTTTTTATAATAATTAGCACTAATAATTTTACCTGTTTGGTCATCTTCATAATAAAAGTCTCCATACATCATAACTTCTCCAGAAGCATCACAAACAAGAAACTCATTAAAACGACGTATTCTTTTCAAAAATAACATTATGTATAATCACTTCTTATATGTAAAATTTATATTTTGGTTGGCTCTTTTTCTTTCTTTTCGCCAACCAAAATATATTAATATAACTGTATTTTGCTTTTATAGCCAATTTTAAACATAAAACGTTCCCACAAAAACTTATTTTGTAAGATTTTAAACTAATAGCAATTACAGTGTTTGTGTTAGCCTCTACTCCAATAGTAACATATATATCATTAGTAGTAATAACGATAAAACAATACATATCTATATTTAATCCATCTTGATGAACTGGACCAATAACTTTAATAAATTTTACTTTTCCTGTATCAACATATAATTTTTTTAGGGTTTGCGATAAATAACGTCGTTTAGCTCTTTCCCATGATGAAGCACTTAGATTTATCCATTTTTCATAAGCCATTGGTTGCATAGAAATAATATCAATATAAGTATTAACTATTTGATATAGTATAGTTTTACATTCATAAAAGTCTATTAGTTTCATAGAACACCTTTTGTTCTCTATTTAATATTAAAGATATAGACCAACATCTATTATATATAGTCTTTAATAAAAAAGTAAGTGTTGAATGTTTATTATATTGAATGTTTATTAAGTAACTATTTTTATACCAGTCATCATATGGAGTTATATATGATACTTGTATAGGATATTGATTTTGAAATAATTCTGTAATGATTTGTTTTATATCATTATTTGTAAACGATACTTGTCCACCTTTATAAAAAGTTATAAAGTTATCTTTATAGCAATAGCCGTCATATTTTGTATATTTCATACGCACGTTTAATTCGTATGCTAATTCTGTTTTCATATAATATAAGATTTTATAAAATTCAACTAATTTCATATTTTTTATCCTTATTAAGACATCCATCTAGAAAAGAAATATAAGGAAGATGTTCATTATTGTATATGGTAAGTTCAAAATGAAATATAAACGATTTATTTTTAATAGATAATATATATATACTATTATAATATTCTTTATCAAATGGTCGTATTTCAATATCATATCTATTTCCAAATAGTTGCATGATTATTTCATGAATTGTTTTTGACTTTGAATCTATTGTTAGTACCTTTCTTCTAATTGGGGAGATATAGCTAAAAATTAAACTAGGGGCTATTACTTGCATTTTATAAAGTATATCGTAGACTTCTAATAGCTTCAAAAATCAATCATCTCAATTTCCTTTTTAATAGTAATATCATTTTGTTTTGCTATTATAGTATATCTCTGTTTTCCGCTAATTACACATTTAATAGCAGTAAATTTTTTAGTTTTAACATATTCGTTTCGTAAAGCTTTATTAATTTGAGTTAAACAAGCTTTTCCAAATATATGTTCACATTGATAAAGAATACTACTAACATCATTTAAACTAGATTTGGTACGATAATAATCTATTAACTTCATAACTTATCTTCTACTTTCTGATTAGTATCATTAACAATAGTAATAGTAGTACATTTTTTAGATTTATATTTCTCATAGCAACATATACAGATTTCGTATACTATACCTATAATAAATAAAACAATATATAGTATTGTAATTAAAACCATTATAGCTATAGGAACTACAAATAGACCACCTATTAAACCGGAAATAATAGCAATACAATATAAAAACAAATCTAATGGCGACAAAATTTTCACTCCTTTATAAGTAAAATAGTGTGGCGGATTAAACCGCCACTTTTAACAAAGGTTAAATAACTGAGTAGTACAAGATAAAGAATCGGTCATATTATATTGAATATCGTTTTGAGTCTTATTGGGTTTAGATGCGTTATTAAAGTTAAATAACAAATATTGTAAAGGTTTAACCTTAACTTGCTTATCAACGTTCTTTTCTTTAGTGTTTTTAACAGATATCTTTTTAAAGACTTGTATATCTACGCTATCTTTAATGCCTTCTGTAACAGAAGACGCTATTTGCGTAAAAATGTCTTCATTGTTAGATAAAGCGTTTAAACCTTCTTCAGAAAACTTACCTTCTATTGCCATAGCAGCTTGAAGTTTAGTAGCCATTAAAGATAAAGCTTGTTCTTGAATAGTACCTTTATAATATAAGAAATATACTTCTACATCTTTATTTTGAGACAATCTCCAACTTCTTCTACTAGCTTGACGCATAGTATATAAGTTATAACCCATTTGATAATATATAATAGTAGTAAAGTCTAATAAATCTAACCCTGTTTCTATCAACGTAGGATTACATAACAAAACATCAATACCATTTTTTAATTGAGTGTGAATCCATTCTTCACGTTCAGATGCCTTTATATTAGCTTTTAAAACTGTAGATTTAATTCCATGTTCTTTTAATAATTTTGGTAATCTATTAGCTAAATCAGTTCTATTAGTCCAATGATAATAAACTAATACTTTTTCTCCTGCTTCAACTTTAGATTGCACTAGTTTTAAAAACGTATCTTCTTTGTTCCTATAACGTTGTTCTAAAGTATCTGGAGTTGCGATAATCTCACCTGTATCTGGATGAATAATATCTGCTTGATTATAAGGTTGATCTGGATATACGGATAAAGTAGTAATAATTTGACCCATAGTTTTAACACTTTTGCGCCAATTTCCCATATTTTCACGTATATCTTTTTCAAGTTTATTATAAGACGCACTTAATTCTTCATCCATATCTACAGCTATAGGGATTTCAGTATAACCTGGTAATCCTGTACTGATATCCTCTTGATTAATGAAAGCTGCGTTTTCTAATAAAAACTTAGTAAATACTAATGGAGATACGCCGGGTAAAGTTTTAATTCTAGTTGTGCCAATTTTATTTTTTTGAATACCAGATTCCCATCTATAGTTTGAAGTTTTCTTCACGACGCCATATTCTTGAGTAAACTTATTTTCATTGTTGTATTCAAAACCTTCTTTTTTCATAGTTTGTGCGAACGTTCTATATAAAATATAAAAAATACCGGACGCGTATCCATTTAACAGAGTTCCTGTTAAACCTATAACTTTACGAGCTACCGATGCTAAATCGCCAAACGCTTCACCTTGAGCACTATCTCCAGCTTTTAACTGATGCATTTCATCAAATACTACATAATCAATATGATGCTTTAAATAACGATGAATATATTTAGCAATAGAATATTTACGAGGAGAACGCTGAATAGGGAACGTGCCAACTTCCATCATCCCAACAACATTAAACAAAGCAGAATATAAACTAGATTCTTCTTTAGTAAGTTTTCTTTTATTAGAAAGCTCATAATAAACTTTAGAAATATGTTGTTTTTCTATCCAGCCTTGCTTGCCTAGTTTAATCCAATCTGAAATATCATGCTCATTTGTCTTAATAAAAGGCTCCCATAACTTACAATTACAGTCAACTTTCTCGTTTTTATTTTTTTCAGTATTCCATTTTTGAACTGTATTCATACATTTACGATTACTTGCAGTTTGTTTAAGAAAAGCAGTCTCTTTCATAAAGTGCTGAATAGGACGCTTATTTCTTCCTCTACCTTCCCAAGTTAATGTATATAGTGGTTGATGACAAGAAGGGCAAACGTAGCAATGCTTTCTTTTAGACCAAACAGCAGCAGGTCGTTCTTCATAGCTTAGTTTAGCTGTTTCTTTAGAAATGATAAGCCAAATATGTCTATTACGTTTATTAGATTTTAATTTGGGCATTAAGCTTAATAATGTACTGATACTGTCTACGATATATACTTCTGATAAAGGAGCTAAAGTAGAGATTTCATATTTCCATTTATAAACTAAATGACTAGGACACATTACTATATTAAGACATTTCTTTTTATGTTTACTATTAACTAGTATAGAACCTATTGCGAGCGCCGTCTTACCGACTCCGCACTCCCCGATTATAAATGACGACTTTTGATTATCTAAACAGTTGCTTATAGACTGAATGACATCTTTTTGTGCAGGATATAGTTTAATATTACGACTATACTCAACATAGTTAGCATAATTTATAAGTTCTTTACTATACTTATCTTTATTAGGAGTAAATCTAGGAGTGAATCCTTTTTGAATACGATCAGCTAATACTTCAGAATAAGTATTAAGATAGCCGTCTAAACCTTCAATAGCTTGCATAGGTTCTGATGCTAAGTTTGTTCCATTAATAGAAATAACTTTAGTTTTTAATCCAGTAGATATTAAATTTATTAAATAATCTACAGGACAGCAGATAGTATAGCCAATTAGCTTTTTATCATTATTATCATCATCAGAAGATAAGATATTCATAGTATACATATATCTATTTCTTATTAAAGAATTAATAATATAGTTAATCCATTCTTTTAAAATAGGGATAGATGAGTTCTTGTATAATTTATAATATACAGCATCTTTTAGTTCCTCACTAAAATTATAGTCGTCTTCAATTCCGTTATAGATATTATCCATTATTTCACTAAATTCATCATGAGAATCTACATCTACCTCTCTAAAGATAAATAGAATTAATTTCTTTTGCCCAATATCTTCAATCATTCTATCTTTCTTATAGATAATAGTATGATAAAAATCTGAATTAGGTATCTTAGTAGAAATTACATGATAAGAGTTTGGCGTAGTTTTATACCATGAACAATTACATCTGATTTCTACTTTCTTATTAATAAGCTTAATGATTTCTTTTGTTGCCGTTGAATAAGTAAATAAGGAAGCATAACATACTCCCTCATTAAAATATCTATCCGTAGCGGCAACGTTCATACGAATATCATTAATATCTCCTATTCTCATAGTATAGCTCATTTTATGCTTCCTTTCAACTTCAAATAAAATATTCTGACAATTTGTTTATGCTAGTTTCTTATAAGTACCGTCTGGTAAAAAAGCGTTTATTTCTACTCTATTGGTTGTAGTTTCATTAACTTCTATTGAATTACTTTCTGCCCTAATCTCATTATCACTATCTATTTTACGGACAACACGTCCTTTTACGGCATGATAAAATCCATTGCCTTCATCAACAACTCCATCTAAGAAGCCTGAAGTGAGAACAAGACCTATTTGTCCTACGTTAAATGGCAATAGTGGATGCTTTTCTTGATTCAAATCATCAATATTTTGTTCTTTCCAAAATTTAGAGGTGCTATTAGATTGTCTATAAAATTCATTCAGTTCTTCATCATCAATAATTGAACCTCTGAATTGTTTAATATCTAAAATTCCTTTAGGGAAGGTAATCTTTTGTAGGTTTTCAATATTAGTTATATCTTCAATATTATCATAAATATGACGTAAGTATTCATAAACAGAAGAATCAACTTCTTTATTATTAGATTTACGAGTTCCTACAAAATAACAAATATCATTTGTACAACTATTCCAATCTATTGTAGTTCTAAATAGTTGTACATTAGTAAAGTTTTTAGCTAATAAGATGCAAATATCTTTATAATATCGAAATATAGGTAATCCTAAGACAAAAGTTCCACCAACTCTTAAATATTGAATACTTTTTTGAATAAAATCTCTTTCTTTTTTAGGTATTAAATTAGAATAGTTTTTATTATATTCAATTTGAGGAATTGTAAAAACTATATCAAATACATCATGACTAATGAAAGACCCTTTTAAAGGTCCATATATTAACCTAGTAAAGTTCTCTTTATATCTTCTTTCAATAACTTGATTACAATCTATTCCGTATACATTAATATTATCAATATCGTGTTCACTATAATAAGAACTTTTAATTTGATAGATATCTTCTCCTCCATGAGTAATAACGTTTAATAAGTTAAGATTACGTTCAGACGGTGCATCTATAGCTTTACAGATTAAACTTGCTGCTTTTTCTGTAAGATACCAGTCTTCATTGTTATACGTACTAAAGTTACCAAAATCGTATAAATCAGGTCTCTCAAAAAATTCATCAGGAACTTCTTTAAAAAGCTCAGTAATAATCGATATAGCATCAATACATTCCTCCAATGTTTTAGCGTTATTGATAGACATTTTTAAAACAGATAATACTGCGTATGCAGAATTAATAACGCTCTTATCTCTAAAACGAGAACTTTGTAAATTTTTAAGTTCTTCTAAAGCATTTTTAAAATCAATATAGCAATCTTTTATATTATTAACTGTATTTGTTAAATTAAAGTCATCTTTTTGTTTTTGTTGCTGTTTTTCTAATGTTTTCTTAATAGAATTAAAACGAGAGATGCTATCTTTTAAAGTAAACATTGCAAGAAGCATTTGTATATACAACCTCCTTTAAGCTATCTTTTCTATAGTTTGAAGATAACAACTATCTTCAGTATTTTTAATAGCAACTATTCTATACTTGTTCTTCTTTCTAATGCCGTTTATTATCTTAGACTGTCTTTCATATATTTTAGACAAAGCGATACATTGAATGTCTCCGTTACTTGTTATTAAGCTAAGAGTACCTGGATTTTGTGCCTTAGGTTTAGTAACTTTTCTGACAAAAACCTCACCTGTAAATGTCTGCATATCTTTTATTTTATTCCAATTAAGAGACTTCATATTGTTTTCAGGAGTGTTTATAAATATAGCTCCGCCACATAATATATCTTCTATTGTAGCTGATATATTATCATCTTGTAATATGCTTATATCATATAACTTATTAGATATTTTGAATTCAGGTTCTTTAGAATAATATTTAAACATATCTAGTCTAGAATTAAACTCTTTATTTCTAATAAAACAATCAAAGATACCGCCTACTATAGAAGTAATCATAGCATTTTTATTAAATGAACGAGCTTGTACTTTATCTTGTAACTCTTTAAATGAAATAAACGGTCGCAATTCTTTTATGTGTTTAAATGCTTTTTCACCTATTCCTTTAATAGCGCACATTCCTATACGTATCTTATCATCTTCTACAGTAAATTCCCAATTAGATTTATTAATATCTGCCGGTAAGAACTTTATATTAAGATATCTACATTCTTGAACAATATCTTTATAAGTATCTTTATCTTGTTTAAGATATGCACTAGTTAATAGGTTCTTCATATATTGTAATGGATAATGATATTTAAGCCATGCGGAACAATAACTTAATAAAGCATAAGACACAGCATGAGATTTATTAAAAGAATATAAAGCAGATTTCTCTAGTAAATCAAAGATATGTTCAGCCGTTTTAATATCTATATTGCGTACTAAAGCTTTATTAATAAATTCTTCCTTATATTGCTTAACTTCAGTTGTCTTTTTCTTTGCGCAAATCTTATTAAACTTATATCCGTCTGATAAAGAAAAACCAAAGTTTACAAATACTTTCATAATTTGTTCTTGAAATATAGGAATACCAAAGGTATCTTTAGTAGCACTATTATATTCTTCACATAAGTATTGAGGTTGTGCTTTTCCTTCTAGTATCTGCATATATTGTTCATCTAATTTAGTAGAAATACATGGTCCTCTAACTAAGGCTAAACATGTAGCCAATTCTTCTATTGTTTTAGGTTTCAATCGACACATTCTATCCTTATAAGTTTTACTGGCAATCTGAAATATACCTGTAGTGTGTTTAGAACCTATCATGTTCCACACAACTTCATCTTTAAATAGAGTTTCATCTTCATAGTTAAACTGGACTCCAATATCTTTTTCAGTAGCACTAACTGTATCTAAATAAGCTAATGCCAGCATATCGAACTTAACAAAAGATTTTTCAGCATCATGTAAGTCTAAAGATGTAGCCAGAATTCCTTCTTTATTAGGTTTTATTAAAGGAATTTTATCATTTAAAGATATCGGACTAATTAAAATACCTGCTGCATGTATTCCATAAGAAGAAGGTAATCCTTCTATTTTTTCTGCTAAATCGAATATATCCTTATATTGTATAGACAATTCTTGTAGTTTATCAGAAACCGAAATAGAAGTTTTAATATCTAAATCAGTTGTTTTTTCACCGTCATCACCATAATAAACAGTAGGAATAAGTTTAGCTATATAATCACCTATTTTAGGTTCATATCCTAATACTCTGGCGGCGTCTCTAATAGCTCCTTTGGCTTTTCTAATATGAAAGGTACTAACTAAAGCACAGTTGTTATAGCCATACTTATTAACAGCATATCTAAACATATCATCTCTGTAAGCTGGTTGAAAATCAATATCTATATCTGGAACGGCAGCTCTTTGAGGGTCTAAGAATCTTTCAAACATTAGTCTATATTTAATAGGGTCTGCTTTAGATATACCTAATAAATAACTAACTAGACTACCAGCAGCACTCCCTCTACCAGGTCCTACTGCTATATTATGTTGTTTAGCCCATTGTATATAATCTGCTACTATAAGAAAATATCCACAAAAGCCTAATTGCTTTATAACTTGCAACTCTCTATTTAGTTCATTGATATATTTGCTAGGCTCTTTCTTATTCTGAATTATCTTTTCTAAATTAGAATAACATAAATCGTATAATATGTCTTCTTCAGACTTATTTTGTTGACCATTGTCAAAATTTATATTGTATTTAGGCATATGTAATGTAGAAGATAGTTCAACATTACACTTTTCAGCTATAATAGCGGTATTTTTAATTGCTTCTTCTCGAATATCATCACTAATACAGGGGAAGTTGTTATATAATGTACCATTTTGCATAAACCAATAACAAGTATCTGGATATACAAATTCATCTTTATTAATAGCACTCTTTCTTCCTAATAAAACATGAGCATTATGTGCAACTGCATCTTCTTTATTAAGATAATGAATATCATTAGTTGCTACTATAGGAGTATTTGTAAGATGAGATAACTTTATTATATCATTATTTACCTTGATTTGACTATCAAAATGTCCAGGCTGAATCTCTAAATAAAATTCATCTAAGCAATCCGTATATTCATTAAGAATAGCCGCTGCTTTAATCATATCATTTTTTAATATAGCTTGAGGTATTCTGCCAGCAATACATGCTGATAAGCCTATTAATCCTTTGCCATATTCTTTTAATAGATTTATATCTATTCTAGGTTTATAGTAGAAACCATCAGTAGCAGCTATATTATGCAGCTTTATTAAATTTTTAAAACCTTCCTGATTTTTAGCTAATAAAACAAGGTGATATCGTTCATTATGCTCTTTATCTTTAATAGAGATATCAGATGCTTCGTAAGCTTCCATACCGATAATAGGCTTTATGTTATTTTTAATACATTCATCTGCAAAAGCATATATAGCAGATAAGCTTCCGTGGTCTGTTACAGCTAATGCATTAAGACCATACTCTTTACCTCTAGCTACATAATCTTTTATTTTTAATATAGAATCTCCTATACTGCCTTGAGCTAAATGTACGTGTAACGGATAATATTTAGATAAAATAATAATCACCTTCTTTGTTATAAAAAAATAGGACGACAAATTATGTCGTCCTATTTACTGTAATAGTGTTTCCTTATATTCTGTATTGATGAAGATAATAGACCTACGTCCAAATTCATCATAAGTTTCCCATCTATTTTTATAGATAGGTTTACCGTTTCTTGTTCGTACATATTGAGAGTATTCTATTTTTGGCGGTCCAAATAACTGAACAGCTTCTTCATATCCTAAGATATCTTTATACCAAATAATAAAACCACACGGATTTCCATTTGTATCATATTCTTCAAATCTTCTAATATGTTCATCGACGTAAGCCATAATATCATCATCTTCCTTTCTTTAGAATTCTTCTTGTCTTTCTAGTTCGTGATATTTTTTACATAAGTTTATTATTGTTTCTAATAAATATTCTGGATGTCTTACTTGTATATGACATTCAGAAATTAAAGCTTCGTCTATTCTTTTTATAGCTTCTTCTTCAAAAGCTTTTAATATAGATGGATACATAGATATATTACCTCAAATCTAATTGTATTAATATTTATCTTTAAATATCGTATTGAGCAGCCAAAGATAAGATTAAAAGGTATCAGTAGTTTATAAATCTGAAGGCAGTATGTTAATAAAAAAAAGAAGAACTATATTATAATATAGTTCTTCTTAAAACTGGATTATATTTAATTATAGTTATCTAAATCGATTTTTACTAAACCAATGAAAGAATTTGAATCACATTTAATATCTTTAGGGTTTGACATTGGCGGAATATCTTTATTTTGTTCTTTCATACATAATAATGTTAAAACTAAAACATCTTCTGCCATTTCATAAGCTTCTAATAATGTCTCTCCAAAAGTATAACATCCTTCTAAGTTAGGAAAATCTACCAAGTAAACTCCATTAGAATAATCTAGATCGTTAATATCAAATGTAAATACTGCTGGAAAAATATATTTACTCATATATATTAACTCTCTTTCTTATTATAGATGACGTGAATCTATTTTAAGCATACATAATGCTAAGTTATGAATACAATAACCAATATTACCACCTGGATAACATGTGATACTCAATGAATTATCTTCGTTTTTAATGATATCATATAATTTTATAGTAGCTATATCTTTTTCTGTTAAAGTTTTATTATCTTGTAACATTCTTATAGTCCAACCATCATCAGTAATAGTACAGCTTCCATCTTCGTTTTTTATGACATAGATATCTAAATAATCATTATAACTATCTAAGTATGGTAGAGATATTCTATATATAGACTTTTTATTTGATGTTATTGTTTGTATAGTTAATTCATTTAGATAATCTAAATAAGCTTTTTTAAAATCATTATCATTCATATATATTTTATACCTCTTTTCTGTTTGATTAACAATAAAATTATATAAAATATGCATCATTTTATATATAAGCTGTTATCGCTGAAAATATTCATCAACTGGTATACCGTTAATTCTAGCAATACCATCTTTAGATCGTTTAAAAGGAATACCAGCTTCTTTAAAACATTTTAATAAAATCTTTAAATCTTTCTTTTTATCAATATCAATCATAAATAACCTCATTAATAAATAAGAGCATTAAGCATATATCTATTATATACTCAATGCTCTTACTGTGCTTAATTAATTATTATCTGTATCATTAGTATTTGTAGGCATCTTAGGCATTAATCTGGTAGATTCAGTAATAGGTATACCTGCTTCTGTAGGAATGTATATAACTTGGTCTTTAGATTCTTTAAGTGCTTCTATCCACAAGTAATGAATATATTCATCTTGCCCCTTAAGAGAATCTGCAACGATTTTATTTGCTTCAGCAAGACCTTTAGCTCTTTCTACTTCAGCAGCCGCAAGCATTTCTGCTGCTTCTTTCTTTGCTCTAGCTTCTGCAATAGCAATTTGTCTATCTTGTTCAGCTTTAGCTAAAGCAGCTTTTCCATCTTGTTCTGCTGAGAAAACTTTCCAATATTGAAAACCATATACTACTCCGCCGATTCCAACTATAACGACAATAGCAATACAAATTCCAATAATAATATTTAAAAGATTATTATTTATTTTAGGTTTTCTATTATTATCCCACATGTTTTTCTCCTGCATCATGTTTTACTCTATCATGTTCTTCTGCTTGTTTAGCGTTATTCCATCTATCCATAGTTCCTACTAAATATCCGGTAATGCGTCTAATACGTTCAAATTTTGGAGTTTTAATATCATAATCAATATCTACATCATCTCCATTTAGAGATAGTTTAACAGATGTAATGTTATCTAAAGAACCTTCTTTTTCTTTTAAAACAGCAATGTATGCATCTCGTTCTTTCTTACTCATATTAAAATTAGAAGTAATTTTCATATATTATACTTAAACCTCGCTTTTATCTCTTTTAATAGATATCTTTTTATGTTCAATTTCTTTACGATGACAATGCGGACATTCGTTTTCTATAATACCTGTGTACCCACATATAGGGTCTCTATCTACAGGATGATTAATAGAAAAATAACCCATATTAGCATCATGCATAGCTCTAACTAGAGCTTCAAATGCTTTTAAATTTTTAGTTGGGTCGCCATCCATTTCAATATAGCTAATATGTCCAGCATTGGTTAAGGCATGATACGGAGCTTCTATTTGTATCTTTTTAAATGCGTTAATAGGATAATATACAGGAACATGAAAAGAGTTAGTCATATATTCTCTATCAGTTACACCTTCAATAATGCCGTAAGCTTTTTGGTTAGCTCGCTGAAATGTTCCCGCCGTACTTTCTGCTGGAGTAGCAAAAGCTGTCCAGTTTATATGTTCCTTTTCAGTATACTCATCAGTACGCTGTCTTAAATGTTCAACTATCTTCAATCCTAACTCTTGAGAAGTAGCATCTTCTCCATGATGTTTACCGGTAAGATATTTTAAACATTCTGCTAAACCACAAAATCCTATTGAATAAGAAGCATGTTTTAATACTTCTTTAATTGTATCAGTAGGTTTTAGTTTATCAGAATCTAGCCAAACATGCTGTCCCATTAGAAATGGAAAGTTATAAACATGTTTATTTTCAATAACGCTTAATCTATGAAGCAAATAATCGTGAGACAGTTCAATATATTTATCAAATAGTTGAAAGAATGTTTCTATATCTTTATTAGATTCTATAGCTAATTTAGGTAAGTTAATAGTAACAAAGCTAAAATTGCCTCTACTACCACTTATTTCTGGACCGTTAATATTACCCATTACTCTTGTTCTACAACCCATTGTAGCAACATAGCTATTATAATCATTAGGTTTATAATATTTAAGATTATATGGTGCATCTAATGATTCAAAATTAGGGAACAATCTCTTAGCAGATACTTTCATAGCTAACTTAAATAAATCATAATTAGCGTCTTCAGGATTATAGTTAACGCCAGTTTTTAATACGAAAATAGATATAGGAAAGATTGGAGTTTCTCCATTACCTAACCCAGCATTAATAGCATTTAATGTTTCTCTAATAACTAGCCTACCTTCTGGAGACGTGTCCATACCATAATTAAGAGAACTAAACGGAGTTTGAGAACCAGCTCTTGAATGTAGACTATTAAAGTTATGAATAGCAGCTTCCATTGCTTGATGAGTTTCTTCTTTAACTTCTTTACAAGCTAACTTATAAATAGTTTTAGCTATATCATAAACTTCGTCTTTTGGTATATTTGAATGTTTAATATATAAAGCTGATGTTGCCAATAAAAATTCTGTTAAATGTCGTATAACTCTTTCTTGTTCTGATATGCTTTCAAAATAACGTACTTCTGACCAATCTATCATTGAGATAAGATTATCTACGCCTTCATTATTTAATGCTGTTGTTAATAAATAAGGATTATATTTAGCTGCTATTTTAATTTGTTTTGTAACAGCTCTTTTAAAAGACTTTCTTACGCCTTCCGCCATAGCGTAATCCCAAGCATTTATGGACTGTCCACCGAGCATATCGTTCTGGTTTGACTGTATAGCTATACAAGCAAGTGAGGCATAAGAACGTATAGATTGCGGTTCTCTTAAAAATCCATGACCAGTAGAAAAACCGCCATGAAATAATTTAAGTAAGTCTATTTGACAACAATTAAAAGTAATAGCTGAAAAGTCTTTATCATGGATATGAATCCAATTTTCTTTATCAGCTTTTACGAATTCTGGCGGAATTAAATAGTTATCAACAAAATACTTAGAACCTTCTGTACCTAATTTAAGCATAATACCCATAGGAGCATCAGTATTGATATTGGCATTATCTCTTTTTAAATCTATATCAATAGCATCTGAAAAGAAGATATCTTTATATGTTTCCATTAAATAGTTTTTAGCTTCTCTATACTCTTTATGTTTTTGTCGATAAAGAATATAAGCCTTAGCTATTTCATACTGTTTATTTTCCATTAAAGCTTTTTCAACAATATCTTGTATTTCTTCTACAGTAACACAAGATTTATCTAGTTCCTCTTCGATGTCTATAATGATTTGATTGATATCATTATCAGATATTTGATAAGGCTTATCTACATCATTATTAGCTCCATTAATGGCGTTAAAAATCTTTTGTTTCTCATATGGAACTGTTTTCCCAGACCTTTTTATTACAGTAGTAATCTTCATTTTAATAACAAATCCTTTAGTTTGTTTTGTTTGGATAAAACAAAAAGATAGTCGATGATATAACGAGACCACGATTCAAATTTATAATATTTATCATATAACTCTTTTATATCCATCCAACTACCTTTCATTTTATCTTTTTCTTTAATAGAAACTCTATTATTAGTCGTAACGGCAAAAACAAATCCTAAGTGTTCTTTTGTTTCAGATTGTAAATCTCTAACTGTTCCTAAGTAATTTAATTTATATATTGTTTTTATATTAACTTCTTCTTCTAGTTCTCTTATTGCTGCATTTATTATTAAAGATTTATCTTTACCAGAACTGTCTATAGGATTTATATGTCCGCCAAAACCTAAACTATATACATTATTTAATCGAGAATCTCCCTTTTTACGATAAGCAGTATATAGCTTACTCATATCTTTATTAAAGATAATAGTATAAGGAATTAGCTGTTGTATAGAAACATTACCTTCTGCATCATTACGGCTAACAAATAGTCCTCCAGTTTCTATTTCGTTAAAATATTTTATATACTGATTAGTATTGCTACTAATTCGCATACTAAATTTATCAGAAAACATTTGAACTCTATCAAATGGAACAACAAATACTTGTTCATTTCTACAAAGCTCTTCTTGTTTCTTCTTATTGTTAAAATATTCAAACATATTTAATTGATTGTGTCTGGAAAACTACATTATCACATAGTTTTCCAGACAAATAACACTTATATTTACATAAAAAATTTAATTATTAACAACTTCTTTTAAATGACTATATGGTCTAAAAACAGGCATCATTCGTTTTGGGATGTATATTTCTGCCTTTGTATCAGGCATAATAACTCTACGAGCTGCTCGTTCTTTTACCTCAAAGCATCCAAAATCGGCAACTTGAATTTTGTCGCCTTCTTCTAAACTATCAGTAATAGCGTCAAAAAGAGCATCTACTACTCTTTTTACCTTTGTTTTTGGCATATCTGCATAATCAGCAGTTAAAGCAATTAACTCTGTTTTGTTCATTCAATAATGAACCTCCTATTTATTTATAATATAGTAGGACTATCTTTCTCATAGCAATCTGGACACAGCTTACGCCCAGATAATGTTTCTGTTATGTCGTACTCATAAAAATATCTATGGCAGCTATCACATTTTATCTTATTAGTTGAAGATAAAGTTTCTTTATTGTTAGAATTAGAACTTGTATCTTCGCTATATAACATACTATTTACTTTATCTTTTAAAGATGATACTTTTTCTATAGATATATTATCACTATTAGAGATACTTCTACTATTTTCTTGATAAAATGTACATCTATTAATTTCTAGCGATATAGCAAAAGAATATTGATTTAAGTAATCATAGATTTTACAAATAGGTTGTTGCTTACATGTATTACACTTCATATTACTTTATTTATACCAAACCTTTCTATTAAAAAGTTATTGAACATTATTTGTTCCTGAACAGTTTGTACGCTATCTTTGACTTTAAGTATGCTTGGAAGTATTTCCATTCGTAGTTCATTTAACTTAGACTCAAAATATAATGTAGTATCTTTAAGTATATACTGCCAATACAAAATAGTATGCAATCGTATATATTCTTTTAAATTGCATTTCTCTTTATTAGCCAAATCAGCTAAATCATATCCTGTAGGAAGAATACAAACTTTAGAATATATCCCAGATTGAGCTAACAAACTAATCGCTTTTAAAGTAGCTTTTTGTCCAGCATTGTCGGCATCAAGACAAAATATAGGAGTTTTATTATACTTCTTTATTTTGTCTACATGTTCTTGAGTAAACGATGTTCCTAATGTAGCTATTACGTTTTGAACTTTATATTTATGACTCAATATAACATCGAATACACCTTCAGTAATGATTACATCTGAATATTCATCTGTTATTAGATGTTCTCCGTAGAAATAAGAACTTTTTCGAAAGACTTCTGAACATTTAGAGTTATAATATTTAGGTTGAATACTATCTTTACTCCAATTCCAAAGACGACCGGAAAATCCAATTACGTTCTTATCTCTATTAAATAAAGGAAACATGATTCGATATCCATAATGCCAATCGCAAGCGCCTATTTTCCATTGTTGTAGGTCTTGCTTATCTAATCCACGATAACAAAGATACTGCTTTATTTGAGTTGTAAGATTAGATTGATAACATATAGAGTTTCTATTAAGTCTTTTAATAATAGCTATATTTTTATTAGAAAATGCAGGTATAGATAAATTCAATTTACTAGCTAATACTTTTATAGCTTCAGGAAATGTTAATACGTGCTTTGAACCTTTGTAATCAGACATCCACTGAAGAAAAGCGAAACAATCAGTGCCATAATTCTTATAACGACTGTTTAAATCTTTTTTACCATTATGACAGCCCATACATGCCCAGCTCCAGTTTTTTGTAGTTTTATTATACCAAATCCTAAAAGATGCAGTTCTATCATTATGATCTGGATGAGGACAATGGGCTGCCCATACATTGGTTCCAATAGGTTTTACTTCACAATATTCTTTAATTAATTCTAGCAAATTAATAGAAGCTTTAATTTGTTGACTTAAATTAGACATATTAATCTATCTACCTGTATTTCTAATATTAGCATAATTCAGATATTTTCGCAATATTCAGTTTTATTATTTTACAACAAATTTCTTATCTTGTTTAGTTAAAGTAATACCAGGAACTTCTACACCATCAATATAGAACTTATCATCTTTAATCGTCCCAGCTTTTTTCAAAGCTTCTTTATTGATAGTCGTAGTTTCTTTTAAATAATCACTAACATTAACTTGTTTTAACCAATACAAAACTTCTTCATCGTTGTAGTTAAATTTTACCGGTGGAGTTCTAAAACCGATTGTACCTTCTATTAATTTAAGAGATTTTTTATTAGAACCTTCTAATTGGTGCTCAGCATACTGTTGTAGTAATGTTTCATAATACTGCAATTTTCTTTGAAGTGGCATCAAACAAGATTCTTTCCATGTATTAACCTTATCAGCATATTTAGATAATGCTTCTTTTGATGTTTCTTCAATTTCATTCATTTGAGCAACAATGTTTTTATAACGTTTAATATAGATATTAGCTTCATCTTGATTTTTAATTATATAGTGGGTATCAACATCACCAATTAAGGTATCATCTTCTTTTTCAATAAAATTTAACAAATCTTCCATAGCAGAAATAGATGGTACTGCAAATGACATTATTCATCGTCTCCTTCGTATTCGTCATAATATTTTTTACCTTGTTTTATTACATCTTCATTGTCATAATCTAACAATACTTCATTACAGTCTTCACATTCTATAGCAACATTTGCTTCATCTCCATACATAACACATACTAAATTATGCCCTACGTGTTGTCTTAACATTTTATAATTCCAAGCACCCAAAACAATTTACCTCTTTCTTATAATATTTTAATAATAACATTTTGTTCTAATAAAGCATTGATAGTTTCATTTACCTCTACTAATTCATCAATCATATAATCGTCGTATTTATACGTTAACAATAATTCGTAGTCAGGATATGAACTTTCAAGATATACTTTATCATTAATATCTTTTGTCCATATCGGTACAGAAAATTTATTTTCTAAAACAAATCCATATTTTTCTAATAAGTCAATCTTTTTTGTATTTAATATATATTTCATTTTGATATCACCACATATAACATACATATTAACATAAGAGAAGTTATGATATTCTTGTAGACATAACTTCTCTTATAATTTATTGTTCAAAATTTCCTTTTACGATGGTATTGTCATAATACTGCTTCTTGTTTATAATCTTTAAAGCTATTTCATCCCAACTATTTTTCGTTATAAGCTGATAAACGAATACTGTATCATGGATAGAATCTGCTCTTTCCAATCTTCCATGTCTTTGTGTTTGAAGTGCATACGATTCAGCTAAGTCAATCTCTATCATATATTTGCAATTCGACAAATTAACTCCTTCTGTCGCAGCATTAGAACAACAAAGGATTTTGTATTCATCTTTAGTTTTGAAATTTTGGATTTCCTGATATCTAATATCAGAAGACAAATCTCCTCTAATGTACGCTAATTTGATTCCTTTAAAGATGTTATTAGGTTTTTGAGCTTCTTTTACAACTAATTGAGATATTATATTTTGCATCTTAGAAAATCTACTAAAGATGCAAACCTTTTCTCCTGAACTAATAATTTCTTCTAATAAGTCTAGCAGTATTTCCATTTTATTAGAATGACTTCCAGTTATATAGTTTTGAGCTATTTGGGAATCACTTAATGATAATAAAACTTCTGTATCAGCTAATTCCTGAGCAAACGTTTGACGCATCAATATCTTAGCTTCTATCTGCTGAATTTCAATATTAGTTTTAGCTTCAGCTTCTGTTAAAGTAGCTAATAAATTTTCTTCTTTGTCTTTTAATTCTTGTATCTCATTCATAAGTTTTTCATTTATTTCTTCTTGTTCTGGAGTAAATTCACAATATCTTTGAGATACAACAAGCTTAGGAAGTTGCTTACTTACTTCTTCTGTCGGTATACTAACAAGATAAGGAGATATCATTCTATATAAAGTCTTTTCATTTAAAGCACCAATAACAATTCCTCTACCGCCCCATTTAACAAAAGTTCTATTAAACTTAGAAAGACTAGGAAATAGTTCTGGATTAACAAATTTAAATAATCCATATATATCTCTAGGGTCTTTTTGAATAGGAGTAGCAGTAGCACCAATTCTTATCTTAGCAGTATTGAAATCATATACAGCTTTAGCTCTAGCAGAGTTATAGTTTTTTATATAATGAACTTCATCGCAAAATATAAACTCTGGATTAATCTCTTTTAACTTATTCGATACATCTTGATTACGTAAAGTTTCATAGTTTAAAATATATAAATCTACATTATTACTAAATTGATTATCAAATGGAGATGTTATAGACTGCAAAGAAGAAAGTTCTTTCTGTAAAGCATCAGATTGCTCATTATTAGAAGATTGTTTAAGACGTTTTTTCTTATTTCTAATAATACTTTTATGAATACGTTTAGCTTCAACAGGAGTATTAACAATAAATGGAGTTAATGAAGAAAATTTCCGTATCTCATCTCTCCATTGAGATTTTAACGTTGCTTTTACTACTATTAAACCTGGACCTTTTATCGAATTAGACTTTAATGCTTCTAAATAGATACCAATCCCCATACAAGTTTTACCAGAACCGCAAGGACTCATTATTATACTACATTGATTGTTAAGAGCCATCTTAATAGCACGTTTTTGATAATCAAAAGGTTTTAGCTTCATATCAGTTCCAATACTTTCATAGTCTGTAACTTGATAAAAAGCATTAACATTATTATTTTTTACAACAGATGCTTGCTGTAAAATGTTATTCGAAGTAGTTTTGTTAAAGATTTTATTATCAAGATGCTCTAACATACCGAATCCTGCTTTATCAACTAACCATGAATGACTAGATAAGTCATAGTATTTTATGCGAATATTTCCTATAACTTGTAGATATTTGTCAAAATAGTATATATTTTTTTTGTTAATCGAGAAGCAAACTGAATACTCATATGGATATTGTTCAATTTTTTTATATTCTATAAGCTGCATAGTTCACTCCCTTACTACTTGATTTCTTTTTGTTCCGGATATTTACTTTCTGGATTATATTTCTTTATCTCAGATACAGTTTCAGATATAGTCTGAACTAGATTACCTTTGAATCTATTAACTTTATTTTGATCTGAAAAAGTATATCTAGGATTTTTAGCAAAATCCGATATTAAGTTAATGGATTGTCCAATCATATCTTCTAATAACTCAAAAGTATTCTTTTGAAATTTATAGTTATATTCTTTTATAAACTCTAATCTTTTTTGCTGTTCGATATATTGTTTCTTTAAGTTTTTAATCTGTTGTGAAAGCTGCTCGTTTTCATTTTGCAACTTAACTAAAACAGAATATGATTTAGTATTTTCTGCCTGCTCTTTTTGTATTGAATCCTGTAATACTTCTTTATATTCATTAAAGAATGTGTTGATTTGATTTTTCAAAGAAATAAATTTATCTTCTAATGGAATTGATGCTATATCATTATTACTATTATTTGCGATATTGTTTATAGAATTAATAATAGTTGCATCATTATTGTTATCGTTTTGCATATCATCAAAATTATCAGAAATTGTTAAATGAAAACAAGTCTCTTTATCGTTAATTCGTTTATATGCAAAAAGTTTATGCTCATATAAACTGTTAAGAGCAAACAAAAAATCATCAACAGGAATCATTTTTCTATTGATAAAAGTCATCATGTTGATATTTACCCAGTTTTTATCAGCTTTAGCCTTTTTTAAATACTGATAACAAATTAAAATATCATTAATATAGCCAACATCTATATTATCATTAATATATATTTTATTTAAAAGTTCTATATCTTTAGCTTCAAGATTATCATACTTACTTTTAAAAGATTGAAATAATAAATCTTTTTTTCTTTCTACATCAACATATTTATAACAAGTGCATTTTTCTTTTGGCGTAATAGAGCTAATGATGTTTGGATATCTTTTTATACTGTTATTGATATAGACAATTCTGACATTGTCAATTATATTATACTTTTTCTGAATATATTGGACCGATATTGGGAGCCAACCATCATTTTCTGTATTATTTTGTATTTTATTAATCAAATCGTCAACAATGCTTTTATTTTTATCTTTTTGTCTTCTATCCGCTAATTTTCTCCTTTTAATTTGAGTATCTGTTAATCCAAAAGTTAATGGCATTTTACGCCACCTCCGCCTACCTTTTAACTATATACTTAGAGTCAATCTCTTTTATAAATTGAGATTCTCTGTTAAAAATAGGGAGACCTTTTGCAAAAGAAACTTCTGGTCTAACAATAAACAAAAATTCTTTAGCTCTAGTCATTGCAACATAAAAAAGTCTACGTTCTTCTTCAATGTTGCCAGCTTCTATTGCTTTTTTATGAGGAATGATATTTTGATTAGCATCGCAGATAATTACAACTGGGAACTCTAATCCTTTACTTGCGTGCATAGTCATCAAATTAACTTTATTAAGTTGTTCTTCTGTTTCTTCATTATTATCCATAATAATATTGTTTAAGAAATCTTCAACACTGTTATAAGAAGAAGCAACGTTAGTTAATTCAATTACATTACCAATACGTTCTTCAGCAATATCTTTTTCATCGTTATTTTTTAGATAAGTAAAGTATTGTGTCAAATCAATTAATTTACTTATTACTTCATTTGCATTGTTATCAGAAGAGTGTAAACATAATTGTTCTAAAATAGAACATAAATTTAATATTCCTTTTGCAGCTTTCCCTTTCAAACTAGTAGAAGTTGTTTTTAATACTTCTATTAAATTCATTGTATCACAATATTTATTATCATGACAAGCATTAAGGATAATTTCAGCGCTTTTATCGCCGATACCGCGTTTAGGAACATTCAAAATACGTTCTAAAGATACTAAATCTTTTGGATTAGTTAACACTCTCAAATAAGCAACAATATCTTTAATTTCCATTCTAGAATAAAAAGGACAACCATTAATAATATCATAAGGAATATGATTAGCAACTAAATCTTTTTCTAGTTTTCTAGACAAATAAGACATACGATACAAAATAGCAATATCTTTATATTCGTAACCTAATCTAATAAGACCACGAATCGTTTTAGCAATGAAATTTGCTTCTTTCTCTTCATCGGTTAAAGTAACATAAGCAATCTTATCACCTTTTTTATTTTCAGAGAAAATATTTTTTTCTAATCTATCTTGATTTTTGTGAATCATAGACTGAGAAGCGTTAACAATCATCTGAGTTGATCTATAATTACGACCTAATATAAATCTTTTAAGATTATATTCTTTAATAAATTCATAATATTTAGAGATTGCAACACCTCGAAAAGAGTAAATGGATTGATCATCGTCTCCGACACAACACAAGTTCATTGTTTTCCCACTTAAATATTTAATCAATAACAGGTCTCTGGGGCTGGAATCTTGTACTTCATCGCAAGATATATACGTATATCTTCTATTAATCTCGTTAATTACATTAGGAAATTGTTCAAATAGTCTAATTGTAAAATAAATCAAATCATCAAAGTCAAAAGCGTTTTGATTTTTAAGTTCAGCCATATAATCTTCATATATTGAAGCTACTTTTTCATCATAGATGCTTTCAGCTTGTTGCTTAGCTAACGTAGGAGAAATCATACGTTCTTTATAATGAGAAATCATACTATTAATGTTTCTTACAACAAATTTATCATCTTCATACTGATTAATAATATTAGCTAACACAGCATTTTTATCGTCATCATCAAAGATAGTAAACTTATTAGTCCAACCTAATAAGTCAGCATAACGTCTTAAAATCTTGCCGCAAAAACTATGATATGTACTTATAGTCACAGCTTCAGCTTCTTGACCGCAAAAATTAATTACTCTTTCTTTAAGTTCATTAGCGGCTTTTTTCGTGAAGGTAAACATTAAAATATTTTGTGCAGGAATACCTTCTGCTAACATATAAGCACATCTGTTAACCAATACTCTACTTTTTCCAGAACCTGGACCAGCAGATACTGCAATAGGTCCATTATAGTTTAATACTACGGCTTTTTGTTGTTCATTGAGTCCTTTTAAAATTTCAGTTTTAGTAAGCATACTATATAAACTCCTTCTATTTTTTATAAAACAAAAGGGGCTTTATATAGTAGCCCCTTAATCAACTATTATTAAACAAAACAATCTTCTGTTACAAATGTATCAGGTTCTCTGTATTTATCAGGAGTATCTCCTTCTTCTTTAACATTACCGCCAATAGATACAGCAATTTCTTCAACTGTTTTCTGACAATTATTGCCAGCAAAACCAGATAACGTTTCAATTTTATAGTTGCCTGTTCTGTCAATAATAACTTTAATTCTTTTTTCTTTCATTAGTATTTTCCTTTCTATTTTATTTATATTCTTCAGGAGGTAGTACATCTACTACTTGATCTGGAAAATAATTGTCATCGAACATAGCTAATGAAAATTTATGATACTGGTCACAATATATATCAGCGTAATTGAGTGGTCGCCATGTTTCTTTAATATCATCTAACGTACTAGCTATGCTATCAATATATCCATTTACATCTAAATTTAATTGAACTTCTGCTTCTACATTTAAATATAAATGACATGAATTCGCTCCACAATAAGGGCACGTTAATACTTTATTTGAATTTATAATACACCTTCTAATAAAAAGGACAGAAAAGCTGCCCTAATTTTAAGCATACGCATAAGCTTCAATTTCAATTTCATCTTCTGCGTTGGTTTCAATGCTGTTTACAATGAAACCATTTGCTTCTAACTGAGTGATTACGTTGTGTTTCTGATAAATCTGAGATAATGTATCTACAAAAGTAGCTTCGTTGAAACCTGTACTCCAGAAATCACCAGCTACAGTAACAGATACTTTGTTATTGAATGGATCGGGATTTTTCTCAAATATGAAACCTAATGGCAATTCTTTGCCATCTCTAATAAAACCTGCATCTACTTTATCTTCTCCCCAAGTATTGGATACTTCCTTAATAGATTCGTCATAATTAAAACCTAATTCTTTGCAAGCTTCATGTAACAAATCCTTATCTACATTTTTCAAAACATCACAACTATATCTTCTCCAACAACTCATTTATGTTTCCTCCTTAAAATAGTAAGTTATTAATCTATATCCCATCTAGCTTTTTTAGGTGCTAACTTAGCCATTTTGTATAAGCTTACTAGAGCTTTTCTGGCGTTTCCTTCAGTCGCTTCCCAATAATTACTAGATTCAGAAGCTGCATTTAATAAAGATATTGCTTTTTCTAATTTTTTTTTAGTCTGTTTTATCGTTTTTCCCTGTAACCAATACAATCCTTGTTCTTTAGGAAAAACTTTTTTAAAGAATAGCGCATAATTATATGTTATGCTAAACTCTAAAAAATGTGTTCCACCTACTACATAATTAGCACCTTGTTCTAAAAATTTATCTTTAGCTTTAATAGTTTTACCTTTTTTATTTACAAGTGCGACACTATATCCCATTATCTTACCTTCTTATTTTTTATCCAATAAGAAATCTAATGTAGGAGCAATACCACATGACATTTTACCTTCAGGACAATAACCTTTTTGTTTACAAGCAGAACCAGCTTTCTTAAATAATAACGGAGCTACTTTTTTAACTTCTGCTAACATTAAATTAGCTAGTATACGAATTTCCCACTGTGCGCGATTACAACAACGTAATGAAAAGAAATGCAGCAAAGAACGAACATTAAACGTTACTATAATTTTAGTTTCAGTCGCATTAGGAAGAATGTATCTAGCATCTTCTTTAGGAATACCAGCATCAATTAATTCGTTATATACTCTGTTAATAGAAGTCATTAGATTTGTAAATTTAGATATAGAACGTTGATTTTTAGCAATAGATGGCGGCACTATATATTCAAAATTGCTTTCGTTAACATAACGCTGAGACTGCTGCGAATATGAAGCAATACGATGACGTACTAACTGATGAGTAAGTGTTCTACTTACTCCTTCTATTGCAAAAGTAAAAGTAACGTGTTCTAATGGAGATTCGTGTCCCATTTCCATAAGCTTATTAATAAATTGTTCTATAGTGTCTTCGTTTAAACTATCTAACAGTTTATATATATTACTATTGCTATAACAAAGCTTTCCTGCCGTAGCGATAGTTTTTTCTGGATTTGGAGTATAATTAATTAATTCACAATGTATCATATTTAACCTCTTTTACCAAAATGCAATATCATCTTCTTCGTTATTAGAAGAAGAAATTACTTCAATGTTTTTCTTATTAGTTTCATAATCAGTACGTCTTGCTCTTCCTTTACAATACGTTTCTAGTATTAAAATCTTTTCTTTAGAAGATTCGTATACTGGTATAACTTCTTTAGTAGCCGCTATAATTTCTTTTGCTGTAATGTCTTTTTCTCCAGTTTGTTTATACTTAACAAAAGCTTTTCGCATACAGTTCTTTACCGTTTCTTCTATTTCTGCTCCAGTAAAATGTTCGGAATAAGCTACAGCAGTATTAAGAAGTTCATCGGAAATATTTTGTTTATACTTGTTAAAATGAATTTTAAATATTTCTCTACGTTCTTCTTCTTTAGGTAATCCAAAATACCACGTAGCATCTAATCTTCCTGCACGAGTAAATTCTGGCGGTAATTGACTAACGTCATTAGAAGTCATAATAACATACACACCGCTATCATTATCGTTCATAAACTTTAAAATTTCCTGAAAGACACGTGAAGTTATCCCAGAATCCGAATTGTTGGAGCTATTAACCCCGCCAAGCACTTTCTCCACCTCGTCCAAAAGTAGAACACATGGAGCACATGCCTTAGCTACCTGTAATGCTTGCACGATTTTCTTTTCTGATTCGCCTACCATTCTATTCATAATCCTATTAATAGAAAGAATAAGTAAAGGAACTTTCATTGTCCCTGCAAAAGCCTCTGCCAATGCAGTTTTACCGCATCCAGGAATACCTACACTCATATATCCTTTTGGTTTGGTTAATCCAAACTCAGCAGCTTCTTCAGTAAACAAATCTTTTACTTCATAAAGCCAATCTTTTAAAGCATTATTACCGCCAATATCGTTCAATGAATACTTAGGTATTCTATAGTCTAAAGCGCCAGATTTCTTAACAGCTTGAATTTTAGAATTAGAAATAAAATTTAAATCTAACGTATGATATTTAGTAAGAGACTCTTTTAATACCATGTTAATTTCATTACGAGTTAATCCTATGCAAGCATTAATAATAGAAGGGATTTCCTTATCTTTAGGAATAATATAGTTAGCATCAACTGAGTGCTGTTTTTTCAATATACGATAAGCTTTATCAACTTGTGAAGATACTTCTTCTTTATTAGGAAGTTTATAATCGATAGTATAAAACAACTTAGAAATATCTGATGGAATATTAGACGTAGTTGATATAATGATAATTGGATTATAGAAATACTGATTTTGTTTTTGCGAACAATAGAACTCTTTTAAATAAGGCTCTTTTAAATCCCTAATTCTTCTAATATTGTCTGGATTTAAAAGTTTATCGAAGTCTCGTAGTATATATATATTATTACTGCCACTATAACTTTCAGCTCCAAATGTGGTACTTTTAATAATCTTAAACAATGTTTGAGTATTTTCTACTACTTTTTTATCTTCTGGAGGATTATTAGATTTTACCAAAGGAACTTCTGTTAATCCTTCGCTACAAGACCAAAGTCTTAACTTGTAGTTAGGAAAATTAGATAAGATAGTTTCTTTTATGTCTGTGATTACATCTGTTTCTTCATATGTTGTAATCCAGATACATTCTATCTTAGCTTTTAAGATATCTTTTAATTCTCTTAAACAATCCCGCATACGATTTTCCTTTCTAAAAAATTTTAAAAATCAATATCAAACTCTATATCATCATCGTTATCCTTATTTGATATTGATATATATTGTAACCTATCTTGAATAAGTTGCTCTGTATTAGATATATCGATATTAGTATATTTAAAACTTAAATCTTTAGCTGCTGATATAGATATGTTACCTTTTAAAGAAATAGATGATATCTCATTACTATTTGTTGTTTCTTCTATAAATGATAAGCTTGAAATTGTTATATCCCAATCATTTACATTTGGAATATAAACTTTATTAAAATCAGTATTAGCAATTTTTACGCAAGAAGATAATACGTGTACTTTTGTATCTGGATATGGTGTAGTATTAAGATCAACAGCTTCTGTTGTTCCTATACATTCATCATTATCATTATAAAGAAAACCTAATCTATTAATACAGATACGTTCATCTAAACAAAATATACCTTTTTCAAATAGTAGTTCGTTAACGATGTCTTGGTTAATTGATGACATTGCATCTACAAATATATCTATATCTCTAATATCTATATCAAATAAAGAGCCTATTGTTTCATTTAGTTTGTTGGCTATAATCATTTCATCAAATTCAAGTTTACTAGAAACTTTTAATTCAGAAATTGAACCTTCAAAGATAATAGTATGATTTTCTTCGTCAGAAACCATAGAATATTTTATTTCATATTGCTTATCTTTTGTACTATCAGGTAATCTTACTAACAATTTAACTGATGGTAATAATTCGCCAAACATAGGAATGTCGTCTGTCCATAACTGTAGCCCATCTGATACTATATCTGACGGTATATCTGTTATTAGTCTATTAGCCAAATTTTATCATCATTCCTTTCGTATTTATTTAAGCAGAAATTTTATTAACGTATGTTAGATTAACATTAACAAAATCACATTCTTCTTTTGTAATATATTTTAATTCAAAGTTAGGTGAAACATAAATTCCTGCTAAATCAATTGCAGGCAAACCTTGAACATAATTGCAATGATTTACATTAGTATAATTGTAGTCCCAAATAATTTGATTACTACTTCCTATTGCATCATGAAATCCATCACCAGCATTATCGTCATAGATATGTTTACCTTTAATATATTCACCGTCTATTAAGATGTCTATGTTCTTCAGTAAGTTATAAACCGAAATAAATTTACTATTTAATAACTTATCTAAAGTGTAATGAGTAAACACAATAATATGGAAACCTTTTTCTTTTAAACCATGACAGACTTTAGCTAAATCTTCTGCTTGGTCTAAAGGTTCACCGCCAACAAAAGTAATATATTTGTTTGGTGCAAACTTAGTAATAGTTTCAATAACATCATTAGTAGAATACTCTTTTACATTATTAGGTACTTTCCATATCATAGGATTAAAACAATCTCTACAAGGATTACCATTAGCCGCTTTAGAACATCCAAATAAGAAAACTTCTGTTCTTTTATTATTATCAGGAGATGGACCAGCGTTTTGACTAGTCCATTTAACATCATAAATTTTCACTGCATCAATTCCCTTCATTATATAAATATAATACTATTAGATTTCTTGATAATGTTCTAACTCTACAATACTCTTATTGTCTGTTAAAGGTTTATATTCCTTAATTAAAGCTCCACAATTAGAACACTTAATTCTAATAGAATGAATCTCTTTTATTAGCTTATCAACATATAATGGATGTCTTTCTAATGTAAAAATTTTATCTTCATTAAGTAAAACACATCCACACTTAGTACATTTCATTTCAGTATCATCAAAAAATAAAGCCATTACTCAATATCTCCCAATTCGTCTTCAGCTAAAGTATCTTTTACGTAATTGATAAAACTATTTAATTCTTCTGGCGGTAACTTTTTAAAATTAGTATATTTATTATTAGACCATGCTCTTATTGTTTCATCTATTTCATAGTCTGATAAACTATATTTTTGTTGAATGTTATTAAGATATTGCAACTCTTTCTTATACTGTTTTTGAATATCTTCATCTTCCCAATAATCTAAACTATTATACATATTGTCAAAGATATACTGTTCTTCTTTGTCTCGATATAATTCTGTACCGATTCCTAGTAAAGAAGCTGCTTTCTTTAATGCATCTGTACCGGCAGCTTTAAAAATACTTTCCTGTTCGGTATCGTTACCATTAATAATCTGTGAACCAGATGCACTCTTTTTAATAGAAATGATGTTACCAGTATCTTTATCTTGAAGATGTACTGTTAGCGTTCCAAACACATGACATACTGGTTTTTGAGGAATGGCTTCTTTAAATCCTTTTTTCATGTAAGGAACTGATTCTTGAATAAAAGCTTTATCAATACTCCAATCCCAGTTATAGTTAGCAAGTCTATTAAGAATGTCTATAACAGTACAGCCCTTAATATATCTTTGACCATTCCTAGAGCCTGGTACATTTAATGTTTTGATAAGCTCATTAGGGATTTTCTCTTGAATGATTTGTTTAAAATTATTATCTATATCTATACGCTGTAAATTCAAAATTAGTAATACTCCTCACTTTCTGTATACATATCAATATCGAAACGACAATCGTCTTTATCTTCAAATAAAGCAAACTTGACGTACTCCCCATAGCTAAAGCTAGGGGATTCTGGGATACTGACGAACCTTGCTATCAAATGACAGTCTTACGAGTTCTCTCCGCAATGGACAACGCCCTGCCCATATTTATCGTTTAACGAGAGCAAATTCGTCGGACGTGCCTTATATCCCTCGTGCTTTAGCACTGGGCTTTACGGCACACTTGGTAAAATCGCTTTAAGACATCTCTATTCGTACTTTCAAATATATAGCTTGTAGAACACCAATTAGGCATTAAGCTTCATCCTTTCTTATTTAGACAAGCCTGCATCAATCTTTAATGCGCCACTAACAGTAATTAAAGTATTATACTTAAATTCAATTCTGTTTTTAATACTTTCTAAGAAACTGTATCTTACCTTAGCTGCCATAAGCATTAATACCAAATTAAGTTTTTCGCCGCCTACTTCTGCGTTCATTAAAGCTTCAAAACCTGCTGCTTGTCTGGAAGTAGTATTAGTACCGCCATCTTTAGCAGAAGCAATAGTTTTAATAACAGTACCAACGCCAGCTTCTTTATCAGATAAGATGTTGATTAGACATTTAGCATCTTCTAACGGAGCAGCAATTTCATCATTCAAAGTATTTAATTCTTCTAATAAAATAGTGATAACTGATGGATTGATATCTCTATTAATCTTAATAGCTTCAATCTTCTTATTAACAGCATCTCTAAATTCAATCCATTTATCATCTACGAATTTAGATAACACAATAGTATTAGCTTCTTCAAAAGAAATCTTCATACCAAATATATCTAAATTACCATATTCATACGCATGTAAAGACCCACCATTCCCAGACACAGTATTAACTTCTTCAGACATTTCTTCTGTCTTATTAGTAGTTCTTCTTCTACGACGTTTCTTTGGCAGATTTTCTACAACAGTTTCTTTAATTTCTACATTTTCTTTATCAGAAGTTTCTTCTTTTGCACTATCTTCAACAAACTCTTTAACTTCTTTAATAAAATCAGGTTCTTCATCAGAAGTTATAATATTTTCGTTATATTCTTCTTTATTGTCTTTTAATGTTTCGTTTTCTTCTAGTTGCTCTACTTTATCTGTATTTTTATCACTGTCATTGTTATTAGAAGTAATACCATTTTCTTTATTTGTGTCTTCAATGACAGGAGTTACTTCTTCTTTAACTTCAGATGTTTCATCTTTAGTTTCCTGAACCTTCTTAATTTTTAATTTATTAAGAAGCGGATTATTTACGTTTTTATTTAATAATGGATTATTTGTAACAGTAGGTGTTTCCTGTTTAGACATTTTTGCAAGCTGTTCAAGTAAACTCATTAAAATCTTCCTTTCAAGCTAATTCAATTACATATATTGTTTTATATTATCATTAATAAATATATTTTCTTCTGGATATATTTCATTAAACCATAGAAAAATATTCTTAATATCTTCAGTAAAATCTAACTTATCTTGTTCAATACTAGAATCTAGTTTTACATCTTTCATTTCTAAAAAATAGCTAGGAGTATATATAGCAAATGCTGGTATGTCTTTTATACAAAACTGTTTACCATGCATCTTAAAAATTGTATCTTTCTTAAAAGTGTTTAAAGAAATGTTTCCTATTAAAAGAATCATTTTAGGGCTAAGCGTTCTAATAACATAATCTAAATACGTTTTACACTCATCAGTTTCTTGTTGGGTAGGCGCTCTCTTCTGTAAAGTACCATCTGACTTTGTTCTAGCACAACAACAATTTACAGTATTTATAAAAGCTAACTTACTAATATCTATACCATAAGCATTAAAAACTTTATTTAGCATGTCTTCTTCTTCAGTATCGGTAAAAGGAAATGAATTATTAGATTGACCTATTAAGGCAGATTCTCCTATTACTAGAATTGGTTCATATCCTGTTCCTTTAAATAAGGTTTTAATATTATACTGAGATATTTCGCAACAAGAACAGTCTTTTAAAATTGTATTTAGTTTAGATACAGCTAACGGTTTTACTATATCTTGTACATAATCTAAAGGATTGTAATCGTCAGGACAGTTGTTTTCAACTAACTCTTTTATTAGGAATTCTGGAGAATGATTCTTTAATAAAGTTTCTAATTCTAGATACATTTTTTATATACGCCCTTTCTTATATATTCTAGCATTTTTCTTAACTAGAATCTAGTGTTTTTAAGTTATTTTCTGCCTGCAATAAGGCAACTTCTGCTCTTAATTTAATATTTTCTGCTTCTATTAACTCCTTTCTCTTATTTGCTACATCTATTAAAGCATTAGCTCTATTAGCTACCTTTCTGTCTTCAACCATAGTTTTAATCATAGACATAATAATATCTTGTTCCATAACTACAAAAACTTGACCGCCAACATGATTGGTTTCGTCTTCACTAAAAGCAAATTTAAGATACCAGAACTCTTTATTTTCTTGTAAAGCTTCTCTATGAAGTTTATCTAACCATTCTCTTTTAATAGTGAAAGATTTAGTTCCCTTAGCTCTATCTGGCATTTGAGTTTTTAGTTCTTCCATAATTTCTATAATACCAGATATTTGTTCATCACCTTTTTCTATAATAGTAGCTCCGCTATTAAGAGTCATGGAAGATGTTACGTCATCTTTCAATATCTTAATGTTATTTTTATGATTGTTGTATTCAAAACTAGAACCTTTTCTTTTATCAGGTTTATTAGCTTGTTTACGATTTAAAGTATAGCGTTTCTTTTGTTTAATAGGAACATAATTCACACTGTCCGAAAAACATGTATAGCACTTAAGTCCTTCAAATTTACAATCATCATGACCCCATTCACAGGTCATTATATATTCACCACCTAATAAAAGAGTGCAGCCAATTAAGACTGCACTTATATCATATATCGTAGCTTTTATGCCACAGTAACAACCTGTTCTTTCTTATTAGATTTCTTATTGCTTATCTTTTCTAATTCTGCTGTTTCAGCCTGAACTTCTTCTATTTCGTCTTCAGACATATTATCAACGCCACTACCAACAGATTTTAACAATTCATTAAATATATCTGGATTATCTTTCATAGCTTGACGAAAGGCAATTTTACCATTCCATTTATCTTTTACTTCACCTTTTTCATCATACCAATAGAGCCATGCTCCTTTTGATACAATAATACCTTTACTTATAGCTCTAGCTAAAGTAGATAAATACTGTTCAATACCTTGTCCAAATATAGCGTAATAGTCTAATTTGACATATACATTTTTCCACGGAGCACAATGATTTTTAGTAATTCTTACGCCAATCTTAACTCCTTCGTCTTTACCTATAGGGTCAGAATCTAAGATAGCTTTTTTTCTCAAATCTAATGTAAGACTTGACCAATATCGAATAGCCAGTCCGCCAGCTACAATCAAAGGGTCTCTACTCATACTGCCTATATCTGTGGATAATCTCTGTATTAATACGAAAGCTGTATTGTATTCAGCAACCATAGCTGTAAATTTAGAGACCATACGACTATTTAATCTCGCCTGAAGAGCTATCGTTGTATCAAACAAAGAAGCTTCTCTTTCTTTAGTAGGAATTAAACATTTTAAACTATTAATAACGCATATATCTGCTATGCCTGTCGATAGAATATTATATAAAATATCTAATATCTCTTCTGCTGGTTTTTTACTTTCTACTTCTATATAAAAGAATCTATCTGGATCGATACCAAATGTATCTACGATATATCCTTCTTCAAGAGAGTTTTCAGATTCTAACCATATGGCAATAAAATTTGGATCGTTTTTCATGTTAAACGCGATGGTCTCTAGCGCTAAACTAGTTTTTCCACTATCGGCTAAACCAGAAACTATGGTACATCTGCGTCTAGGAAAACCTCCACCTATAGCATCATTTAATTCATAACTAGGAGTAGGGACATACTGTATTCTTAGGCGGTCTAAAATAGCTTTGTTAGCCCCTATTCGTCCAATAATAATCTTCCCAGCTTTTTCATTTACTTTATTTGCAATTTTATCTAAAACGGCTAACTTCTCTGTTAAAGTTCTGTTATCCTGATACGGTACTAAACTTGCCAAAAACAACACCTCCAAATTTTATTGTTTTGCGGCAGTTACTAAAGCATCTTTAAACTGTAGAATAGTTTCAATTCTATTAGGTCCTAATTTTGTATAGATGTAGTTTGTTTCATTAATAAAGTTATTAAACTCATCTACGCTAATTTTAATTTCTAATGTAATGTCTTTTTTACTGGTTTCCATTATTATTGATATCTTCCTTTCGTTTAGCATTAACCATACTTTGTAAAACATCTATGCTAATTTTTAAAGCAGATGTTTGTTGTATTAATACTTTTTTAACAGAATTATCTTCTTTTAAAGAGTTAATAGATTGAATAATTTCTTCATATCTTTGTTTAAGAACTATAATAGTAGCTCTTAAAATAGGCTTTGCAATAAAATAATTTATTTTATTGTCTTTAATAGATGTCTTTAATGCTTCTTCTGATAAAGAAGCTGCCACTAATTGAGCAACAGCCTCTTTATCTCCAGATAAATTATCTATTAAAGCACCTACAAACTGAGTTAAGCCTTGTCTGATTTGATTCTGTTTATTGTTATTCATCGTTTTTTATATCATCTTCTAATCTTTGTGTTACTGCAATTCCTATTACAACATCATTATTTAATTTGATAGCTCTAACTCCTCTACCAGCACGACCGATACAAGAAATAGTTTCAGATGCAATACGTACTATTTTGTTATTTTTTGTCATGATAAATATATCATCATTATTTTGAACGTTAGCTACTGCTGCTATATAGTCATCGTTGTTTAATTTGCAAGCTTTAACGCCTTTTGCTCCACGATTAACTGTTGTAAAATTAGCAAATTCACATTGCTTAGCATAACCATTAGCACTAAGCAATAATATCTTTTTATCATTATTAACAATTATAGCCGAAGTAATTATATCGTTATCAGACAATTTCATTCCTTTAACTCCAGCCGCTATTTTTCCCATAGCTCTTACTTTATCAGTTTTAATACGTGTAGCTAATCCTTTTTTAGAAAACATCATAACTTCATCATTTGTATTAATAAACAAAACGGAAGCAATAGCATCATTTTCTTTTAATACAGCGACTCTACTTCTATTACCTCTTTTACTACGAGCAGTTTCTGCTGTCATTTGTTTTATAGTACCTAATTTAGTTACTATGAAAATTTGTTTATCTTTATCTTCTTTAGTTAGAGGTAATACGTTAACAATACTTTCATCATTTGTAAAACTAATAAAGTTTTTAATATATCTACCAGCGTTATTCTTATTAGAAATAGGAATTATATATGCAGGTAACGTATAACAAAAGCCTGTATTAGTAAAAAACAACAAATCATCTGTAGTATTTAATTTAAGAATGTTTCTGATAGTATCGTTTTCTTGCAGTTTAACAGCCTGACTACCAGTGCCACCTCGACCTTGTAACTTATATTCTTTTTCTCTTACAGATTTAATTATGCCGTTAGTTGTAAAAGTAACAATTATGGGTTCATCTTTAACTAAATCTCTTTTATTGATACTATTAGATGAAGTAGTATCTTCTTCAATCTGAGTAAGACGTTGTTCTTTATTAAACAAAGAAGCTACTTCTGATAGACATAAACGAGTTTGTTTTAATAAAGCTCTTTGCTCTTTTAAAATAGAACAATACTCATTTAATTTATTCTGAAGTTTTGCTTGTTCATCTTTATACTTATCAGCAGATGATTGAGTTAACGAACTAAATCTCATATTAACGATAGCTTTAGCTTGTCTATCGTTTAGTTTTAAAACATTAATTAGACTATTAACAGCAACACTGTCTGTTTTTGAACTACGAATAATATTAATTGTAGTATCAAGATTATCTAAAACAACTAATATAGCATTAACTATTTCTAATCTATCTGATGCAACTTTAGCTTGATAATTTGTTTTACGTCTTATAACTTCTGCAACATGAAGTAGAAAACTTTCTAATAAAAACTTTAAATCAACGTTTTGATAAGGTTTACCATTATATAAACAATTATGTTCTATTGGATAACTACTTTGCATTAGAGTTTTCTTTAAAAGAACTTTAACAACATATTCATAATTAACGTTTTTCTTTAGTTCAATAACAACTCTAATACCATTCTTATCTGATTCATCTCGTACCTCTTTAATTTCCGATAAAGACGTTTTACGTAAATCATCTATCTGAGTTACCATTTTACCCTTATTTACTTTATAAGGTATTTCTGTGATAACGATAGAATAACGACCATTGTTTTCTTCTATTTCGTATTTAGAACGAATTAGAATTCTACCTTTACCTGTTTTATAAATATCAGATAATTCTTTTGCATTTACTATTACTCCACCAGTAGGGAAGTCTGGAGCTTTAACTATTTCTATTAAATCTTCAATAGAAGTTTCTTCTCCATTTATCAGATTTTCTAAAATAACATCTAAGGCTTTATAAATATCTGATACTTTATGAGGAGCAAAACTAGTAGATACTGATACAGCAATACCACTTGTCCCATTTGCTAATAACTGCGGAAACAAAGTCGGTAATATTTTAGGCTCTAACTCTGTTTCATCGTAGTTAGATGTCATTTCAACCGTATCCATATTGATATCTTGAAGCATTAACTCTCCAATAGTAGAAAGTTTAGCTTCTGTATATCTCATGGCGGCACTAGTATCTCCATCAATACTGCCCATATTGCCGTGCCCATTGATTAATGGGTACTTTTTATTAAAATCTTGAGCCATATTGACTAGAGCATCATATACACTCTGATCACCATGTGGATGGAACTTTCCGAGTACGTCCCCGACAGTTCGGGCGCTTTTCTTATATTGGCTATTAGGATGCAGACCTAATAAATACATATCGTACAATATTCTACGCTGAACGGGTTTTAACCCGTCACGTATATCTGGCAATGCTCTATCCGTTACTACAGAATCTGCATAACGCATAAAGTTTTCTAATAAATAAGGACCAAAATCTATTTCTTGTACATTATTATTAAAATTATTTTCACTCATACAACATCCACTCCTTCTCTATCTAAGATAAGTTTTTTACGTGGAGTAGTATCTTTTCCCATACAAGCAGTTAAAATTGCTTCAGCTTGTTCAGCATCTTTAATAGTAATTTTAACTAATCTTCTTGTATCAGGATTCATAGTAGTTTCCCAGAGCTGATCTGGATTCATTTCTCCTACACATTAATCTTTTGTTACCAAAAGTGTCGACTATTTTTTCACTCAGACCGCTAACTAACTGTCTTCATCGTGTCATCTCTTTCCAGTTACGTATCAATAGTAACCGTACTCTCCAACAACGGAGATAGTCTGTACAGGATTAAGAATACAAGTTCTATTTCCCACGAGACATTCCTATTTTTTTATATAGGACGACTCTCGTTAGCTATTATAAAATATAATAACCCCTCTGATTAGAGGAAAAGATGATAAGGGCTTGAGAACTCTAACCCTTTGTAGCGTTGTACGTTAATATTATCTTTACCAAATTCATCTAAGATTGTAGATAGTTCATTATCATTATAAGCATATCTACACTGTTTACCTTTTTGAACTTTAAATAATGGCGGACAAGCTGCATAAAGATATCCTTGTTCTATTATTTCTTTCATATATCTATAAAAGAACGCCATGTATAGGCACTGTATATGTCCACCGTCAACGTCCGCATCTGAGAATAGAACAATCTTATGATATCTTAGCCTATTAATGTCAAAATCTTCATTTATGCCAGTTTTTAAAGCTTTAATAACATCTTGAAATTTAATATTATTAAATACTTTATCTGCTGTAATTTTTTCTACGTTTAACATTTTACCAAATATAGGTAGAATAGCTTGATATTGTCTATCTCTAGCTTGTTTTGCGCTTCCACCTGCTGAATCCATTCCGTTCATTCATGTCGTTAATATGAATGTGCTATATAATATAGCGTTTCCTCTATTACTAAAGGTGTCGGACTATATCTTCACAATATATAAATACATATTGTGCCTACCGCTTCGAGTGTACTTACACTCTACTCTACTTACTTATCAATTAAGTTTTAGATAGTCTCTGAACTTTATTATACATTACATATAATCTTAGCTGCTGATTGTCCTTTTAATAGGATTTCCAGCAATTCAATAGGTTTAAAGAGGGCAATTCAGCACTTTACCCTCTACTAAGAATAACTCACATTCTTCAGGATTTTTAGAAGTACAATCTGCTAATTTGCCTGGTAATCCAGATTCAGTACTGGAAATACTTTTAAGACCTCTGGCGGCTTCTCTAGCTTTTTTAGCAGCTAATCTTGCTTTAGAAGCTTTTAGAACTTTATCTATTAAAACTTTAGCAGTATCAGGATTTTTATCTAATACATCGTAAAGATACTTAGCTGTGTCTTCTCTTATTAAAGCTCTAATAACAGATGACTTCATTCTGTGTTTATTTTGACCCTCGAACACAGGATCTTTCATAGAAACAGATACTACGGCAATTAAACCTTCTCTAGTATCATCATTAGTTAAATCCTGTTTATCTTTAATATACTTATTGTCTGCGGCATAACTGATAATAGCTTTAGCTATACCTTCTTTAAAACCTGTTAAATGATCGCCGCCATCTACGGTATTGATATTGTTAACAAAACTTTTGATATCATTACTATAGGTATCGGTCCATGTAAAAGCTAAAGAAACAGTATTATCTTTATTAGAAGTATTGTTGACTGTAAAGATATCAGTTAACTTTATCTTATTATTAGATAATTTATTAACATAATCTTTAATACCATTAGGATAACAATATTCATGAAAAGTTTTTAGTTCTCTTCCTAAACTATCTTTTACATCTAAATATAACCATAAAGTTAATCCTGGATTTAGATAAGCTAACTGACGTACTTTATGTTCTAATAAAGTATAATCTATTGTTTCTTCGCCCCAAATTTCTTTATCTAAGACAAACTTGATGTAAGTTCCTGTTTTATCTTTAGGAACTTCTTTGTCTGTAGGAGTAGTATTAACTATAGCAATACCTTTTTCAAATTTAGTTATATACTCTCTACCATTATTATATATAATTAAATCAAACGTCGAAGATACGGCATTGGTACAAGATGCACCCACGCCATTAAGCCCCGCCGTATGGGTTTTATAGCCACTTTCGTTTCCAATTTTACCACCAGCATGCAGTGTAGACATTGCAACTTGAGCTTCTGACAAACCTTTAAATTCTGGATCTTTACATTCAGTAATCGGAATACCGCCGCCATCATCTTCTACAGTAATAGTATCTCCAACAATAGCAATAGCTATCTTTTTACAACGTCCTGCAAGAAATTCATCTACGCTATTGTCAATGATTTCATCAATACATTGATTTGGAGAACTCAAATACATACCTCTACGTTTTCGTACATTATCTGGAAATCGTAAGATACCTATATGAGCTTGTTGTTTTTCTTCACTCATAGATTTTCCTTTCATTAAAATTAATTTATTTCTTCAGGCTGTACTAAATTAGTCACATGCCTAAAGAAAGCTTCAACAGCTGCTCTTAGATTCTCTACTTCAGAAAAGTTATTATCTATTTCTACTGTTACTTGATACGGTATATACTTTTCTCTAAGTAGTTTAAATTTAACCATATCAGCAACTACAATATTAATTCCTTTCTTTCCATTAAGAAAGACACTTCTACTTTTAAAGAGATATTGCGTATCTTCAAATTCTATTAAAACTTTCTTAGATGCATATAATTCAAACGCAACTTTATCAGAGATATCTTTAATATATTTTTCTAATTCAAGAGGAGCGTTAACTTGCGCTAATAACTCCTCTTGAAGTTTTTCTAATTGTTTATCGTCCAATTTTATCCACCTTATTAGATAAGTGAACTACTCTCACTTATAAAAGTGTGAGCTTCTTGCTTCTACGAGAACAGCGACATATCCCTTAGAATATACTCGTCTTACACTCTCTCCACAAGCGTAACTTTCCACAGTCCCTGCGGTAGATTTGTCATACCAGCTTTTATTTTCCACCTTAGAAGAGATAGAAAATTTCTTGCGGATTAGATAATTAAATTACGTTTTGCTTTTGCCAATAAAGGATTACTAATTGGAACAGAAGATGTGTTAGTCGTTGATGTAGATGTAGTATTATTAGTAGTAGCTCTATTGTCAGAAGCTCCGTACACTTTAGTACCGGCGTCTACTCTAATATAAGGTTGTCCATAATGAGTGACGTTATTTTCGTCAACCCAATTATCAGAAACCTCGATAGAGCCTACAAGTTGAACTGTATCTCCTTTATTAGCATTGTTGCTTAGATACGTAGCAGTTTGACCAAATGCTACAAATTTTAATAAATCTTCTTTGTAATACTGTTCATCTTTCTTCTTGTAGGCTCTACGCACTGACACGTAGCCATTTAATCTATTTTTATTTACATCTTCCCCTGAAGTAAATTCATATTTGATTTTATCTGTTTGCGGAATTCGACCTGTTAAAATGACAACATTCTGTGTATTCATTGTTATAATTCTCCCTTTTTGTTTAATATATTTAAGTTAAAATGGAAACTGAAAACTATTGCTTAAATTAACTGGCAGCTTGGTCAGCTTTATTAGCATCTTCCATTAACTGTTTCATAAGTTCTACATATCCTTTAATGTTTAAAGGATTAATATCACTTAATTTCTTATAAATACCTTCTGTATAGATTTCTACACAGGAATTCATTGTTTCTTCACCATAAGACTGCGTAAGATTATTAATGAATTCTAATTCATCTTTATAATACTCTCTGGCTGCATCAGTCCATTCATTAGTAAATTCTTCCTCAATATTCTTATTTTCTGCTACCGGAATATCGCTAGTTTCAACTTCTTCGGTTTCAACATTGTTTTCTTTACTGGTATTTTTAGCATTTTCTTTAGTTTCTTCTACTGTAACTTTAGAAACTGCGCTCTTCCTTTTAAGACTGTCTTTATTAAGTTTAGAAGTAGAAGTTTTCTTAGAAGCAGCTTCTTCTTTTATTTCTACATTATCTTTCTTTTCTTCAATAGTGTTATCTACATTAGATTGGCTAATACATCCTGTTAAAGCTATAGCTTTAGCAAGTTCAGCATAAATTCTAGCTTTTTTGTATTGCGCATCAGTGCCAGTAATAAGTTCAGCCTGTTTATTAGCATCATTTATCATATTCTGAAAGAATTTCATTAATCTATTAGCAACAACATTAGTATTTTCCATAATATAATTCTCCTTCTTGTCCTTTATCTAAATTTGTGATTATAAATTTGTTATCAACACAATCTATTAATATATTAGATACATCTTCTAATTCTGGCGCTTTATACATTAAATCTTGTAATGTATTTTCTAGAATAGAACGCAAACTACGAGCACCTGTTTTTCTTTTAATAGCTTTTTCTGCAACTAATTCTAAAGCTTTATCTGTAAAACTAATATTAACGCCATCTTCTTTTAATAAAAGACTGTATTGTTTTATTAAAGCGTTTTTAGGTTCTGTTAAAACTTTAATAAGTTCTTCTTTAGTTAACTCTTTAAAAGAAGTAACTATAGGGAGTCGTCCTAATAGTTCGGGAATTATACCAAAGGATTTTAAATCTTCTGTTGTTACTTTGTCTATAAAATCATTATAACTTTTTCCGAAGTTTTTATCAATATAAGATTCAAATCCGATTTTATGAATTCCCTCATCTAATCGTTTAGATATAATCTTGTCGATACCTTCAAATGCTCCACCAACAATGAATAGAATATTGCTAGTGTCTATTTTAGTATTAGTAGCTGTATCTGTAATATCTAATGGATTTCGTACTCTTTTATTAGGAAGTTCTACAATAGAACCTTCTATCATTTTTAACAAAGCCTGCTGTACTCCTTCACGACCGCAGCTGACACCTTCTAAACTAGATTTTCCACGTTTAGATAATTTATCTATTTCATCAATATAGACAATACCACGTTCAGCTTTTTTTATATCACCATTTGCGTTCTGAACGAGAGTTGTTAAAACTGATTCTACATCATTACCTACATAGCCCTTTTCTGTTAATGTCGTAGCATCAGCCATAGCAAATGGAACTTTTAAGAATTTAGCTAAGGCTTTTAAAATAGCAGTTTTACCCGAACCAGACGGTCCAACTAATATAATATTGGACTTATCTAATTCTACAGTCGGGTCTCTTTTCTTTATAACTAAAGATTTATAATGATTATATACAGCTACTGATAATACTTTTTTAGCATTATCCTGACCAATAATATACTCATCAAGATATTGTTTAATAAAAGAAGGAACAACTTTCTTTTTCTTTTCATTAAACTTATTGCTAATAACATTAATGTTTTTAAGGTAGAAATCTTTTACACAATCTGAACAAATATGAACATTATGTTCTCCTTGTATAATTAGCTTATTATTAGATTTACCGCAAAAATCACACACAATTTGTTCTACGTTACTCAAACTAAACTTCACCACCTCTATTGGACAAAACTTTATCAATTAATCCGTATTCTAATGCTTCATTTGGATTTAACCAATAATCTCTATCCATATCGTGTTTAATTTTATTAATAGGTTGCTGAGTAATTTCTGAATAAATTCTATGAAGCTTTTCTTTAGTTTTTAACATGTGCTCCATAATAATTTGCATATCTGTAGCTTTGCCTTGAGAACCACCAGAAGGTTGATGAATCATGATTTCAGCGTTAGGTAGAGCTAATCTTTTTCCTTTTGTACCTGCTGCTAAAATTAAGCTTGCCATAGATGCAGCCATTCCAATACAAACAGTAGCTACGTCTGGTTTGATAAACTTCATAGTATCAAAAATACCCATACCAGTAGCAACTTCTCCTCCTGGACTATCAATATACATAGTAATATCTTTAGTAGGAGATTCAGACTCTAAAAACAATAACTCTGCTTTAACAACATTTGCCATGTTAGGCTCAATAGGACCTGTTAACATAATAATACGGTCTTCTAATAAACGAGAGTATAAATCCATTGCTCTTTCAGAATTATTCTCTCTACTTAGAACCATAGGGACTAAACTCATAACATATAATTTTCCTTTCTTAATAAATTTAATACTACCATAGATAAGATTAAAAGGCATCAAAGATGAGATTGTCGGAAAAGTAATATTAACTTGGAAGAAGTAGAAATAAAGAAAAAGGAATTATGGCTTAATATCTTTTAAATGATATGTTGGCGGCAATAAACCGCTATTTTCTGGAACTTTGACATAAAAGTTTTTATTTCCTACTTTAACTTGTATCTTATTAGGATTAATCTTTTCTCGTTTAGTTCTCATATTGATAAATAAGATATCACTTGCTATATTAGTAGATTCCATTTCATTTTGAAATACCTGTATTATTTTGCCTTTAGTATCATAACTATATAGCCGTGGCAATCCTCTTTCGTCTAATTTATTATTAAGATATGCCGATACCAGTCTTGACGGTACTTTATCAGTTAATGTTGTTACCTGATAAATATCTGTTAAATCTTGAGCTAATTCTGTTGCTGTATGAAATTGTCGCTTAGCCGATATTTCCTGAAAATAAACATAACGTTGCTCTTGCATAATATAATACTCCTTTCAAAATATAAAAAATACCAAAAACAAGAATATAAGGTAGCGACTAGATACCAGCTAAAAAGATAAAAACAATGAATTAGTAGAAAAATAGCGAAGAAGAGAAAATCAATCCCATAAGTGATAGAAATATTTTCCAAACAACGATAATCCTTCATTAAGTTTATTAGTATAAGCTTCTCTCTCTATTTTTGTTTTTGCTATTTGTTCATCGTCATCATCAAAAGACAAAACAGAATGACCGTTTTCATCCTTAATAGTGAAATTAACAGCATCTCGTGAAAAAAATGGCTGATTTTTAAAGTCCTCACTAATCTCTTTAAAAGACCATATCATCTTATCTAAGATTTCTTCCCATTTTTCTGGAGTGTCAGCTCCATAACATCCAGGATATCCATGACGTTCCATAGCTTTAAACTGTTTTAAAGCATAATAGATATGTTTAGCTAAATAGTAATCTAAATTCCATAATTGAGTAGGAGAATACTTTCTAGTATTATACTTTTTAATCTTTCTACGTTTATTCATTTTTTAATCCTTCTGTAAAGAATAGTGGATTGCCTAATAAGTTCTCCACATTTTTATTAGAATCCTGCTTTCTATCAAGACTATTGGCAAAAGTGGAATATGCTAACATACAACGCATAGATGCGTGAATTAAATCTTCTGGGTTTTGTTTTTTCAAAAACTCTACTAAATGACGAACGGCTCTCCACGTATGTTCTTCTGGCGGAATTTGCTTCCACGTATTATTAGGATACTTTCTAGCTCCTTTAGTTAATCCTTCAGCTATCATATCTAACCAGAACGGATCTAAATATCTATATTCATTTAATTCCGGAGTTTGAATATATTGATTTTCTAGCTTCTGATGTTTATAAGTTATAAAATCTTCAACTACTTTGCTGACCTCATCAACAGATGAACTTATAGATGTTTGTTCATCGTTAAAAGAATCATAAAACTTATATACTTTAGCTAACTCTCCTGTACCAATTTCAATTTCTAAGTGTGAACCGTCGTTTTTATCGTATTCTAATTGAATTGTCCCTAAAGGAGTAGGAAAAATTTCCGGTTGGATTTCTAATACGGATAACAAGCGTCTAATTTTGTTTATTAGTTGTGTTGGAAAGGCTTTCGCTCCATTATTATTCCAGTTAGTAGGAAACATAGCAATCTGAGATAATTTTTCTAAATTTTCTTCTCTTGTAATCATTATACTATACAACATCCTTTCTTAGAAACAAAAAGCGACAAAGATAATTCTTGTCGCTAATCTATTATAATCTTATATTTAATTAACTTTGATTAATTGTTTTTTTAGTTCGTCAACGTCTGGGAATACTTTATTAACGATAGAATATCTATCAGAATTTAAAATTTCATATAAAGCTTTTTGAGGATTGATTTCAGAGCTACAAACCATTTGCATTAGATTTGTAGAAAATCCTGATAAAAGAATAAGACCGTTTTTATTTTCCTGCATTGGAATCTTAGCATTATTCCAAGCATCTACATTCCAGAATATAAGCTTAGGAAGCTCATATCCAGCTTTTGTAAACTTATCTCTAATACCGTCGAATAATGTTTCATCATCAGATTGTGCGTTCATGGCATAATCAAATCCCATATCGGAAATAATTAAAACATTCTTAGGTAAATCTTTTTGAGGTAGTTTGTTCTTTTTAGCAGTTCTTAAAATAGTATTAAAAACAGCTTCAATGTTTGTATTGCTACAATCATCATACTTATATAAAGCTGTCATCTTATCAAATAACGTATCGGCTCCAGATAAATCAACAATTTTAGGCTTAGAGCTAAACGTAATAAACTTATCTTTAAAATAGCCTTGATTGTTTTGAGCGCAATACAGAGTTAAAGAATCAGCTATATCTTCAACCATATATCTACTTCTACAGTTACTATTGCTAGGTAAAAAAGTAAACATAGAGCCTGAACCATCTCGAACAACTAACGTATTATTGAAATTATCTACTGTTTTTAAATTATTCCACATAGCTTCTACTGTTTCGTCTAATTTATCTAGCATATTGTAATAAACAGCACGATATTTAGATACTATTTCATATGGAAAAGTAGCGTTAGTATTAATCTTAACTTTTCCTTGCTTTAACGATTCAAGATATTGTCGTCTACGTTCTTCATCGTGTTTAAGAAATGCGTTCTTATATTTTAAATTGGCTTGAGAAGGAACAGCTTCATAATTGATTTCTTCCCATTTATTAGCAGAAGCATATTGTTCTACTAATTTAAGATGCTGTCTTAATGGACGTAAGAAATTCTTATAATCTCTTTCATCCTTAAATCCTAAACTTTTCATAAGCTTAGTTTTAATTTGATAATCTTTCTTATTGTATTTAACAGCAGGCATCCATTTAGCAAGTAATGAAATTTCTTTGCATTCTGATAAAGCTGTATTATCATGTATCAACTGTTGAGCAATAGCAATAACTATACTATACTCTATATCTTCTTTTCTACCATTAGAAATATTTGTATCTTGTTCGATATTAATATATAAATCTATTAAATCTTTCCATCTACCGTACTCGGCAATTTGAAGACCTTTGATTATATCTTTAGAATTGATATCTGTTTTTGTTAATAAGTCTTTAAGTAGACTAATAAAAGCATCTCTTTCTCCAATGCCCTGACGAATATCTCTTAAATATAATAACCATTTTAAAGCATAGATAGGTTCTTCTTTTAAAGCTTCATAATAATCAAACCATGCTTGTTTTAAAGTAGTTTTATTTCTTAAAGAAGAAACTTTAAAGTTTAAATCTACTAAAGGAGATTTACTAGTTGAATACATTGTAGCACCATTAATAGAATAATCTAGTTCATCTTGTTTTAATGCGTTTAAGAAATCAAAGCTCATATGTTATATTTCTCCTTATTTATATATGATTGTGAACATAACAAAAGCCGCAGAATACTGCGGCTAATATTTGCAATAATGATAATCGTCTAAACACAAAATAGAAAAATCTTTAAAGGGATTTTTAAATGACAGCATCACAAATATCTATATTCAATAGACACTAATGACACTTAATACATATTGTGGAAGATAGTATCGTCTTTTTACCATGTTTTATCGTAACAAAAAAGATTGCTGTATGTGTTCATCTAATTATCTTTTTTGTGCCGTTAGCTTATTTTTGAGCATAACGACTATAGCGTCTAAACACAAAATATTGTAGAACTGTTTACTCTTGAGTATTCGATTAAAATTGCTGTATGTGTTCATCTGCTATTATATATTTTTAACTAGACGCATAAAAAATGTGAATAGTAATCAGCTATTCCTTGCTTAATTATGTGATATGTATAAAAAATTGCTGTTAGCGTCCAAAATATATCAATATTATTAGATATCTAAAAAGATAAAAGAGCGACATTTTTATCTGCCGCTCATAGTCAAGGAGTATTTGTTCATTTTTTCCAGACATCTATCTTTATTTTAATTCATCTTATTATTGCAAGATGAAGGAGTTAGCTTGAAATAGTTACATCTGATTATAACTATTTCATCTTGAAAGGAAAATCTTTTACAGTTTTGAGCAACAAAAAAGAATTTATATTATGTTTACAAAAACTAATATATCATATGTTTATAATATAGTCAACATATTTTGTTAGAATATTTTAAATTATTTGTAATTTAGCTTTTCTTACGCCAAAGTTAAGAGCTTCATTTGTAGCATTACCAAAAAATATATCTATTCTATTACCATTAATAGCCGCACCTGTATCTATAGCTGTATAAATACCATTATATTGTTGTGCATCTTCATCTTCAAACATTATTCTTACTTTACTTCCTAACGGAATTACATTTGGGTCTACTGCAATAGCTCTTGCACTCCACAAAGAATGTCCTGATAAGTCTACTCCTGATGCGGTAACGCCATATCCTTCTTCTCCTTCATATTTACCACATGATTCTGGAGACAAATCATATGCTGTTACCGTTACGTCTAAAATGCGTTCTGTACCTCTTGAAACTTCTTGTTGATGTCTTTCTAATTGTTCTTTTAAAGCTTTGTTTTCTTGGATTAAAGCATCTAGCTTTATCTGTTGTTCATTCAAATCATGACCGCACTTAATGATTTCATTTTGAAGTGTATCTATTATCAGCTTTTCTTTAGTATTGTTATTATGTTTAATCTCGTTAATCTGATTAGAGTAATAAACAGAAGTCCCTATTCCTGTAACTAAAGAACTAACTAATGCAATAGATACGGCTTTCTTCTTGAACCCATTCGCTAGTGTCATTAAATCACCGTTCCTTTATATTTATTTTTTATATGCATACTTTATAACATTACGCAATATATCGTTTTAATTTATAAATTTTATAATATGGAGTTTTTGGTTCTCCTTTAAGATGGTATCCACTATTTTTCTGATAATATTCTACTGTTTTAATCTTATCTTTATTCTCTTCCCACCATTTAGTGATTAATTCTTGAGCTGGAACTTTAAGATAAGTCTGTATAACTTGTACATTTGCTTTTGTTTCTACACGATATTGTACATACTCAGTATCGGGTCTAATAATGCGACTATTTGCATTAATATTACATACATGGCAAATATCTTCTATAATATGCGCATGTGGTAATTTTCTTAAACTATAAAGACCCATTTTAGCAGCTAGTTGCGCTGGTGTTAACGCTCCATCTGCAATAGGAGTCTCCATACGTTTTCTTAAATCAGAAATAGAATCATTCAAGTATATGCTGTGAGCTTTTTGTTTTTCTTGTTCTGTACTAATGAGTTTCATCTTATTGTCTTGTTCTTCTAACCTATTAATACAAATACGTAAGGCGTCATAAATGCTGTTGATGTTTGATTTAGCATAGAAATATCCATTTAAAAGCTGTCTTTGAACATCCCAACTTAAAGAATCTTTAAAACTTTTACATAGTAAACAATAGCCGCTTTCTGTTAAAAGATAATAACTAAAATGCTTATTATCTGGATTAATCTCTAATTCGGATAAAATACGATAGTTTGAGTTTTGCAATTCTTCTTTGCCTTTTTGTCCTACAAAATGAAAATAATCGATATTCTTAATAAAATAACGTTGATTACGGGCAAAGTTTCTACGAGATGTGCCTTCAGCTTTCTGATGCAACTTATCTACAACATCAAATGTTACAACACGAGTACCGTTGTACTCTCTAATAGCTAATTGAGTTCCATCTGTTAAAACGAAAGTTTCCATAATAATTAATCCCTTCTTATTAGAAAAATTTATAATATTCTTTTTATTAAATAGTTAAAGCTAGTAAAAATAACAACGTTAAAGAGAATGGTATACTATATTTCTTAATTTTTCTCTTAAAATGCTGTTCTTTTTCATGTTGTTCGTTAAAATAAGTAAACCACGGTATGTATTTTACCATGTTTACGTCGTTCTTCCTTTTAATAATATAACATCCCTTATCTCTTGTAAACATAATATTGTTCCTTTCATTAAAGAATCATATGATTATCTATCTGTTTTAAGAATATCCTTATACCTTTTTACAACTTCTTCAGCTTTATTTTGAGCTTCTGCACACGTTTTAAAGCAATTTTTAGCTAAATAATAGTTTAAATCTGCGGTTTTGTTACGCCATGTTTTAATATATACAGAACCGTTTTGTTCTACTATCCAGTATACATTACCATTTTTAGGGACAAATGGCTTTTCAATATTAATAACGTTATCATTGTCTGTTGTTTCAGATGAACTGTTAAAGTAGTTTTTAATCTTATCTAAAGTAAACAATATACAATTTCTCCTTTCTTAATATATATCTATATCATTGTTTTGTTTGCGTAGATGTATACTGTTAAATCAGTATCTCTAAGACTTGGTGTTAACGTATTGATAATCAAAGTATTAACTTCTTTCCAGTCCAGACCTCCATTTCCGCAGCCCAACATAGGAATGGCTATACTTTTTAAGTTTAAGTTTTTAATAAGTTTAATAAGGCTAATAAGACCATCTTTAACATATTCTATTTTAGAAGGATTACGCCAATTATTCTTAGTCGGAAAGTTTATGATAATCTTATTTTTTTCTTTAAAATAGTGAAGATGACCTGGTATTAATTTTTTGTTGTAGCAAACTGAACGATAAGAGTTAAACATATTAGGATACTGCTTTTTAAACTGCAAAGCTATACCTTTACCCATAACACCAACACAATTTACAGTATTAACTAAAGCTTCTGCATCAGATTTTAATAAATCTCCTTGTACATAGTTAATCTTCATTGTTGTTATCATCTCCATTGTTTTTATTAAATTTTTCTAATACCATAGGAACTATTAACATGAAAAAAATTCCTATTGCTGCTCCTGTGCAAACAGTCATAATCGTATAATTCTTTAATACATTATACGATACTTCTGTATAATCTAAAAAAGCATAAGCAAATAAACGACTTATTAAAGCTAAGCTAAGCATATTACAAATTGATAATATAAAAATTATTATAATCTTTTTATTTACCATGTTTGATCTCGCCGAAACACTTCTTTACCAAAATCATCTATAATATAAAAATTATGATTTACGCAACAGAAGTACTTATTGATAAATCTAATAAATCTACTATACTCTTTAGCTGTTTCTTCAAAACATCTATCTCTTAAATCTCCTACAATAGTTATACAAAAATCGTTTTCGTATTCATGACATTCTCCATTCTCATCTATACAAGAGCTTGTAGTTCTAGGAATATGGTTAATGAAAACAAAAGCATCTTCTTCACTACCTGTAATTTTAGGAGCATGTTTCATAATAGATTTAATATCTTTTAATGGAGTATCTGAATCGTTGTTTTTAGCTATTATAATTGATTGTATATGCGTCCATATGCTCATATAGTTATTTCCTTTCTATATTAAATGCCGTTTAATATTATCTCTAATGAAAACATCTGGTTTTTCTTTTCCTTCTTGAACTTTTTGTAGATATTCTAATTCAGCAGTTATATATAACTCTTTTAATCTATTTTTATCTGTTAATATATCAGCAGAATTGTTTTTAGCTACAATATACAACACTCTATCCACAAACGTTTTAGTTTGATAATGCATTGCTATTCCTTTGCTTATTTTATTTAACCACCATTTGTACTCATTAGAATAGGAAAAGTTATTTTTCATATAAACTTTACCAGCTCCTAAAAAATCACAAATAAGCTCTAAAACATATTTAAAAGGCATTTGGACAGGTTCTCCACCATCATCAAAATTGTCAATCCACATTGCATAATGATGAGGATTTCGTCCTCTATGATGAAACCAAGCTTTTGAATACCCATTTTCTTTTTTTTACATTTATTGATAGGTGAGTCTTTGCCGTTAGCATATTTAATAGACTCCATAAATTCAGTATAGCTAAACTTAGATATGTCATGAAAAATTCCTTGTTTATACAGTCCAGCTTTAAAACAATAATATCCTACATACCATTTATGAATCAAGACTGTACGAACATGAATTAGAATTTTACACAATAACATTATACTTTAATCCTTCCTGACGTTATAAAACAATGTAAAATAAGGCAGCTAATAAGCCATAAAGATACTATATAAGCTTCTTTAGACAATATATCTTGAAATAGATAATTCCAAATAGGTCTTAATAAAAATTCTATACCGCTTACTAACAATAAAAGAACTGCTATTTTAGAAATAGTTTCTCTCATTAGAATATCTACCTCTCTTCTTTTAAAAGTCCAAGATCAAACCAAAAACTAGATACTATATCAGGGGATTTCGAAATGGAGACATAAAACCATAAGTTATCATAATTAGTTGTAAGAACAATACAATCACCTCTTGATATATTTTCTGGATTGGATACTGCTATTCCAATTACTTTTTCTTGTCTAAACATTTCTGCCTTTGCGATTTCCAATCGTAATTCTTGAAAGACCTCTGGAATTTTATCTATACTTGTATTTCGATTATGAACATCAATTAAAGATTTCTCTTGATTTTCTTGTTTTATAACTTCTAGCTGTGCTCTTAATTGTTTTAATTCTTTTAACCACTATGCTAATTGTTTGTGTTCTCTAGCACAATTTGAACAACATTTTTTTGATTTTTCTTCGCAATGCTTAATAGCTTCATTCAGTGTCGTTTATTCACTTCCTTGTTCTATATGTTCTGTCTTTGGAATAATAGGAAAAGATTGGATATCGGATAAAGTTATTTTCATATTAAATATTTCCTTTCTTAAACGTTAGGCTTTAATACATTTAACTGAACCTCTTACGACTAAAGTCGCAGATTCCTGGTCAATATTCCTAACGAAATAAGTATCTTTAAGCTATCTCCGTAGTTCCTACGATTCTTGTATATTTTTCTAACTCATGATTTTAATCATGAATGTACGGCTTCACTATAATTAGTCGTTATTGACTTTTTATCTATTTATCTTTGTAAAATTGTTGCTTTATCTTTGTATTCATTCCATAGTTTTTTAGGTATACAATATAAAAAATCATCTTTTATATCATAAGTAGTTTGGTCTGAAAGTAATACATAATTTTCTTGGAGATATTTCATTACGTCTTTATCAGACATTAAACTTACTTTATCAGCACCTAACTCGCTAACTATAAGCTGTCTTGCTTTTTTACTTTGATTCGTGTACATAATATTTCATCACCTCTTAATCTGTCTTCCATTCTGAACTATAAAATCTAGGCATACCTTTAGACAACATATAGTTTTGATAACCATCTAAGTCTTTAATAATGTCTCCCTTATATGAAGCTAACTGTACACGACCTAAACTTAGCATCCAAATAGCAGGATGATTTTTAAACCAAATGCCATCCCATTTGGAAGTCCACGTTAAATAAATAGTACGAGCCATTTTTAGATTTCCTTTCTATTATCTAATTGTTTTCGCCATAATCTTTGTAGATAATCTGGTGTATTAATTGAATTAGCTGTTTTTAGCATTTTCTCTATTAAACATGACATATTAATAAGTTGTTCTATTTTAATCTTTTTGGTGCGCTTAGAATATATTTGCAGAGAGTTTACTTCTGATAATAAAACTTCTTTCATAGCTATTAAAGACATTCTTTGAAGATTTTCTTTCTCTTCACAATACGCTAACAAATCTTCTAATAGTTCATCGCCATGAATGTCGGTACTTTTTATAGATATTTGAGAATGCGATGTATTATTGTCTTCGTTAATAAATTCTACTTGAAAGTCTTTAACATAAGTTTCAGGATATTTATATTTAATCTTTATAATCATATTAATCATTAATCACTTTCTATTAAGTTAAAGAGTATGTATATTTTTTATGAATACCTTTAACTTGTCGTTGAAATCTTTTATATTAAATTCTTTATTGTTATAGTAAAAACTAAATGTAACAAGAAAAAATAACACTATTCTCATTATCTCTTCATAATCATTAACTATTACGCCATAATTATAACATATAGTGTTTTTCTGTTGTGTAATCTCTATATTTAATAAATTAAAACGATTATCATCTAAAGCAAACAGTATTCTATGTTTACTACTATGAAAGACATTTTTATTATATAAAATAATATGTTCACAATCTCTTCTATACTTTCGAATAAATTGATAAAACTGTATTAAACGCATAGTTTCACTTTCCTAAAATTGTCTTATAGAGTTCTTTTATCATTGAAAGTTTGTTGTATTTACATAACAAAGACAAAAAGAAACATTCTTTATCGATTTGCTTTTTTGGAAAATAGTCAGAAACTTCATAGATAATTTCATCAGAATATTTAACAGTAAACATAATCCAAAACATAGTAGCCATTTCAGAACGAATAATAGTAAGTACATCTATTGTTAATACATAATCTTGTTCTTTATAAATCGTATGTTTACTACAAGAATAATAACAAAGACAATTTTCTATTGTATTTAGAACATCATTATACAGCTTCTTATTTTCCTGATAAAAATCTATTAATTTCATGATTTTACATACATGTATTGAATAACAGATGGTCCTTCATAGATTTTATTAATACGTTTGTTATCTTTATTGATATACCAAACATGTCGATGAGGAAACACTTGTACTTTATATAATCCTTCTCCGCTTAAATCTACTGAAACTTTTAATTCTTTAGTATTAAATTCTCTAACAACTTCATATCCTTGATTTTGAGCTAAAGAGTATAAGATACTACTATTTAGATTTCGTTTTGTATCTTCTTCGTCAATAGATGTATAAATATTAACTAATTCTGTATTATTATCAGAATTTTGAAATGCAGTTTGAAATTGTTCTTGAGTTAAATTAAACTTAGTTACGACGTAATGATATTCTAAATTATCATTATCGTCATTAAGAGGCTCTTCCCATGTTATAGTAAGCCCCATATTAGCCACAGATAAGTTAAGAGACTCAATCCTATTAGGAGCAATAGAAATATTGTATACGGCTTTCTCAGGACGTCTGATGCGTGCTCCAGATTCTAACTGAGCAGATACTGCGACTTGCAAAATACCACTATGAGAAACATAGTAATCAAAATTAGTAGTATCTTTGTTAACATATAAAAACACAGGTTTTCTATCTTCTTCTTGAACCATTAATACATATCTATCTAATACAGAACTTTGAACTGGCTCCCATGTAATATGAACAAGTCTTTTATTAGATTTATCTTGCTCTATTAAGACAATAGGAACTTTATCAGGTTCTATGCAATAAGTAAGTTTAACATTAACAGGGTCTTTAGAACGATTCATACGAGTATCGTAAGCAGCTATCCAAAAACTAATATCTTTAGCCCAACCATCATCTTCATTGTAGATTCTATAATCTAAATAGTTTTCTGTTAAATCATCAGTGACAACCTGATTATTAGGAATGTTGCCTAAACGTGCATCCAGTTTCCAGTCTTTAGAGCATCTAATTTCATAATGACTAAAGTTTTCAAAAGTAGCTGCATCCCATGTTAAATGAATTAAAGTCTTATCTTCTTCATCAGGAACAGCTTTAAAACTGGTTATATTCGGTAAAATAGCAGTATTACCACTTTGATTACGCCAATAGTTTTGAATAGTATTAGAATAATCATATACGTTATCCAGATTTGTAGTTATATTAATCACTCTCTTTTCTTATTAAGATTTGAGATATACCGTAGAAATACTTCTTAGTTTTATTAATTATACCATACTTTCGCTCTAATTGCTTAGAATAATTAACTCTTTCTAGATTTAATTCTTTAATAAGCTGTGGAAGACAGTAACAACTATATCTTTCTTTAGTTTTGGCGTTAAATCCTCTAATAAAACCACAGATTTCCTTTTCTGTAGTATATCCTTGCTTATCTAATAATCTAATAGCAGTTCTTTTATATCTAGTATAGAATGTATCTACTTCTTTAGAAAGAGGTTTATCTATGCTTTGAGTATAATATAGATTTGCTATGTCTTTATTAGCTCTCACCGCTGCTTCTCTGCAAAAATGCTTAGCTCTAACATTATGTTTTTTATCATCACTAATAATTTGTTCAGCTCTTTCTAAAAGTTCAGTGGAAACTTCTGGTATGCTATAACAATTAATTCTATATTGTTTTGAACTTTTATTTTTTATCATCTTTAGATAATTTTTTAGTTTAATAGGGATATGCTCAGTCGTTAAACATTCTATTAAACCTACACGAGATAAAAATATAATACTATCGTATAAACTTTTACGAGATTTGGTTATGCCAAACGCTGGTAACTTATTTAATATTTGGTTTAAAGTTAAAAAGAAAATCACTTTATCTTGTCCAGAAATATCTACATCATAAACATAAGCACGAGCTAAATCTATCATCATAGTTAAAACGCCAAAAAGATTCTTTCTTTTTAACGTTTTATATACAAGTGGATAACTTTCTTGAAAAATGTCTGAATGGATAAAATCAGCATACTCTTCAAGCTTTTTGTCTTTACTAGATTGCCATTCTGATTCATAGTTTATATTAAACTTTAAAGCAATATATCGTTTAATCAACAAATGATTACTATTGGTAAGATGCTCTAGTAATTCTAATAAGTTATATCGTTTATCGCAACCATAACAATGATAAACATATTTTCCTTCTTTATCTATCTCTACTCGTGCCGAAGGATTATTGTCTTCGTGATTAGGAAGTATACAAGAAAAATGTTTCATAAGCGTTAATCCAAGAAATTTATCCATTTTTATGCTACCTGCTAATGAATAAAAAGTCTCTGGAGTGTTGATATATAAAGGGTTTGAGGCTTTATCGTCGATCGTGAGCACACTAACGTCTTTTATATATCTACATATATTATTAAGATCTACATAATTATATATATTATATATATTATACTTTAGTGTGCTCACTTTCCTTGTACTGCTTATAAAGCCTTTATTTATAAGGGTTCTTAACTGTTTTAAACTATGAGCATCTAATTTTTTAAGTTCTGCTATTTCTTTTATTATTTCTTTTAGATTATCAGAATAACATATTTGATTATTACTATTATCAGGTGCAATAGATATATTCTGTAATGTATTGATATCTTTTTGTTTATCAGGTTTAATAGATAATACAGTTTTCTTTTTAACTATTGCTTTATAGTCAGTATATACTATGTCTTTTCCTGGATAGAATATTCTACAACAATCTAAACTTTTAGTATCAGCTATCGTATAGCTATTAGAAGAAAGAACATTACAGATATGCTGCATGATTAACGAATATTCTTCTTGAGTATTAATCTTTTCATCTAAAGCAAATACTATTCTGTATCTATGATGTTCTTCTGTATGACTAAAAGTAGTATAAACTATAGCTGGTTTTAATTTATTCTTCTTACAAAGTTTAATTGCTTCCTGATAAGTAAGATAACTGTTCTCTTTATTAGAATTATCAATATCTATAGCTATAATCTGTTGATATTGCCAGTTTATTTTACGATATGACTTCTTATCATCTTTGATTAATCTTTTTCCATATCCAAAACTAATAGCACATTTTAAAGATAAGTCAGCTATTTGTTTTAAAGTTAATACTTTAGGATGGTCTAAGATATTATTTTTGATGATACCTATAGACTTAGAGGCTTCTTCTTTATCAGGAAAGATTTTAGGATAAACTAATATGGTGTATTTAAGTTCTTCTTGTTTAGTTTTCATTATATTTGACTTTCTGTAGTCCTCTCTACCAAGTTATTTTGTGTTTTAAGATAGATTATACTGAAATCAGATTAAATCTTCTGTATGGCTCTGAGATTTTGTTTAAACAGCGTTCTATCTTATTAGAACATATATTATTTTACAATATCTGTTCTATTTTGTCATCTGGGATATCTAAATCTTCAATTTGACCTTTAGCTAATTTATCAGCTAATTCATTACCAAAAATACCAATATGAGCTTTAATCTTCTTAAATGCTAATCTATTAAGATAAGGTTTCATGAAGTCTTTATAGTTTTGAGTAAGTGGCAGATTAGCTTTCCAATAGTTTTTAGCCCACTGTTCAATACCATCATAATCGTAGCAGATAACCATATCTTTATCAGTATGGTTATTTAAAAGCCATTGTACGGCTTCCATAGTAGCTACCAATTCTGCTGTTACTTGCCTTGAATTTCTACCATTAGTGTCAGTTGCACAACAAGTTCCATATATAGCTTTAATCAACTCACAATGATAAAAGATGGCTACACCAAAACCACAACGTCCTTTACAATAAGAACCATCTACGTAAGCATAATATCGATCATCATCTTTTTCGGATACGGTTATAAAGTCTCCTATGATATATTGGAAAGCGTCTTCTTCTGATTTAAAAGATTTATATAAAGCTCCTCTGATTCCCTTGACTTGCTTATAACATTCAGTCCAAGAATAAAATACACCTTTGTTGCGTCCTCTTTTCACAGCATAGTATTTTTTAGGCATAATGAATTTTCCTTTCTAAGATTTTGGGATTTAAAACCATCAAAAATAAGAGTAATAGGTAGATAATAACAAATAATGAAAAGGCAGGTTTTGAATATGAAAATAGAAACTAAAGAAAGTATAGAAAAATTTAGTTCTGTAATGAATAACTCTAGTGTATTTGCACGTTTTAGAGAATGGGCTAATGATAATATAGGATGTACTATATTCTTCGTAGGAGTCTTTCTGGCGGCTTTGTTTTCAAATGGATACTTTAATACTCATTTCGATTTAGATGCTCTCATAACGCTCTATGGAGTCGTATACGCTAAACAAATGGTAAGCTTTGGCATAGATAGTTCCCTTAATAGTACAAGAGGAGAAGCACCTGTTAACAGAAGAAAAACCAAACAAGAAGAACAAAAATAAGTTTAAGGCTAGTCTTAATATTTGACTAGCCTTTTTGTTTTAATACTTTAATCTTAAATCTTTTGCTCTGTTAATAACAACAAATCTAGATACCTGAAAATAATTAGCTATATCATCTATACAACCATGATACTCTTGAAAAATATCTTTAAACTCTTTTTTAGGCATTAAAAAACAACGAGTAAAATAGTCTGTCATTGTATATTTATTCAAATCGTTAAAAGAATAGAATCTATTTAGAGAAACACTTTCCCATGTAGAAGAATTCATTCTAAAACCTAAACACAAAAATAGATACCCTAATTCTCTTATTAAATCTATTTTTCTTCTTATTAAGTTATTATCGGGAAAAATAGCTATAACAAAATTATTATCATTTTTTTTAGATAGTGTTCCCATAGCAAAATTCTTTCTTTCGATTATTTTGCCGCCAAATGTTTTAATTAGACTATCTATATCTAATATAGGTATCTGAATGTCATATGCTTTGATGAGCTTATCTACAGTTTGTTCAATATATGCGATATCGCTTTTATGCAGCATTTTAAACACTCCAGTATCAAATATGACAATCTACAAGATAGAATAAGTCATTTTTATTAGAATTAATAAGAGATTCATTAAGTTCTCTAAGAGTTGGTTCAGAAATCCATTCACCATACTCATTTATATAAGCAAAAATATAAGGTTCAATACTTCTTATATTGTTTTTTAACTCCTCATACGTATAAGTTTTTATCGTTTCTTCAACAAAGTAATCAATCTTATAATTTATGAGTTCTAATAATGTATCTTGAGCTAGTTGACGTGGATATAGCTCATTTTGTCCATCTTTAACTTTAACTAAGACATTAACGTGCATATTATTATCCCTTTCTTGATTTAAATTATTAAACAATCCTATTTTGTCAAAATATTCATCGACAGACATTCCATCTATTTTAGTAATGCCATCTTGTGATAGCTTATTTGGAATATCGTATTTATCTAATAGTTCATCTAATATTTTAAACGCTTTGTTGTAATCTATTTCTTTATATTTCACTATATTTGTTCTTCTTCTGATACATAACTATTAACAAAAATTTCACAACTTCTTATAGAAATTACTTTATTTGTTTCATAATTAACTTTAAAAATATACCATGTTTCTACTGAATCGGTACTGATTGTATCATAATCTATACCTTGTTCAGTAGCTTCTTCTAATGTATCGTATGGACCATCACAAGAATTAATATCTAACATATCGTTACGAGCCAAATCTACACAATATTTAAATGGTGTAACATAATAACCATAATTATTACTATCTTTTTCCATTTTTATTATCTCCATTAAGAAATGTATAAAAATTATTATATATTTCTTCCTTTCTCAAATTAAGTTCTTCTTTTGTTGCAGCAATATTATTTAATCTTTTATCTATTAGACATTCAATACACATTGGATTAAAAATCATTTTTACGATATTTTTTTCTGCTGCTTCTTCTTCAGGGCTAAATGAAACAAATTTATAGTAAGTATCTCCATATTTAGGAAATGTATTATTAATTTTTGTTTGTTTATCATATTCCGTCTTCGCTAATTGAAAAGCACGTTCTAACAGCTCATTATCAGTTTCATCCTTAAACCGATTAACCTCGTAATGATTGCTATCTTTTACTTGAATAGAAATTTTATCATTATAAATTTCTATTGACATATTGTAATTCTTATCTATGTTTTTATCCTGTTTTAACTCTTCATCTTTAACTTTAATTAATGAATCTGCCTGAACATAGTAGCCAGCTTTTTCATCTACATAATAGATTTCATTAAAGTAGGCTCCGTTATAATACATTTCTGTATTGATGACAATAGCCGTTTTATTTAATAGGTTTACCATCTTTTTTTCTGGATCATAATATTTTGTATATGCTTCACCATTATGACTATTTATAATAAATCTTACAGAAGATTTTAACTTAACTTTATCTCCAACTTTAAAATTAGGCATATGATAATTCCTTTCTTGATTATAAATATTTTTTATAATTTGTGTTATTAGGATTTAAAAGATAATATACATTTCTACTAATAGTTAAACATCTAGCAGCAGTATATCCTGTTTTACATAATAAAGAGCAAACTAAATAAACTAAAGAGAAAAAACTGTTTTGTTGCATAATATATTTTCCTTTCTAAAATTATTTAATAGCATGGTATCCAAAAAGCATCTACTCCACAAACAGGATTTACAGAAGCTCTAGTATATAAAACAGAAGGATATCCATTTAACATGAAAATACTATAAGTAATGTACGCATTTAGGATATCTCTATTAACAGTTTCTATTTGTTCAGTAGGCTGCTCTATATACTCCTGTATTAAATAGTCTGATAGTTTATATAATCTATTTCTACATTCATTCATGTTATTAAAAATTTGAATACCGTCGCCTTCTCTACCAAATATAGGTTTAGCTATTACTTTTCTATTAAATTGACTACTTCCGTTTAATGTTTTAGGAATAAACGACATACCAAATAGATACTTAAATAATTCTTTATTTTGTAAGAAGATACTACCTGGCGGATTTATTAGTTTCACAATATCATTATAATGAAACTCTATTAATTTCAACCCTACTGAATAACCATCTTCGCTTATATCATTAATCATCATTTCAACTGGATGAAGACGATACAGAACATCAATCATATTATCTTCAAAATAAACGCCGCATCTTTTATCGTCATCATAGATTGCTAATTGTGATAATGGTACTAAAAAAGCATTGTATTCTTTATGAGTATTAAATCTTTTAAAGTTTTCATATAGATATTGAGTATTAGCCCAATCTTCTATATATTCATCAGAAGCAGCAAAGGTAATATTGATAGTTGTATAGTTATGTTTAAGCTTAACTTTATTACATTCGTTTATAAAGATTTCAGCTAATCGTTTATTAGCTACATATTCTTTATCTTGATTCGGAATGGCTATGAAGTTACCATAAAACGCTTCTGGAATAGCACATGGGGTATCAGCATTAGCTTCTATTAATCTATAATCGTTATCTAAAGTCTTTACGAAATCAAATCTGAGTATGTTAGAATATAAATCTTCTTTAGTCATAATCTTCTTAAAAACAAATTCGTTTCTAAAGATAAACGGGTCATCTCTTTCAAAATCAAATTGAATTTCTTTAAGGATTCTCTTATACGCTTCTTGAGCATAACTTATTAATAGATCTTTATTTTTTATTTCTAACATAGATTTTGTTGGATAGTAATAATCATATTCCTTATCATATAGATATGGGATTACATCAGTATTTAAACTATCTATCCATGTTCCTGTATTAAGATGCGGCACTTTTACTTACACTTCCTCTCGTTCCTCCATTACCTATACCAGTTTTACCGGTAACAGATTGATTTGTAGTTATTCTTTTATCAGGTGATATGTTTTGTTTAGGTCTTTCTGTTTGTTTTGGCGGTTCTATATCTTTAACATTAATATCTGAACTTGTTGATGAGTTATTGCTAGGTATAGTAGTAGGTATTCTTCTTTCATAATTGTCATATGATGATGGATAGTTATTGTTATTATTCATGTTATTTCCTATCCAAGAACCTAAGAATGAACCCCAGAAAGCATTTTCAAAACTATCGTCATCATGTTCTATTTGTTGTGTAGTAGCTTGAGTAGTTGTAGGAATAGATGATGACGTAGAAGTATTATTCTCACTATCATCATCTAAACTACAACTAACCGCTAATCCTGTTGCGATAATAGTTAAAGTGGCTATTATCGCTATCTTTTTAAAGTCCATACAAAAACTTCTTTCTATTATGGATGCTCAATACTATCTAAAAAATGCTTATGTTCTAGATTTCTTTGTTTTAATTCTTCTAACCAGTCAGCTATTTGAAAGAATTCTTCAGAACATCGTTCATATTCAAAACACCAACTACAGCTATAAGCTTTTTCTCTACATTTAGTAATTGCTTTATCTATGTTAGCAAATATATTGTCACCTCATTTATTTTTAACTTTTTGCCATCCATTTTTTAAAGCCTGCTCTATTAAAATAGTCTGAGCTTCTCTTACAGTTTTACATAATTTATTCTTTTTTGTTTCCCAGCGTTTAGGTTCTCCTATATTATTAGGATTGTCTAATTTTCTATATATTGTATAGTATTGTTGCTTTCCTTTCTCAAATATTGAAATATAATACAGATAACCTTTATCGTCTAGGAATGTATACATGATTTATTTATAACCTTCTTTCAATTCTTTTTCTTTAATTGTTTGAACAATTTCATTTGCTGGTAATTTGCAGTACACTAATAAAGCATATACATAATCGTAGCCAAATTTATTAATCATGAACTTATAAAAGTCTTTCTTCTTCTTAATAGATGACATAGGCATATTAAAAATAAGAAACGAATCGTTATACCCATATTCTATAGAAAAATCTTTAATTCGATATAAACATGAGCTATTATCTGATTTAGCAGCTTCTAATAAAATACAATCTTTCTTCTTTTCTTGTTTAAGAATGGCTACAATATCTTTATCTACACTTACTTTTAATATATTTATTAGATCTTGTGTAGATAATCTATTAACAAATAACATTATATACTACCTTTCATATGTGATTTTTTATATTCTTTGACTTTATCATGAATAAACAATATAACGTCTTCTGTACTGCCTGAATCATCAAATTCGCACTGGAGTTGTCGGCAAATATCATTTGTTAGATTTTCTACTTTATTAGGATTTAAAACATCTTTCTCAGATGCGTACATGTATTCTATTTCTTGTTTAATAAAATCTTTATCCCATAAAAGATGAAAACAATTTGTATCGTCATAAATTTCTACATTAGGTTCAAGTGTTTTAATAAAGTCTTTAACTTTTTCTATATTGCTATCATTTATAAGATAAGCACCAATAAACATAATAAAATCACATTCTTTCTTTAATATCTGGATGATAGTTCTCTACGTATTCTTCAATATAGTAACGAATAACTTGATATGGACTAATCACTGAATCATAATTTACTTTAAAATTATTTACTACATATTCAACTATAATGTCTAACTCTTCTTCATCTACGCTATCAATATAGAAATCACCTATAACTTCTTCAAGAATTGCTGTAATATAATCTTTATCATATATCAAATGACAGCAATTATCATCTGTACCTATAGTAGCATTAGGAGCATTTTTTTTTATATATTCTTTAATTTGTTCTACTTGTTTAGCAGATAAATTATTATAAGCACAAATAAACATTATATCAAATCCTTTCGTTATCAGTCATCATGTCTAATAAATCTATAATATTATATTTCAGTATTAATCTAATATCATCTTCAGATAAAGACTTTAGAAAAAAGAACTTTAATAGTTTTATAACTAATCTTTTTTTCTTTTAAAGACAGCTGGCTTATAATATCAATACATTGATTTATTTCTATAGTAGATTTTCTCCTCATACTGTTATCTTAATAAACAAAACACAGCTAATACACAACCAACAACGGCAACTCCCGCAATAATGTTTCGATATAACTTAAACTTTTTAGCTCTATCTTTAAGATAGTTTAAATCTGCTTTAAACTGTTTATCTAAATTTCCATCCATTAATATTTGTACCTTCTTTCTATTAGATAATATTTGGTAAAAAATTGTTTTTAATATCGTTTAAATCATATTTATCTTGAAACATATTGTATAAAATATATACTGCTTTTTGTTTATCATCATGCATTGTTAATCTAGAATATATTTTCATAATCGCAATATCATTTTGTAGTTCTTGCAAATATAGAATAGCAGTATTTATATCATTAAAACTTAAATCATTTTTCATAGAACCTTCGCCACACCATAACCAATCGTACTTTATCTTTAAAATATTGCATATACTTAAAGCTATAGTCTTTTTTAAAGGTACTTTATCTTTTTCTAGCTTCCATATTGTAGCACGACATACATTTAGTGCTTCTGCTAATTCTTCTTGAGTTAAACCATGCTTTTTTCTAGCATATTGTAATCTTTTACCAGGTGTACTTTTTATTTGAATATATGACATTTTATCATCCTTTTATTATACTAATAGCTTTTAAAAGCATTATTTTATTATCTTCAATTAAATCTTCAAGCCATCCAACAATATCGCCAAGCATATAATTTTCAAACGGCTCCCAAATTTCTAATCTTTCATCACCATCTTCAAATTCAAATGCGAAACAAAAATTATCTTTTTCACATTTATCATAAATAAACTCTATTGGATCTTTGGGGAAATCATCATCATCTACATTGCAAAAAAAGAAACGATATGCACTATTTTTTGCAATTTGTTCTATTAATTGCTTTTGTTCTTCTGATAAATTATCCATTGTCGTTGAAATATCAATCATTTATATCATCCTCATCATTATTAACCTTGTTAGGCTTTATTCTATCATGCCCAATATCAATATTTATAATGCCATCTAAAAATGAATAGTTTGTAGGCTCAATGATTATACTATATTTGCGACCGTGAAGAATAGAAAATAAATATGTTAAACCGATAATAGGCAGCATCAATACTATAATAAATAAAGCTAATACAAGCATAACTACATTTTTAATAGACTTAAACATAAATTATTCAACCATTCCTTTAAGTATCATATCTTTTAAAATATCAGGAATTTGTACATAAACATCAAAACAGCTTCCATCATAATTACCTTCAGTATATTTATTAGTATAAATCGTGCCGTCTATTTTTAATACATGTAATCCTTGATAAGAATATGTTTCTTCTACTTCTAAATCATTATCTGTATCAATTTCATCGTCGTCATCATAATCTACTGAACGCCAATAACCGTTAAAATCAATCTCATCATCGGTAAATCCCATTTTAAATAAATCATTCATGTATTCTTTCTTTACTCTCATATTGTTTACTCCTTTTTCTTCTAATCATTTACTTTCCTAATTCTGGACACATAAATAAATTGAAACAAATCTTGTATAGCTGAACAAAGACTACTATCGTATTTGTTATTTTCTAGTATACGATATAAAGTCATAAGCATACCCCTTATGTCTCCGTTTAATACAGGTTTAATAATTATATCATATCCCATAAAACGTACACTTTGAGATTCTTCAACTATAGGGCTAAACGTAAAACCGTCAAAAAATTCATAAATTGTACTATTAAGTTTAGTACATATTGCATCTTGCAAAGTGATATTCATATCATGTTCTTCATTTAAGATATAATAAACATAAATAACTTTAGCTAGTTCATCTATAGCATGTTGGTATTGAATATAATATTGGTTATAACTATACACACTTAAATTTGTAATAGCTTTAAGAGTATTTACAACGACATCTTTGCTCATATCAACTTGAATATAAATGCTATAATACGTGTTATCACTACTAGTATAATTTACATTATATTTACCTTTATTATTGATTAATGTCTGGGCTAAAAATTCAATATTAGAAAACGCATCTATCTTAGTTCTTATAATTGACGGTAGACAGTTATGCAAAAAATCGTACATATTGGTGCTTTTCATAACTATTTCCTCCTATATTTTTCTTGTATCATTAGCGATACGTTTTTGATCTTTCTTAAAAGCTAAATGTTTGTAGTTAGCTAAATTATAATCTTTACAGAATACATAAAATAAAATTTTAGCAGCACGATTCTTATCTTTTTCAGTTAATATAGAAATAATCTTGGCAGCATCACTACTATAATAATCTTCTAGGAGCTTTGTTATATATCTTGAAAGCTCTATAGGGTCTGTAAGATTATCAATATTAATGCCAGTATCTTTATATAGCTTATTTACAGACTTATCATATTCTTTAGTTTCATCGTCAGTTATAATTACCATAAAATTTCATTCTTTTTTATTAGGAAATATTATTAAGCTTAATTTTCATGCCAGTTTTCATATCTTCCCAATACTCAAATTCATATTCCTTCTGTGTATAAATCTTTAAAGTTTTTAATGGAGAATAGTTTTGTTTAGTTTCTATAACTTTTAGTTCAGGTCTTAATATAGTATAGTCTTTGATGCGAACCTTATCGCTTACTAAGTCATCAAAGATTCTATCTGATAAGATAGCACAAATTACAGTACAGTTATACTTTTGAGCCAGTTCTAATATTTGTCTACCTTCCAATACTCTAGGCTGACAAGGATATACACATACATTGTAATCTTTATAGAGTTTCTTTAAAGTAATATAGCCTTCTAACGCCATATTATGTCGGTTAACCCATAACACTCTTAGTTCAGGTTTGCGAACATCATCTTTTTTCTTTTCAATAACTTTTGTCTCCTTTCGTCTAATTGTTTTTCTAATACTTTTAATTTTCTTAACTAACTTCTTAAACATATAACATTATACTATTTCCTTTCTTTTAAAATGATTTTAACGAACAGCTATAGCAAAATCAATAGCCATTTGCTTACAATCTTCTAATGTTTTAGCGGTCCACTCTCCTTTACCAGGATAAATATCATTAATTTTATACCAACCTTCTCTATAAATATATTCATTTGTTTCTGTTAAACCAACAGCTTCTTCTACCATAATTTCTACAGAAACACAATCATTAAATTTCATTATACGAGTAGTGTCTCTACTATATTTATACCAATCTAAAACGGATTGATAAATTTCATCTAAATCTTTACTTTTATAATTAATATCTCCTTTTTTGACTGTATGTCCAATATTAAAACCTTGTATAGCTCTATGACTCCATCCATACCATTTATTAGTTTTATTACTAAAACCAATACTACAAATTTTTTTAGTATCACAAATCAATTCTGGAGCAATTTGAGCATCAATAAAATAGTTAATTAAATAATCATCTGATCCTATTACTCCAACAAGATCTAATTGACTATTTCTTACTACATTTTTTTCTTGTACTGAATATTTATCTTCATCTGGATAATTCCAACGTTCGTTATATAAAAATAAATATGGAGAAAGATTTTTAATGAAACTTCTTTTGTCTATAAATAATTTATTTTTCTTTTCATATTTTTTTAATCTATCTTCTTCTTCTTTTGTAGGTATTCTACTTATATTCTTAATCATAGAATTATCTCCTTACTTATAAAAAATCTTATCTGGCGGTATATCATTAAATTCCCAATCATCTGGAGTATAAATTTCATTATCAATATCGTAAAAGCCACAACGATCTTGATGTACTCCTAAAAATTTACAATTATTACAGTTATTAGTTATATAATGTTCTTTACAATATTCTTTTATTTTTATAAGAGTATTAACTGTATCATCTTTTTCTTGTATTTTTTCTGTTGGCCAACTTAATGGTCTTTTATAAGATTGAAACATACATCCTATATTATCATCAATAAAAAAAATACATTTATGTTCATGACAATGATAATAAAAACAGAAATCTCTTATACTTTTTAAAACGTTTATTTCATTGTTATTCATTATAAAACTCCTAACATTATAAATAAAAAAATAAGAAATGCCCATATACTACTAAAAAGTTCTATTAATACAGAAGTTAAAATAGCTACTCTATTAACTATAGGATAAACGCTATCTTGTTTCTTTATATTCTCTAATTTAATTACAAAATAAGGTATCCATGCCGTTAAAAGAACATATGCTGCTAATAGAACTATAATCAATATAATCTTATTTGTTGTTAATGCAATAGTCATAACTTATACCTTACTAAAAGCACGACAGCCAATAATTCTATTTTTATCGTCACGAACGAAATCAGTGGGAAACACTACATCATCTCTATTAGCTTGTTGAGCGACAATTCCGCTCACAATATAAATAGTATTTTCTTGTGGAGCAGGTAATCCACTAATTTTTCCATATTTACTTTTTACAATAGGAACGCTAATATGTCTACCATCTTGAAGAGTGCTATTTAATCCAATATATCCTTCTTTTTCCATTGATTGTTCAACACGAGCTATAACACCTGTAGATGGTACTGTTAATAAAAGTTTATCTTTATCATCTAAAGAACCATCTCCATATAAATAAATATCATGTGGTGTTAAATTAATAAGTTTATACATTATCATCCTCTTCTTTCTTATATAATAAAATTACCGTTAATAAGATTATAAGGAAAAGATACAAAATATAGCAAAAGAATAAGAATAAAGAAATATAGAATAATAATGGTTAATGATGATTATAATTATTTAAAACGGAATTTCATCTGCATACAGAAATTCTTCTGGAACAATATAAATATCTTTATTGTTCTTTTTTATAAGTACTTCTACATAACTAATAAGACAATCTAAATAATAATGATAGTGCTGCCTATATATTTCTAAAGAACTGTTTTTAGGTATCTCATCAAAAGCATCAGAATAGATACTGTTACAAATATCTTTAAACTGGCGAATAGTCATATCTATACCGCTATCTTTTATTTTATTATATAGAATACTTTCTAGTTTGTTCATAATAAGAACCTTCTTTTTCTTTTTTTATTAACATAATATTATGATTACTGAACTTCCTACGGCTAAAGTCGCAGGATTCCTAGTCAAGTATTCTAATGAATACAGTATCTCTAGGCTATCCCCGTAGTTCCTACGGTTTTTGCATGTTCGCTTAATTCATGATTTTAATCATGAATGTATAACTCATCATTTATTAAATTACAGTATTTTTTAAATAATCAAAAAAATAAGGTTCTTGAATGTGTAATAACCAAAAAATGCCTAGTAAAGTATTTCTTCTACTTTTACATAGATATATTGTAGCATATTTTAAGCTAAAACACATCAAAAACCTCATGTTATCAGTTAAATTGTATATAATTTTTGTCATAAGTAAACTCTGTTAAGAACCTAAATACTTAAATATTAAAAACGAACGTCATCTAAAAATTTTTAGATTAAACACTTCCATTCTTTACCAGTAACTAAATCTATTTCATTCCACGAATAAGATATGTCTTTCATGTAACTTAATTTAGTTTTGTCATTATCAATATGAAATACTTCTTTTAACATTCTTTGATATAAATAAGTTTTATATTCTAATAAAACTAAATCAAGAGTAAAGCCATCATTATTTTCTGTACATTTAAACAATTTTAATGCTAAACAATGACTTTGATTGCAGATATTCTTTTTTAAATCCTCAATAGCACCATCTATCTTTTTCTGAAATTCATTAAGTGCGTCGTTAAATTCATACGTTTTATATATAATATTAACAACATCTTGTTTTGTGCCTCTTATTTTTAAAATTCCACAACACCAGTTTGGCATATATTTACATCTCTTTAACTTTTATATAAGTATCTCCATATCTTTTACAATCTATACATTTATCTAGTTTTTTTTCTTTACTTTCGCAGAATATATATCTTCCACAATGATCTAGATTAAATTTATATTTAGGTCTTAAGTTAGAATTTTGCTTACAAAAATAACTTTCTTTCAATAGATTATCATATCGTTCATCGTTTATTTCTTGCATAAAATCTTCTAATCTATAAGCCAAAGCTTGATATTTTTCATTAATAGGTATTTTATAGCATATAACTAAATTTTTATTACTATAAACATCTTTTGCAACATCAATAATCTTATATCTTGTACCATCATACTTGATCCATATATCATCTATTCTTGGTATATCTCTATTTTTTATCATATAAAACAATTATCCTCTTTTAAAATAAAAGTAAACTTTCTGCCTGGAGCATAATAGATACTAATTTTTGTATATAGTATCCTAGCATTTCTTTATCAGAATAATCTATTTCTTTTTCTATACAAAAATCGTTTGTTATGCAGAAATCATTTGATATAACTATTTTTTTTAATAACAATATCTTATTTTCATCATTTAATCCTTGCATAGTTAATCTGCTAATAGAATCTTTATCATCAGTTATTACTATTCTATTAAAATTAAGAACTTTTATATATATTTCAATAAAATCGTTATCCATATTCATACAAGGAGTAACTATAGAATATACTTGTTCTTTTTTATTATTGCTTATTAACTTTATTGTCAAATTATCAGTTAACCATTCTTGATATTTACATATTATATTAATCATATTCATCAAAATTCCTTCTTTAAAGATGCTGATTTCTAAAGTATAATACTATTTTATTTATAGAATCTTTATTTATAGCATAAAATTATAATATGTCTTTAACAACAACATAATGATCTTTTACTTCACTAAATAAAAAAACGATAGAACAATTATATTTAGGAAAATACCATTTAAATTTTTTAGATTGTTGTATGGTATTAATATTATTTTGATTTAAAATAGTTTGTACTCCATATTCTCTTAAATCAAGCTCTATATTTAGTATATGTTCTTTCTTATTTATAAATTCTTGCTTAACTGCTTTTAATAAATCTTCTTTATCTTTTATTTTGACTTGACGATAATAATGGATCATTTCTTCTTCATAATTATTTATAATATCTTTATAATCTTTTATATCATCTCCTAACCATTCAATCATTTCATTGAAATTATCATACCACATACCGTCAGATTCTAAAAACATATTAAAATGCACTATATCTAATACTCCGTTAAGCAATTCTCTAAATTGATCAAACAAATTATATGGTAACAATACTCCTATTTTAAATTTTTTATCATAAGATTTATCATAATTTAATTTTACATAGAGACTATTGTCTTTTAAAAAGTTATATATTTTTATTCCATTCATCGTTATTCTTCTTTCTATAACTCTTCTTTTAATGCTTTAATAATAGTTTTTGTTTTTGGCATAAAAAATTGTTCTAGCTCTTTATCTTCACTTAACTCAAAAGTGATATCCGCAGCTTTTTTAATTGTTTTAATATCTAAATTCATGATATTTGCTCCAATTTGACAGGCTACATTAAATAACATATTAGGATAGTTTATTTCTGGTGTAACCCAACAATTCTTTTTAAAATCCCAGACCATATCAGTACCATATATATAATTATATTCCACACATTCTTTTGCTACTTTTGCTAATTTATAATAGAATTCGTCTTGTTTTTTTACATTAATTCTCATATGTTTTCTAATACAATCAGCTACATAATTATTTTTTAGTTTTAAACAAGTCATTTTTATTTCCTCATTTTTTATTAGTTTTATTTTTTAAATGTTCTTTTTCTTCATTAGTTAATAGCTTTTTTGAAGGCTCAAAATAAATAACATCTTCTAAGTCCTCATAAGTATTACACATCCAACAAAAATTTACATTCTCTTTGTCATACCATGCGCAATAGTCGCATGACGGACGTATCGTAAAAATAGAATAATCAACACAAGCAGTACAAGGATATTGATCTGGATAAGATTTATCTTTATATACACACATAGAACAATCTTTTATCATTTTATCACCTTTCAATCATATTCCTTTTTTATAATTTTAAAGGTACATCAAAATCAATATTGTTTTCTGTCATAAATTTTCTTAATAAATGTTTATTTTTCATTGTATTTCCCTTTCTTTATTTATACAAAACATTTTGGTGGCATTGGTACCGTTTGATTAGTTGGTTTCCATAAATGTAAACAATTTTCTTTTACATTAATATTATCTTTTTTAGCAACAATATATTGTATAACAGTTTCATCATCTTCAAAGAATAATTCTTTAATTTTACACATTTCTTCCCAACGTGGTATTTGTTTACTTTTTTCTGGACTAACGGACACATGTTCCCAACCGCCACCATTAGAAGCAATCACTATAAACCATTTATCTTTAATTTTTATTTTAAATGCACCATTATGTTCATCACCCATACTTCCAAATATTCTACTTGCTTGTATACGATATTTATTTAAATAACTTAAATCTTTCATTTTGTTCTCCTTTTTATTTAAATTAATTGTTTATATAACGTATTAGTATTTATTTTATACTTTTTCTCCTAAGCCATATGCAAAGTAAAATAACATATATTGAACTTTTTTCATGTCTTCATCAAGTTCTAATGAATTTAAATTTTTATCGAATAATTTTGAAACACTATCTAAATAAGCTTCTATGTTATCAAATTGTTCTTCGTTATCACTAATATATTTAAAAATCTGTGACTTTAATTCTGATAATAAATATAACTCTTGTGTATCAACTAAATAGTTTTCTTTTAACTTATTAAGAGCAATATTATATCTTCTTCTCTTATTAAGAGATAACAATTTATCAATATAATTTTCTTTTGCATATTTAGCTGCTTGTTGCCCAAATATTAAACCTATAGGACATGTTCTTCTTATATTATCATTATTCATTAACTAATCCTTTTTCTTCTTTTAATAGATCTATAAAACTTTTCCAGATATAATTTATAAAGAACTTATCATGTTCTGTCCATTTCTTAGCTATTAAAAGACTTGCTACATCACAAAAAAAATCACATTCAAATTCTTCTATTAAAAATCTATTATCGTTAAAGAACTTAAAAATATATCCTTCATCTTCTATACCTTCTTGTTCTATTTCTTCTATCATCTCCCATATTTCTAAAGCTTGTTCTTTAGTACAATTATTTTCTTTTCTGGTTTCTAAAATCCATTCTTTTAAATTTTTTATTGTACCTTTTAAATCAAAAACAGGTTTTTTTAACTTAGATAACATATAATATGGATCTATGCCTATCAATATATCTTTAAAATCTTTACATGTACAATCTAATACATATCCCATATTTCCATATTCAGATACTATACCTAATACTCCTTTTTCTTTATTTAAGAAAAAATAGCTATTATTATAGTATTTATCTTGTACAAAATAAGACTCAGAACTTATTCTTTTAGCTTCTCTTATTTGCTCCATATTCTCACCTCTTTTCTATATTTTAATCTTATAAAACTTTATAGTCTTGAATATGGAATTCCATATCACATATATTATTATATTTTATTTCTATATCTATAAATTTTTCTTTAGCTCTTTCAGCTTTTTCTCTAGAAGAATAAACTCCTAATATATTATTATGATTTTTAAGTATATAAATTTTACGCATAAATCATTAGTCCTCTTATTTAGAAATAATTGCACAAACATATCCTAAATCTTTAATATCTTTTATAATCTCTTTATTATCTTGTTTATAAATAATTTTACATAATAAATTCCAATATAAAATCAATTCTTTTATTCTATACTCTTTAGTGTAACAGTTATTTGAAGATAAAATTTTCTGCATATCTTTTGTTACATTATAAACTATATCTTCTTGTTTATTGTTATTATTAATATATTTTTGTATAGAAGTATAATATTTGCATCTTGTTTTAATACTATTATATGATTTATATGTCATTTTATTTACAATATCTTTAATACATTCATCTGGAATCGTAGACCAGTTAAGTTCATGGCAATAATCATCATAAAAAGATTTTTCAGTTATAATAGTATAAAACAATCTTAACTTTTTATCCCATTCATTATCTATTTTAAATATCATTGTTGGATACTCTTCAACAACAAAATAGTCTTCTAATTCTAAACTTACTCCACAACATTCATATTGTTTCATAGCCATATTTAAAATCTTATTTCTTTCTTCTTTTGAATAAATATCTTTCATATCTTAATACCCCGCCATTACTTTTAAAAATGTTATTATATTTTTTAATGCAAAAAGCTCTTCCATTTTAATATAGTTAAAGCCTCTGTTCCTAAATAGAATATCAAAGAAAATAGCTAGATTTATAATAGCATTCTTTTCTTTTAATAAATAACTTAATTGATAAATAGCATCGCCTAGACTTCCATTCATCTTTAAAGCATACCATATATTATGTCTTAATCGTTTTTGTGCATACGAATTTTCAGACATAAGATCTAAAAAATATTTTAAATCTATATCTTGTACAATCCATCCTATATTAATATTATCTATAACAGCATCATCTAAATGATATAAAAAGTCTTCTGGTTCAGCCATTAAAAGTAATAATTTATTATCTTGCTTATAAACACTAAATATGTAATTATGTTGATTTTCAATAGCAAACCAATCATTTATTTTTAAATCTAATTCATTAAATTTATATGATTTAATAGCTTTTTGTATCATTTCATTTCTTTTCTTGGTTGTGTAAATGTCATTATTCATGATATCTTTTTAACTCTTAAAATTACAATGTCCTTTCCTTTTGTATTGCTGTTCTTATTATATTATTTAGCTTCCATTTATTCTTATTCTTATTGCATAGACAGCAATTTTTCCTATTTTTATTAGATTCGCATGTAAAACAAACTCTTAATACTTTATTTGTATCACTAGTCAGCATCCAACCTTCTAACCTATTATTATCTTTATCACAAGCAGTACATTCATAACTGTATAGATTATGAATGAATTCACATGTTGAACAACTAATAAAATCATATATATTACTTTTATCCATATATCATCATTTCTTCTCTTTTTATAGATACATTTTGATAGCATTAAATACGTCTTCATGTATATTTTCAATAGAACGTAACATTCCATCTTTAGCACAATTAATGATATCCTAATTATATTTTTGTGCTATCTGTTTATATACTTCATGACATTCTGCCAAATATGATGTATCTTTTTCATGAATATCTTTGGCGGTATTTGTTTTCTTAGCTCTATCTTCAATCAATTTATCGCTCAATTTCGGTGGCATATTCAAAAAAATCACTTTATCTGGCACAGGTAATCCCATTTTTGTAAATTCTGTATCCCAAAGCCAATGCAAGAAATTTTCTCGCTCTGTTTTATCTTTGATTTTTACTGCTTGATGTACCATATTAGAAGTTGTATATCTATCAGCTAAAATAATAGTGCCTTCTTCATATGCTTTTTTCCATTTTTTACGATATAACGCATATCTATCTATAGCAAAAAATAGTGATGCCGCATATGCATTGACATCATCAGCATGATCGCCAAACTCACCTCTAAGATACATCTTAATAGGAGCACATGCTTCACTTTCATAATCTGGGTATTCTATCTTCATTACGCTTTTTCCCATACGTACTAATCTATCATATAGTAATTTTGTCTGCGTAGCTTTACCTGAACCATCACCAGCTTCAATAACTATCAATTTTCCTTTTGTCTTTTTTTTCTTTTAAAGTATACTCACTTAATCTTTTTCTTTTAAATAAAATACCTGAATATCTATAAAATAATTTATCTGCTATCTCTTTATCTTTTAAACAAATAACTTGTTTAAATTTATCTATAATAGAACTATAAGCATAAATATGATATATTCCATAATTCTTATTATAATCCATACATAATCCATCAATTTTTATTTTCATGATTTAATTTCAATCAACCTTTCATTTCTATTAAGAATATCTTTATTTAATCTTTTACTTTTGTTAATACTATTTCTTTTTTCTATTGGTTTCCAACAATTATTATTAATATCACAATAACAGCAAGGTGCTTTAGAAAAATCATAATGATAAAAATAACAATTCTTACAAGCTTTTATCATCTTTTTTATTCATCTATCCTTTCTTAACATATATAGGCTACTTAAAGAAAATAATTAATCTTATAATAAAGAATAATTAAACTTAATATAAGAACAATTAATCTATAACATAAAAAAACCAAACTTATAGTACAAAATAACTGAAAACTAAAGAAAAAACTAGGTTCTGTTATAAAATTTATAACGTTTTTGTTCGATTTTCAAAAACGTATTTATAAATATACATAATTTTATGCAACTTCTACGGGAATTTTTAACTTTTCTATACATTTCGATGTATAAGTTAGATACTATATTCCTTCATCTATGCCATATTATCAAGCTATCCTAACAAAATTGTTTATACATTTGCATTTAGCTTTATCAGGAAAGTCTTAAAAAGTTATGTTTCACCTATAGAAAATTTAACACTTTATCTTCTTCAGCTTTAAGTATATTGATTAAAATTAAAGCATCAGAACTCATAGTAGAGCCTTTAACAATTTCTTTATATATACATATACTAAGATAATCTTTGTTATTAGGCTTAATGTCTGGTGTCCATTCCTTATAAAAGTCTAAACGTTTCTTTCTATTATATACACTGTAAAGTATATCTATAGCAGCTTCTTCTATTAAAGGAGATAAATCTGTACAACTAATATAAATATATGTTTTAGTAATCCAACTTTTTTCTTTATTATTATACTCTGTCTTACTATAATATTTCAATTTACTCATTATGGAAACCTCTTTTCTTATTTTTGATTATATACACGTTAAAAGCTATTTTAAAAGCAAAGTATACTTGATTATAAAATATGCTCTTAATCGTTATTTAACATACGTATAATGTTATTTAAAGCTTCTGACTTAAAATCGTAAGGTATGTATATTTTCCATCTGAGTTATTTAAACTTTATCTTATAAAGCATAATAACTTCAATTTGTTTGTTATACATAAAAATGGCTTCATATTTTAACACTACTGCATTAAACATCAATTCACATATAGCTTATACGTAAATGACATAACTATACAAATATGATACTTTAAAATGCAAATAACAGAATATTTTAAAAATATGCGTTTAAATGTACGAGAATGATGTGTTACATGAAATGATACGCACAGATTTCTTAAACACCAGCAGAAAGCAAATATGAACATCTTTGATTTAACATAGCTATCGTTTAAAATACAAGCATTTAGATTAGTACCTGTATAGTGGATATGTAGGTTGTCTTAAGCTATCGTATTTTAAACATATGCTATGCTAAATAAAAGATTGATATAGTAACTATTGATTTTTAAGAATAGCTTATAAAAAAACTAGAAAAAGGAGTGTGCGGAACGCAGCAGTGCTAAAGAAATAAGACATGGATAATAAAACTTAAACTCTATATCTTATTAAAAAAAATAAACATAGTATATCTTATCTTTGAATATACTTATTTTAATAATAGCCGTTTATAAAAACAGTAGTCATTAAGATAAGTATCCAAAAATAAGGTTAATAGGTTTAGACTAGATACTAACTAAAAGAGAAAAAATAAAGAATAGTATAGTATTAAGTAAAAAGATACGAACACTTACGATTTGACTAATAAACGTCAAATCTATATAAAAAAATAAGTATGTTACTTTAACACTAATTATATAGCGCTAAAATAACATACTTATTTTCGGTTTTATTCGTTTTTACTTAGTTAGGAGAGAGGTACAAGAATTATGAAAATCTATCCTTGGGGAATGTGATGATTAACATCTTACGTATAATATGTATTATACTACATACTTAATAAAATGTACAGAATTTTCTTTATATTTTATCAAAAAAAATAAGTAGATTACTCAACTACTCGTTTAGAGTAATTAAGTAACCTACTATAAACTAGTTAGGGAGTGTTTATTTTATATAGAAAGAAAGTCCTTTCTATTAAAAGGAAGAACCTTCTACTATCTTCATACTATTAGGATTGTTCTTAGGAATAGTTTCTACTGCCTGTTTAGTTTCTTTTTTAACAGTCTCAATAGCTTCAGCTACTAAGCCAGACATAATATCATTGTTAATATTAATGCCTTTGGATTTAAGTTCAGCAGCTTCTTTCCCTACGATTTCTAAAATGCGAGCTTTATAAATTGCTTTTGTAGCTTCACACCATTCAATTCCTTCCTGACACTTATTTTCACCAAACGTAGAAACAGCATCTAATACATCAGCTGTTTTTCTTAAACCTGTAGCCACTGTATGACCTGTAGAGCAAGCAAATTTTGCACCTTTAAATCCATATACACCAGCACCTACAGCTAATTTAGCACCTGTTAAAACGATTTTTTCAATGTTCATAGTAAATATCTCCTTTTCTAATAATAAACTTTCAGATAATTTAATTTGGACAAAATGTCCTAATTAGCGTCATATAAGGAATAACGACCAATTAGGACTAAAATTTATATATTAAGCAACAGTAATTTCACATCCATGATTGTATAGCCAAATACATTGACTAATGGTAGGATTATCAGAAATTCTGCTTCTATACATCTTTTTAATTAAACCACTTTTTTTGAATACTGCTTTTTCATGTAGCTTAATAGAAATCTTGTTGTTAACAACAGTACAGCCGCTCCATTTATTAGAATTGTTCATAACTCCGATTACATTATAGGTTCTGCACATAGTTGATTTTCCTTTCTAAGTGTGATAAACTTAATATGGTATTGAGAACACATATATTAGTGTTTTTAGCAATAGAGTAGTTGTAGAGCCTAAACGAATATTTCGAATAGGCTCTAATTTTTTTATGCAGATATATTATCCGCCATTCTTTTAGCTGAAGCATAAATCTTATCTAACATTTCTTTATCTCCGACTTCTTTAGCGTATAAATACATGCGACGGAAATCTTTATCTTCTAATAAGATATCTAATACTTTTTTCATAACTGTATCTTTTCCTTTCTATACGTAATACGTATAATTAAAACGCAGTACCTGTTACAATCTGAGCTTCAGACAAATCTTGTTCTTGAGGTAATCTGTCATTCATAACGCTAACTAGCAATTTAGCGTTATTTAATCTAATAGAATTACCACTACGTTCTACATAATAACGATGAGTAATTTCGCCTGTTTCGATATTAGTATAACTACGGGTTGTTACTTTAAATGTACCGTTTAAGTATTTCGTGTCTACCGATTCAATACCAAATTCTTCATCTACGCCGTCATGAAAAGAAAGTTCATCACCATCATTAATGCCATTTTCCTGACAAGTTTTCTGACTAAGTTCCCACATAGTTAACGTATGGCGTTTCATAATTCCATAGTCAACGCCTGGAGTATTAATCATTGTGTAGAACACATCTACTAAATCAGAAATGGCATCAATCATTTCTGTTAATTGTTGCTTCTTCATCCAGCTCTTAATTACTTCAGCTTTAATTTCATCTGGAGAAGCATCTGGTTGTTTCAAAATTTTGCTTCTAATTTCTAAACAACGAACAGCAACATCTGTTGGAACAATAATCATTGCAGATGGGATATTTTCTTCTAAAAGCTGTTTAATCGTATAAGCGATTAAAGCAATAGTCGAAGCTTTATCATCATTTGTAACAGCTTTAGTCTCCCATACATTGATAACGGGTTCTTTACCTTTCATTACAGGACGACAAGATACACGGACAGACACATTGCTTTTAGTGTCGATAGAAAAGATTACATTTGCATTATTTAAGTTTGCCATAATAAAAACTCCTTTCGAGAAACGCCGATTTCTCATTTAAACATATAATTTTATTCTTTTTGGCTCATAGCAACTAAGAACTATCTATAGAAAGTATATTTAGATAATTCTGATTTTTATTAGGAAGAAAATATCGAGTTAATTCGAGCCAACTAAATTAAGAAGATATCTTCTCCTACCACCAGAATATTAAAAGGTTAACTTTTTAATAAACTAGAATACAATAAGTTAATAAGTAAGATAATATATTCTTACCACAAGAATAATACCAGGTTAAATACTAAACTAAGTTAAGATTGAATAACCTAATAATAAGAAAAGACCTAACGAACTATTTCATCAACAATTCATAGGTCTTTAACTCAGATACACCAAATTCTTTTTTCATACCGCAGGCAATATTCATACCATAATTTCTAATAAGTCTAACCGCCACTTGCTGATTATTACAGGAACGACGACATTCAACACAGAACTGCTCAAATAAAGGCTGAACAATCTGTAAGCGTTGATAATAATAACGATGTTTCATAATGAATTACTCCTTTATTAGGTTTTAGCAGTATGCTTTAAGCTCCTACTACCACCAGAATAATAAAAGGTAAAAAAGCAGTATATTAATAATAGGTATTACATAAACGATATTGAAACAAAAATAAAGCAAGTAAATATAACAAGCAAATCTATTAATATAAACTAACGGATTTGTTGCTATACTTACTTGCTTAACGATATCTACATAACAGCAAACTTACTAGGAAAGTACCGCAGGGAATTAGGAAAACGTCTCCCCGCAGGGGCTTATTTATTTAGTTGACTTTGTAGTTGTTTAACTTCTTCAATACTTAATTCTGTATCTTCAGCAATATCAACAATATTATATCCTCGCTTTAATAATCTTAAAGCTGTTTTTACAACTCTATTATGTTCTCCAAGCTGCATACCATCTTCTTTTGTAGCAAGCATACCAGAATTATAATTTCTTATTGCTTTTTCCTGTAATTCATATTTATAACGTAATTTTTTATCGTGTATAAAATAAGCTTGATAATCTAATACTTTCTTAATTGTAAGTTCACTCATAGCTATTTCCTCCAGTTCTTTATCAGTACATTTATTAGCAAAATATTTGCTATGTTATAACATGTTTAAATATCTATCTAATTGTTCATTAACATATTGAATAAATAAATTTTCCATAGCAGACAAATCATGAGCAACATGGTAAGAATCAAAAGCATTATAATAAGCTAGTCTATCTGTAAATTTTATATCAATAGGAGGATATCCAGCTTTCATTAATTCTAAATTAACAAGTAAGCGACCAGTTCTACCATTTCCGTCAATAAAAGGATGAATACTTTCAAATTCAATATGAAACCATGCTAATTTAGTAATAATATGTTCATCTTTGTTTTTATAATTCAAAAGTAATTGTTCTAATTTCGGTTGAATTAGATAAGGTTGTACAGGCTTATTACTTGCACCCATAATTTGCACAGGAACTTTACGATATGTTCCTCTATCTTCAGGTTTATTAGCTAATACTAAATAATGTATTTGTTTTATAATACTTTCTGATAAAGGAATGTTATCTTTTACTAAATCTGAAACAAAACGAAAAGCATCTCTATGACCTATTGCTTCTAAGTGCTCTTTTAATGGTTTTTGCGCAATAGTTAGTCCTTTTAAAACCATATCCGTTTCTCTAAGTGTTAATGTACTGCCTTCAATAGCATTGGAATTATACGTATATTCAACAGTAAATTCTTCTGTTAAACGTTCTAATTCGCCTGCTGTTAAAGGTCTTTTATTATCTAATTTTTGTTTCTTTTCATTAATTATATTTAACATTGTTTTAGCTACAGTCATAATATATACCTCCATATACTAATTATAACATAAATAAAAAATGGTGAAACTAAGATATATTTCTATATAACTTAATCTCACCATTGCACTAACAATTAAAATGCAGATGCAGCCTGACCACTTAAAAACTTATCGCAACGTAAAGATATTTTAGTTGTTCTAGTTTTAATAGTAGCTTCTTTTTTAACAGAAGTGGTTTGTTTGGAGTTATTAAGCTGTATATTATACTGTTTCCAAGCAGAAATCCAATCGTGATCTAAACCAACAGATAAAATTGTATTAATTAGGCTAGACAATAGTTTTGGAGTAGAGTTTTCTGTTTCTTCAACTATCTTGTAATATGCACCTAATACTTTTCTAATAGTTTGTTTATCATAGCCTTTTTCTAATAAAGGTAAAATAGTGTTTACGTATTCTTCAATTCTGTTTGCTCTATTGTCTTTATTCTTTTTACCGATAAAGTTAGATACGTTAACATCAAACCAAAGAATTTTAGGAATTACATCGTTTCTAATGTAATCTACAGTTTGTTTATCTACAATAGTAACTTTTTCTTGCTGAACCGGAATAGCAGCAGATTTTACAGCATTAATAATTTTAGGAGAGCTAGTAAGCTCTCCTTTTGTTTTATCAGTATGCTTAACAACTTGTGGTTTAGTTTGAGCATTAAATTTATCCATTAAACTGTTGCGTTTAGAAACTTCTTTAACTACAGACTTAGTAGGTTGAACCTTAGTAAGTTTGCTCGCATCTATTTTAACACTGTGTACGTCTTTTAAAACAATAACTGCTATAGTGTTACCTTTATTACTGATACCAGTTTCTAAAGCTTCAACTTTACCCACTTTAAAATTATACATATTAGCTAAATTTGGGCAAATACCCTTACCATTTACTGTTGTTCTGAAATTACCAATAATTTCGTTGTTAACAACAACAGAGTCGCCACAAACTCTTTTACCGTTCAAAGCTGCATATGCTATTAAAGTAACTTCTGCATTTTCTTTTGTCATTTTTATAGAGTTTTCTTTAATTAAAGCAGAGTTTTCAGCATTATCTCTAGTAACAAAGAATAACTGATTTTCATCTACTTCTGGAACTTTAACCATTTCCATAATAGAACGGCGAATAACCATTTGACCATTATCTTTACGATGAAATTCATAAACGCCATCTGGTAAATCAGTATCTTTTGCTATAGCATGTTTAATAACTTTGTTATTATCATCTACAAGAACTGCTTCGCCTAATATAAATTCAGCTTTATCACCATCTTCAAACGTACATACAAGTAAACTATCTTCTGTATACTTAGGAACAGAATTATCATTTTTGAAGATTGTCATAACGAACTTAAAAAATTCTGGTTCTAATAAAACGTTAGCGATATTGGACACTTCAGAGTCTAAACCTTTATTCCCTGTATTAGAATGTTTATCCTGAAAAACAACATACAATAACATAGCTACTTTATGAATATCCGACAAATCTTTCATTTCTTTTCTAAGCGTATTAGATAAAGCATTGAACGTTTTAGTAAATCTAGCTTTAACAGATTTTTTCTGAGCTTCTCTTTCTTTTGGATCACCAAATACTTTATTGATTTCTTCTAAAGCTTTTGTCTGTGCGCCATTTACTGTCATATAAGCTTCTTTAACTAATGTGCAAATATCAATATATTTTTGATTAGCAGGTTCTTTACCAAGTTTGTTAATCCAATTAACAGTTACCGGAGAAAAAGCCTGTTTCATTTCTTTAAATTCGTTTGCTAATTCTTCAACATAGTTTAAAGCTTTGTTGCGAACCTGATTAGTTAAATCATTTACAAGTAATGTCGTATTTTTAGCATTTGGATATAATTTAACAAATCTTGTAGTATCATCATCTTTAGATGCTATTACTTCGTTTGTTTTCCAATCCATTCTAACACCAAACGGTTTTTCACCTACATTGCGAGATCTTAATTTAATTCTTTTAAGTTCTTCGCAATTACAGATAACAATATTCATACCGGTTTTAGCAGCATCAATAGTTTGTTCCTGATACATACGACCGATAGCCAACATATCTTGAGAAGCAGATAAAATATTTTCTGGAGTTAAAGCCATTTCATGAATAGCGGTTACTGCTTTAGCTGCTGTTTCGTTACATACATCTTTAGATAATATTCCATCATCATCTACATATATTTCACCGAGTGGAGATTCGTATTCTGTTACTTTTTCTGTGCATTTGAATACCTGACGGAAAATTTTCTTACAATCATTCATAGCACTAACATATTCAGCATTTTTATCAGAACCAATTTTGATTGCTCTTTTTGCCATAGCCATAGTATGATTAAAGATACTAAACAATATAGTTACACGACCAACATCAAGATTAGCATTGCAAACAAAGTTGTTCCAGGAAGCAAAACCCATTTCCTGATTAACTGCATACATAGCTTTACCGCAAACGATAGATTTTTCATTAATAGTCATTTTAGTCATGATAAATACCTCTTTCTTATTTTAAACTTATATTTTTTAGATTAATTTAGTCAATAATATTTACAGCTAAAGGATTAGCTTTTTTGCTAATTTCAATAACCGTTTTGTTAGTATGAATTTGTTTGTCATCTCCATCACAGTCAGCACCTGCATGACGTGCAAAGAAACCTTTATAAGCAGGAACACAGATAACACCAGGATTAAGAGCTTCAATTTCTCTTCTTAAAAGTTTAAGTTTATCTGCGCTTAATCCTTTTTCTTTAGCTTTAGCCATATATTCATCTACATTTAAGAATCTTTCGTTACTATATTCAAGATAATGCATCTTTGGATATTTATAACCAACTCCTTCTTTAATACCAACGATATTAGCCATATTACTAAAGATTTCAGTAGGACCATCGTTACCATCATCTAAAACATTGATACCATAATCCATTGCCGGATCTGGAATAATCATTACATACATACCATCAGTTTTAAAATTGAGATTAGCACATTTGTTAGTCAAGCCTTGTAATGTTTTATCAACAAAACTCTTAAACGACGGTCTCCAGTTTTCTCTAACAAATTTAGGGAATAAAGAAGCACCTAAAATTGTATAGTTAACTACATCAGAAGCTAATTCAGACGCATGAGGAGCAATACCTTCATCTTTATTTAAGATTTCTCTTTTTCTAGCAACAGTTTTTTCTGCTAAACTAGTAACCAATTCAGTAGCTCTTTCTTCATCTATAGCAAATAAGCTATTGAGCATCTGAGTAGAAGTAGTTACTTCGTTATCGAGTTCACCGCTAGAATGACTAATTTCCAACACGTTTAAACCGCTATTAGTGGTTAAATCAAATGGAGCTTTTAATGCGTTTAAATCAGCTAAAATATCTAATTTATCAGATTGATGTTTTCTAGATGGATAGATAACAACACATTTACCAGCGAACTTACCTTTTTTACCTTTAGACAAAACGGTTGTAACGAATTCATCTTGATCTTTTTGAGAAATTTCATTTCTATATAAAGGTACGATTTCCCAATTATGATCTTTAATAAATTCTTTTATTTTATCCTGTTCAACAACTCTGCCTAATCCTTTAACGAGCCAAGGTCTACTCTGGATAGCTAATCCTCTAACAGCTTGTGGTAAAACATTATATCTATTATTGGTTTTAGCAGTAAAAGCGTCAGCTACATATTCTTCATCGATAAAAAAGCTACCATCAAAATATTCAAACTTTTCATTAGCAATTTTACCCATGAAGAACGCTGCTGTTCTAACGTTCATTAATTCAACTGCCGGTGCTTTATGTTGCGCAATACGAGTAGAATCTTGGGCGATTTCTTTAGCTCTTTTACTTTCAGCATCATTTTCTTTACATTGGCTACCAGCCTTAACCAAAATATCAAATCCACCAAAAGTCATTTTATTCATCAAATTATGTGGGTCAAAACCTTCTAAATTACAAGCGGGAAGTGTCATCTGTTTTTTCTTAACTTGACCATTAGTAGCTGTTTGACAACCGATTTCGTGATCGTTATACACAATGACATCATCTTTAATATAGCCATTTTCATCTGCAATAATAGAAGATTCAAATATTTGACCAGATACTAAATCCTGATAAGTGTTATCAGGAAGTTTAGTTAAGAATAAGTCAAGATTATTATTATCTTTAACTTTGTAAATACGATTAGCAAACCAGCCTAAATCTGTTTCAGTTTCTACCATTACATTTAAGAACGCTTCTGTATAACGTTCATACATTACAGGTGCTCCGCCTTTGGAGACGATAAGTTGCGGATGAACAAGATGTTCAATATATGGAGACTCCCTATTAACAGGAACTTGAACTACTACAGGAACTACGCCATTTTTAGTAAATACCAGACAAGTTACATTAAATGCTTTATAACCGTTTTTGCAAACTCTTTCAATTACACTACTATCGGGCATAGTATTAAATGCATTAATATCTTTACGTTTAATTTCTTTTCTTAATAATACATTTGCTTGACGAGAACTATAAACTAATTTACCTTTTGTTGTTTGAGAATTGATTGTTTTTATCATAATTAAATCTCCTTTATAATTTGTTATTTACTTATTTCGAATTATGAGCTATAATAAAAACATCTTCTATTTTTTATCAAATATTATATATTTAGGTAAATGATAAAAGGTTTGAAAAAAGAAGAAGATGTTTTTTTAGACAATAGAAGATTTTAAGTAAACAAAAATAAATATAATGTTATTCTTCTATATCTAATTGTATGTTAATAGAACATGCAGAAAAGTAGCAAAGAAAACACTACTTTTCTGCATATGATAGTTTTATTTCTTGATAATTATATGAAATAACAATTTAGTTAATTCAATATGAATTTCAAGATAACTAAACTTATCATGTTTTATTCTATTGTTCGTTATTATAATAAGTACGATAGAACACACTACATTATGAATAACAAAAATCAATAAAACAAAAAGTTCTATTAACTCTTTTATATCCACTGGAATCATCTCCTTTCGGATATAACAAAAAGAACCTCATCCGCATATGAGGTTCTTTTTTATTTTCTTAAGGTGTTTCAACCATATTGTTATTTATTTAAATCAGAATTTAAAGCATATATTGCTTTACGAAGAGCATATTCTGCTTCAATTTCTTTATCTAAATCTTTTGAATTGTAATAATTTTTAAACAATTTCAATGATAATGATTCAAAAATTATTTTATCATCATCTTCTCCTATTGATCTACTAAACCTATTAGCATCTATTTCAATAGGACAAATGTTGTATAGCTTAGAATATATTTCTTTATGGTTAATCCACCATTCATAGACATTTTTAACATAATAAAATTGCCAATGATGTCTCAGCTCATGCAATATAGTTAAACAAACAGCTGTTTTTCCCATAATACTATCTAAACTAACAACATTATGTTTATTTAAATATATTTTGCATGTATTATGATCATATTGACCATCAATACATGTATCCATGTCTTCTATAATAAGTTTAGGTACATGAAATAATTTATATTTTATACAAAATATTTTTGATATATGATGATATATTTTATTTATATCATTATATCTGTCACTATATACAATGTCAGCAATTGCTTCTCCAATAGATGGAGATTTTTTAAATCTATATAAAATAAAATAGACAATATTAATTAATACTTTTAACATAATAAAAAACCTCTTTCTTTTAATAAAACATTGATTTTTATTGTTCCATAGCTTAGAATATAAATATATACGATAGAAGGAGAGGATTACTCCTCTCTCTTCCAGCAACAATTACAGTTGCATTTGTCATTATCAAATTCAATAGTAAACGATGGGTGAACAAGGTCTACGCTGAATTTAAAATGACTAGAAGAAAAGCCATTCCATAGCAGTATTAGAATTAATACTACAAATAGAATGGCTTTCATTCTATCGTATCTTTTATTGTGCATTGGAATCACCTCCTTCCAGTAAAAGATACGAATATTATGATTATTCAGCAAACAATTTTAATATTTCTTCATAAAATTGTTTTTCATTTAAAATTTTAGTCTTATTCATACTAGTTGAACTAAAATCTAAATAATTTATTAAATTGTAATAGCTGTGTTTGTAAGAAAAGCAAATATAATCATTAAAATAATTATATCTACTATTATATTTCCAACCCGTAATTTTAGAACATTTAGCATCTAACGACATACTACTACAACATTCTTTAACGTCATGCCACATATAAAAAGATATAGAGTCATTATTCTCTATAGAAAAGAATACTTTTCCATTCTGTTTTAAAATAGGAAAAAGTTTTGTTATATAATACATTTTTAATGCTCTATATCTATTGTATGTTTTATTACGTTTTAAATTTTTAGCGAATTTTATTTTAGTATTTTTAGCTAATTTATTAACAAATATATTGTTATCGCATTTTACTTTATTAATAAATTTATAGCCTTTGTTAAAAGACGTACGTTTAAATGCATATCTTTTAATTTTATCTCTTTTTTCTTTAACTGGAGTATTTACTGTAATAAACTTAAATAAATCTTCTATCCAATCAATATCAAAAGTAAAACTAGATTTTAGACTTAATATAACAATTCTAAGAGCTGTAATATTAGATAAAACTACCATAACTATAATTAATGTAACTAATAAATTCATAATAAATACCTCTTTCTTTTATATAATAATTTGACCTTTTAAACTTAATAGCGTAGAATATAAATACATACAGAAGACTAATAAGGAGCCAATTATAAAACTGACTCCTCATTGATGTTAGCTTATTTATCGAATATTAAATGTAATGTTGATGGTCCAACACTAATTTCAAATTCGATATGACTAGAGCTACAGGTTAAATAAATCACTAGTGCAATAGCGATTATAAAACTTATAGCTATTAGTCTTCTGTATCTTTTAAATCTCATAAGCATCACCTCCTTTCAATATGTGTACATAAAAAATTGACCTCTTCTTTTAATAGATATATACTTGAAATAAGATATAAACTATTAAGAAAAGAGGTCTTATATTATGTTTGATAAACTTAAAGATAAAATTTTTTTATGGGCAATTAAATACGTTAAACCAGATAAAGTCGACGATATTCCTAAAAATCAAAGAACTATTTGTTTTGGTTTAGGAGATAAGAAAGCCTATGAAAAACTTCTTCTAAAGAACCATCAGAATAACAGTTCTCAATAGCTTCTAAAGGCATTAATCTAAAAACTAAATCATCATCTAATACTCCTAAACTATTTCCAAATCTATACGCATCTAGTTCTATACTGGTATAAGGATATAAGTTTGCATAAATCTCATTATGTTCAATCCACCATTGAAAAATTAAATGTTGTTTGCTCCATTGCCAATGATGACGATATTCATGAAATACAGTTCTTTTTAATGTTTCAAATGAATGATGTTTATATATGTCTATACGTATTGAGCCTTTACCATAATAAGCAAGAGTACTTTCTTCTTTTTCTTTAATAAAATTAACTTTTGGAACACTAGTTCCATATTTTTTAGCTAGTTTAACTAACCAAAAATAAACAATAATTTTTAAACTAATACTAACAATAATAGATACAATTCTTTTTAATAATTCTTTCATAGTAAACAGCCTTTCTTTTATAATAATAAAATTGACCTCTTTTCTTAATAGATATATACTTAAGATAAATGCTATTAAGAAAAGAGGTCTTATTATGCTTGATAAAATTTTAAATAAAATATTAAATTATCTTATACCTGTAAGACATGTAGAAGATATTCCTCCAGGCACTATAATTGATCGTGTTATTGATCCACACACTCTCCCTTCTCTATCAGATAAAGAAAGGCTTCGTATAAAAGAAGATCTAAAGAACCATGGATTAGATATTGATCTAATGTTTCAGGAGAGATTAAAGAAAAAATAAGTTCATCATCTTTTTTCCCTAAAGAATTAGCGAAACGTCTAGCGTCCATTTCTATGGTAGAATAATAATAAATATCTGCATTTTTATAAATATCGTAATGAAATAATGTCCACCATAAAAAATCATCTGGCAGATATGCTCTTTGCCACATATGTCTAAATTCATGATAGATATTATTTTTGAGAATATTTAAATCTGTATTTTTGTAAAAATTTAGATATATTATTTCTCTCCCAGATGTTTCTCCGCCAAACGCTTTGTTTTTATATCTAATGATTAATATTTTAGGTATTCTAACTTTTTTATATTTAGGGTTGTAGCACAATTTAACAACTAAAAAATACGCATATGCGTACATAATAATTAATAAAGTAATAGTTTTAATAAAATTAACAATTCTTTTCATAATAAATCTCCTCTTTCTTTATATCATTTAGTATGATATAATTATTAATATGTTATAATATTTATGTGGACAATTAGAAAAAGGGCAATGTCGTAGCATCGCCCTATACCAATTACTTAAACCATATCTTGATAGCATTAGTTGCTATTTCGATACGATCTATTATCAAAATTTTTATAGCTATTGATATGCCAATAACAAATGAGCTAATAAAAATTCCAATGGCAATTGGTTTTCTAAATATCCATATGAATTTTTCCAAGGGTACCATCTCCTTTCTTTTTTTTATTAAATTTTCAACACGAGAACCTACCCCGGGGGCTAGAATTCTAGTAGTACAATTTTCATATATATACCTAGTACCCCTCGAAAAATTTATAAAATTTCAAATTCTCTATAGGCAAATCATACTAATTTACTAGATAATATACTCAAAAAGGAATGTCGTTATTATAAATAAGCCATTACAATTTAAATACGATAAACGTTATGATGTTATGCATATATACTTTAAGGAATATTCTTATATCGATGATGCTGATGAAGAATATCCTAATATATATATATTTAGAAATGAAGTAACTAATAATATAACTAAAATATTAGTAATAGACTTTATGAAGAACAAATATAAGTTGAAAGAAGTATTGCATCAATATAATATTAGTTATGATGAAGGTGATATAATTTTAAATGGCTACAAGTAGTATATTTCATAATATAGTTATAGATAGCGAGAAAGAATTAGTAGAGCTATTAAATGTATTAGAAGAAGCTGAAAGAATAGCTGGTATATCTGATAACAAAGAAGAAATTGTAAACAATGTTAAGACATTAACTAAAGATGAAATAAAAGCTTTATTAAAAAAGGTTAATAGTATAGCATGAGTTTTTTAGTAATAAGAAATTCTAATAAAGATATATCTATAGCTTATAAAGTAAAACATGGTTATCCTTTATTAGAAGTAAAGAATATTATACAAAGAATATATCCAGAAGTAGAGCTAATAACAATAAGTCGTCCTTCTGCCTATGCTGAATATGAACCTTATGTTTTTATAAACAATATAAAAGATTGTATTGACAAAATAAAGAATATTCTGTATACTTAATGAGTGGTCGGTATACATAAGAAAAATAGGAAAGATTAATTATATAAATATATTTAGTCTTTTCGCTCCTTTCTTTTTTTTGTATCGAGCTTGGTAAATTTTTATATAAATATTAATACTACGCTGTTTATGAAACTATTAAAGTATAAAAAGCTTTGATTTTATTATTGTTTAATAGTAACATATGATGTATTTGAATCTTTCTATAACAACCGCCTCTAATGCCAAATTATGGGTTTAATAGTAACATATGATGTATTTGAATATTGTTGTTGCTTTCTTTTCTTTTCTATTAATTCCATGTTTAATAGTAACATATGATGTATTTGAATTACGTTTCCTTGCCTTTTATTTTAACTTTAAAAGGGTTTTATAATTCCTCGATAGCTCAGTAGGTAGAGCAATCGGCTGTTAACCGATTGGTCACAGGTTCGAGTCCTTCTTGCTCTGCCAAATAAATTATTTTTTATAAGAAGTAAATGTTAGAATGAAAGTGCTAAGTATATTTTAACAAAAAAATACGTGAGTGAGCTGAGTTGGCGAAAGCAGCGGACTGTAAGTCCGCCACGTAAGATACACCATAGGTTCAAATCCTATCTCACGTACCATAAACGGAAGTATACTCAAGTTGGTTAAGAGAGCAGTCTTGAAAACTGATAGGTGATAGGAATATCACGCGTGGGTTCAAATCCTACTACTTCCGCCACATTGCCCGTTCGTTCAACGGTAGGATAATGGACTTTGACTCCATTGATATTGGTTCGATTCCAATACGGGCTGCCATATGGACCTATAACTCAGTTGGTTAGAGTATCCGGCTCATAACCGGACAGTCTTTGGTTCAAGTCCAAATAGGTCCACCAAAAAAATGTGAGAGTGATGGAATGGCAGACATGACGGACTTAAAATCCGTTGCCAATATTGGCGTGGGAGTTCAAATCTTTCCTTTCGCACCAAATGGAAACGTAACTCAATGGCTAGAGGAATTTGTGTTGCTGGTTCAAGTCCAGCCGTTTCCAGTACATACTCACTATATCTTGAAGTGTTCGCACTGATAGGTGGTGAGTTAAAAAGAAAGCTCCAGTATCTCTACGGGGACTGGCACTATTAACAAACAACTAAACGCTTATAAGCTAAGAAAACGATTTTAGAAGTCGCAACTAATATCTTTTTTTTAGTAGTAAAACTGATGTAGCGAAGTTTTATCGGATGATCGTAGATAACTACTACAATCGTCTTAATTTTTTAAGCTACAACCTTTAATAAAGATACAATACATAGTAATACCTCTTTGAACAAATAAAAATTCAATGAGGTGTTTTTTTTATGGATATAAAAGAGTTTGACTGGAAAGATGTTTCTCAAGATATTACGGATTCGTTGTTTGAACAAATTAAAGACAATGCATCTGAATACTTAGAAGAAGCTATTATTCCAGAACTTGAAAAACAAAAAGAAGCTTTTGTACAGGAATTAAAACAGGAAGCTGCTGAAACTAAAAGTATCTGGGTAAAAGTTCGTAACAGTCTTCTTTCTATGCTTGTAAATGCTATTTCTGATGTAATGATTAAAATCATTTCTAAAGCTTTAGAAGCCAATAAACAAGAAGAACAGAAATAATAAATAGAGCGTGCTCTGTTACGTGAAGCTGATACTTATAAATCTGAAGATATGCTAATCTAAAAGATTAGCCGCTGATGAGCAGCACTAAAACTTAATACTGTATTGTTGGCAGACAACATTAAAATCAGCATATAAGGAGTTAGTCTATTTTATTTTTAGATTAGCTCCTTTTTTATCAGAAAAATAAAATAATTGCGTAATATAATTATTAAATAGGAGGGAATATAAGCTATATGTCTAAAGTTAAGATAAATAATTCTATAATCGTAGATGGAAAATTTACTATTGAAGTTTTTGCTGATAAAAGTAATAAACCTATTACTATATATAAAAGAGGTATATTTGAAACTGATAAGTATATAGAAGTAATATCCAGTTTAGAAAACGAACGCTATTTTATTAATGGTATAGACGTATATAAAGAAACATATGGTTCTGAAGATGATATTATCAGTTATGAGTTCTCTTTTAGTAATATGCAAAATCTAATAAAAGGGAAGGATGGTATGGTTGGCAAATGACACTCAAGATAATTTATTAGATGCAACGATTACTTCTGATAAAGATAAACTAGAAAATAGTTATGCAGAAGAATGTCGTAAGAACTTTGAAAAAATGCTTACTACACAAAATAATATTTGGGGATATAGCAAAAAGGGATTAGAAGCAAAACAAGCCGCCATGACTATGTTGTCTACTAAGACAGGTATGTACGCTAAAATACCTTTAATATGCAAAGGAGATAATTGTCCTTATGCTGATACATGCAGATTGCTTCCTTATGATTTAGTATCTGAAGGAGAGTATTGCCCAGTAGAAACAGCAGAAATAGAAATGCGTGCTTGCAATTATGCTAGAGATGTAGATATAGATATGTCATCTTTTACAGATAGAACTCTATTAAATGAAATAATAGGTTATGACATTATGCTTGAAAGATGTAGGGCTTTAATGGCTAAAGAAGGTACTCCTGTAATAGAAGTGGTTGCGGGTATTGCTGATAATGGAGAAGAAATAAGACAACCTACTGTATCTAAAGCATGGGAAGCATATGAAAGAATAGTAAAGAAAAGAAATGAAGCTTATCAATTAATGATGATGACACGTAAAGATAATAAAGATAAAGTAGAAACAGGACAGAATTCTATATCTGAAATATTATCTACTATTGATTAATACTAAAGAAGGTGATTAATTATGTTAGCAATGGATTTTATAAAACAAGTAGCAAGTAATAGCAAAAATCAAGTTTTTAAGACTATTTTAGATAGCAATAAATCAATAAACGAAATATCTATTAACCCTGGAAAAATTGTTCAAGACTCTATTAAAGATACGAGATTTTCTTATAACAAAGTAAAAGCAACCGATATGAATGATACATATCTTAAAAGAGCTGGCATAACTACAAATAATGGCAAATATTATAACAGCAAAGGTGAAGAAGTAAATATAGATAAAGACGGATACATGAATAATCTATCTTTAGATAATAGATTTAGAATGTCTTATCTGAACAACGACGGTTCTTTAGATAAATCAAGGATAGCTACTCACGTAGCAGGTTTAGGCGCTGCTGGATACGTAGGATTATCTTCTGTTGGACGACTTGCTTCTGGCGGTGGTTTATATAGAGATAGTGATGGAAATTTCGATATAATAGGACTTCCTATTATTTAATAGAAAGAAGTGATAGAAAGTATGAGTATTATTAGCAAAGCTTTTAATAGTCAAGTAGATATAGCTAAAATGGCTTTAAAAGGAACAGCTTCGACTATAGATAATCCTATTAAACAAGCAGTAGAACAAACTTTAGCAGATAGTTCTGTGTTTTATTCTATGTTGAAAAGAGATGAGTCTGCTAACAATTTAGCTTCTTTACAAAGAGGTTTGTCTAATTCAGTAGGACGTACTTCTAATGAAACAATAACTAATTTTATGAGTGATAGTAATGTTGATAGCAATGTAGCTAATAACATGATTAACTATAATTATTTAAAAGATGATTTTACAGCTAAATCTTCTTTTGATACTGCTCGTTTTAGATATGGAAGTGCTAATGGTAAAGGCGGTTATAATTTAGGATTGATGCAACAAGACTCTGCTAAGTTCGCTAATGCTATGATTGTTGACGGAGTTAGAAATGTTGGTATAAAAAATGTTGTTAAGAAAATGAGTGGTAAATAATGCCTAGCAATGAATATCCTAATATTCCTCATATAAACAATGGTTTTGGATATAAAATAGGTTCAGCTATCTCTAATGTAGCTGGAACTGCCGCTAAATATACAGCTAAAGGTGCTTGGTGGTTAGGTAAACAAGGTGTTAGTGCAGGACTTGCAACAAGTACAGCTATCGGAACAGGCGCTATTAAATTAGCTCAAAGTATAGGTAGTTTTGGTATTAATACTGCTACATTCTTAGGTAAATCTACTGTTTTATCCTTACATGAAAATGATTGGCGTAACCCTATAGGTAAAGCAGCTAAGGGTTTGTATAATTTAAGTGCATCTTTAATAGATTATACTCCAGGTCATCAAGTATATGATGAAGCTAGAAAACAATTAACGTATAAAGCTCCAAGAATGAGACTTACAGGTAAAGGTAAAGTAGCTTTAGCTTTAACAGGACTTGCTATGATAGGTTCTGATGTATCTACTAATAGAGCTAGAGAAAGTCTAGGCACTATGGATGCAAAAGTACATACAGCTACACCAGATTATCAACCTAGAGAATATAGTGTAGATTTTGGCGGTGCTACTGGCGATTTAGTATTTGCTTTACATAATAACAGACATGGTTAATATTTAACTTACTATTTATCAGAAAATTATAATATTAATTATGTTAAATCTACAAGAAGAAGGTGAATTTATAACATTATGTCTATACCAGGAAAATTAGCAAGAACTATTTTATCTAATAAAATGACAACTGCTAATGCAGCATTAAGTTTAGGTTTCGGTATTGATTCTTACCAGACTGCTAGAGAAGAAGGTAGTGGCGTAATAGGAGCATTAGGAGCAGCAGCTTTTGACACTGTTCTTCCTATGGTTACAGGAATGATTCCATATTTAGCTTTTGAAGGAATTACTTCTGTAGCTCCTGCTGTTATTCAAGGATATGACCAATATTCAAGACAATTAGGAGCACAATATAATAAACGTGGTCCTTTTGCCCATGCTCAATTTAATGATACAGAACAAGCTTATACAATGAGACAAGCAGGTATGGCTATAGCTAAACGTAGTAGATACAACATCAATCAAGCAATGTTGGGTAATGAAGCTAAATATATGATGAAGTAATAGGTAGGTGAGATATATAATGGCTGCTGTAAATAAAATAGTAGATGAAGTATATGATTTAGCTAGTTCTTTAAAAAATACAGGATATAAATCAGCCAAACAATTAGAACAAGAACAGGCAGAACAAGAATTAAAAAATAGATTAACAAATATATCTGAGTCTATGGGTTTAAGCGGTTCTTTTAAAGAATCAACAATAACAACGGATGAAGCAAAACGATTAGTTACTCAAGACAAAATTAAACAACAACAAGAACAACTAGAAAGAGAACAACAACTTCAAGCACAAGCTGAAAAAATAGCTCAAGATATGGATTTATCAGGTGAGGTTTCAGTATCAAGACCTAATGCAGAAAATAATACTGCTTCTACAAAAAATATTGATAATGAATCTAGTAATATTGAAATTTCACCTGATAAACCACAATCCGGCGGAGAAGCATCTACTTCAAAAATAAGCGGCTCTTCAGGAACTTTAAATCTTAATGAATTAGGACAAACAGGCTTATCTGCTTTAGATAAAGCCGCTAAGACAAAAGGAAGAGCTGGTAATTATTCATATAATAGAATAACAAACGAATTCCAAGAAGTTATTGCTCAAATGCAACAGGTTAGAAATGACATTATAAACGGTAAAGCAAGTAGTAAAGATTTACAAAAATTAATGAACAAATACGGTAAAACAGATGAAGAAGTAAAACAATATTTTATAAACCAAATAGAACGAGGACCATCTACTATGGATTACATATATGGCTATAAAGTTCCTCAAGCAATAACAGGTGTTACTTTATTAGGTGGTATGACTTCTATGGCTTTGGGAAATAGCAAAGGGCAGAAAACTAATGCAGAATTATATAGTAATCCATTCTAATCCTTATAAAGCCATTGTAATCTTTTAAGATTTTGTCCATCACGATAAATTTGCTCATTAATTTCTATCATTTTATCAATACAGTTTTTTAAAGCTTCTAATGTTGTAGGATTACAATAACTTATTTTATCTACAATATTATTTCTACATTCATCTTCTATTGTTTCTACTAATCTTGTAACATGTATTATTTTTTCATTTAATGCATTAGAATTATCTTCTAATTATAAAGGAGGTTTTATTATAGCAACACAACTATCTCCAGTTGAAAGAGAAAAATTACTACAAATTAAAAATGACCCTGTATTGTGGGCTAAAACTTTTGTTAGAGTATCAGATCCAATTACTAAAAAGATAGGTCCTTGGATTGCTAGGGGTTATCAAGAAGAAATGCTTAGAGATAAAAGTTTACGTAAGGTATACCGTTGTGGAAGACGTACAGGTAAATATTTTGCCGCCTAATAAAGAAAGACTATTATATTTATTAGGATATGCGGGCTAAATCGAAGAAGGTTTTTATATAAATGCTAACATCGAGATAACTTTATTGTATGAATAGAGTATTGTAACGCATAGATTCTGAAATAATGAATCCACGAGAGTCCGCCATCTTATAGTCATATAATAACAAGATGAAAATATATGCTAAACTGGACTAGATTTAACTAGTCGATGCAAATGGGTGAAAACTCCAGAGCTATAGATAAAAAACTATAGGGTAATAACAATTTGAAAACGGAAACAATGGTAATGGAAGGACTTCATCCAGCGTTAACACGTAAAAATTTTCGTGTATTATACATAACACCATATGAAAACCAAGTAAACTTAATCTTTATGCGTATTAGAGAAATTATTCATGATAGTCCTCTAATAAAAGCAGAAGTAGTTAGAATGAAAAACAGTCCTTATATGATTGAATTTAAAAATGGTTCATCTATTATGGGTTTTACCACAGGAGCGGCTTCTGGCTCAGGAGGTTCGTCAATCCGAGGTCAGCGCGCAGACCGCCTTCTCTTGGACGAATTAGACTATATGGCAGAGAATGATTTCTCTACTGTAGCTATGATTGCAGGTGAACGGTCTGATATAGGTATAGTGGCTTCTTCTACTCCAACAGGTAAACGAGGTACTTTTTATCAGATGTGTAAAAATCCATCATGGAAGTACGCTGAGCACTGGCATCCTAGCATGGATAATCCTAATTGGAACAAACAAATGGAAGACCAGTTTAGAGCTGAACTAACCCAATCACAATATGAACATGAAATACTTGCTGAATTTGGTACAGAAGAAGCAGGTGTATTTAGTAAAGATAAAGTAGATAAGGCTATGACTTATCAGTATTATACATATGATAAATTAACGGATATACAAAAAAGAAGTATAGAAGCTAATGATGGTAATTATCCAGATGAACTTTTGTATGATAGCTATAATTTAGCACCTTATAATCCGTTTAGATGCGCTGGCGTAAAAATATTAATTGCGCTCTTAATGATAATTAAGTATCTGTTAAATTGCGGGAAACTCTTTAGAGCTTTAACTACTAAATCATATTAGTAATAATATGATGGTGTTATTTAACTAATAGCAGTACAGTAAAAAGGTTAAAGATTAGATAATCCGCAGCGAACTTTCTATTAAAATAGAAAGGCGTTCAACGACTATCCCATTGGCTTGCATCTTAAAATAATAAGCAACAGGAGTAGGACCGAAGTTATTGCGGTGAGTGAAAATCTCTTAAATCGAAAAACAGAGTAAAAAGATATAGTCTGGGCTATATGGAGACATATAGAAGGATGATGCTAACGTCATCATTCGTAACAATTCGTGATTTTGATAAATTTGCTGCTTCTAGTTCAATAATTATTTTAGATTTTGATGTTATTACAAAGAAATTTAAAGTAATAAAACGTATAGAAGTTCCTAGAGGAGAATATACTTTAGATAATGCTGTTAATACAATTATCGAAGTAAATCATATATATAGACCATCATGGATATATGTAGATAGAGGATATGGTGATTACCAATTAGAAAGACTACATATTTATGGTGATGAACATCCTTCTAGTGGACTTAAAAACAAAGTTAAAGGCTGGCAATTTAAAAATACTATTGAAATAATAGACCCTATCACTAAAGTTAAGACAAAAGAGCCTATGAAGCCATTTATGGTGAATCAACTTACAGTATCTTTTGATAGAGAAAGAATTATTTTATCGCCTTTCGACGAAGTTTTACATAAACAACTTATTGACTATTCAGTCGAACGTGTTTCTCAATCCGGCGTCCCTATTTATACGTCTAAAAATGAACATTATGTAGATGCATTAGGACTTGCTCATTTAGCATTTGTATTAGAATTTCCTCAGCTTACTGCAATGATTAAGAAACCTGAATTTACTAATAAGATTGCACATACTAATGTTTCTTTAGGACAAAAACGTGTAATGAACGCTTTTAGAGAAATATCAGAGCCTTTTTCAAATCCGTGGAAGAAAGCTTCTTCTAATAAGCATGATAGTGATGATTTATATGGAGATAAACCATATTGGACTAAAGTTCCAATGAATAAAAATGGAGGTTCTTCATCTGTTAGAAATGCTCATTGGGGAAGTCGTACAGGTAAAGGATTTAAAGGGCGTTCAATGTGGTAGTAAAATTGAGTTTCTCCCTCTCAATTTTTCTATATATCCCCAGACGCTAAAGAATCCCTCCACTTTAGCGTCTATTTTTATATCTATCTTTATTAGGAGGAAATACTAATGCCTAATAATGACATAAATAAAGATAAGCTTCTTTATGTTCCTAAGACAGAACCTGTTCGTAATTATGAATCAAAAGGTCAATTTCAAGATGCATACATACCTATTGATGATAATGAAGGACAGATTGTTCCAAATAGACTTAGCATTTCAGAAGATTTAGTAGAAGTTCGTGATTTAATAGATTTTTTACCTGACGGATTATCTTTTATTAAAGATATTTTGAATATCATTATAGAACGACAAAAGATAATTGAAGATAACATGTCTAATACTCCCGATAACAATATTTCTTCTAATGATAATAATATAGACGAAAACATTCCATCTACAGAAAAGTCAGATTTTGATTATACAGATGAAGATGCTGATATCCCTAATATTGATGACAATACATCTACATATCCTAATGAAATCACTCCAGATACACCTGATAAAGAACAAGAAGATATAGTTAATTCTAATCCAGAAAATACGTATAACGAAGGTTCTCTCTCAGAAGGATATGAAATTAATACTGAACTTCCTGATATGTTTACTGAACCTACGGATATCAAAATATCTTTTATCCCGCCAAAAACTTTAGTGCAAATAGCTCAAGAAGATTATCAAAGAGATACTCTGGATTTAAACGAATATTATCTTCAAACACTACAAGTAGTTTTACAGCAATACTTTCAAGAAGTTATGACTGTGATGCAGGAATGTGGTATATCTGATTTATCTAATTTAATTAGACATTTTGATGGAGATACCGTATCTGTAGCTAAATCTGATTTAAGACATTTAAAAGATTATATTATTAGGTCTCAAATAACTAGAGAGCAAAAAACTCGTATGTTTAAAAAAACACATAACGTAGATAATACATTAATACACATGAGAACATGGCACGCAGCAGAACAGGAAAGAGAACGATATTATACAGAAAATTATGGCGATAGTGATACGTTTTTAAATAGTCAAAGTAATGCTTTGCTTAGAGAATGTCGTTCTAGTTATGATAAAAATTATACTAATGCTCTATATAATATGTATAAATACCTTAACAGTTCTGCCCTTTTAATAGGCGATATTTTAACTATGACTTCTAAAGAAGCTCAAGCTAAAGGTAAACTGATAAAAGAAGGCGTTGATATTTTTGTATCTAAGGAAACAGCTAAACAACAAAAGGTAACTCAACAAATAGCTGAATACGAAGCTCAACAAAATAAACAAGCTACAGATGCTAATGCTAATTCGTCTAATAAGAATAATTCTGATAATAACAATGAAAATACTTCTTCTGATAATGCGAATAACGAAACAAATACTATGTCATCGACTAATACAACTGAAAAAGAACTAAAAGAACAAAAAGACAACAAACAAAATTCTGCTTCAAATACCGTACAGAATATTTTAGATTCTATTAAATCAGATACTCAAAATATATTTACTGTTGGTGGCGGCATTTTAGGAAATAATAAATAAAGGCGGTGATTTAAATAAGTGAACTTATCTAGCTTAATGTTCTGGAAAAAGAAACCTGTTCAAATAGACGAAGCTCCAACTACTTCTTCTAATAAAACAAGTAGTCAACAGATTACTAATGCTAATATTAAAAACTTCGTAGTTAAAGCCGTGGGTTTTGTTAATGATACTAGTAATGGTGACTTTGCTTCTCCAGAATACGATTTATCAGAAATTAAAGATGCTATAGAAACTGATTCATATATTAATATAGCTACAAAAAAATATTCACAGCTTATTTTTAAAGCCGGATACAACATAGTTTCAGATAACGATGCCGCAGCCGAATATATTAAATCACGTTTGCGTATGATGAGTTTTATGTCCGGTACTCCTATGGATATATTGTTTCAGCAAATTGCAGAAGATGTAGTAAGATATTCAAACGCATTTTTAGTTAAATCAAGAGTTGACACATCTCAATTAGGTGGTATTCAAGCAATCGGTATACGAGACGCAAAACCTGTTGGCGGATATTTTAGAGTAGACCCTACTACTATGCAGATTAAACGAGATACTAATGGTACAGTTCAGCAATATCAACAAGAAGTAAGTAGTAATACTACGACTTTTAAATCTACAGACGTTACTCATTTTTATATAGACAAAGAAGGTGGAGCAGCGTTTGGTACTCCACGTTTAATAGCAGCTTTAGAAGATGTTAAAATGCTTAGAAAGATAGAAGGTAATGTTTTAGATTTAATTTATCGTTTTGCTATACCTATTTATCAGATGAAAATCGGTATTCCTGAAGCTGGTATGATGGCAACGGATAAAGAAATAGACGACGCTAAAACCGAAGTAGAAAAAATGGCTTCTGACGGCATCATGGTCACAAATGAGCGTACAGAATTTATAGCTATCGGTGCTGAAGGAGAAGCTATAGATGTAACAGGGTATCTGTCTTATTTTGAAAAACGTGTTTTTTCTGCTTTAAATGTATCTGAAGCAATGATGGGTAGAGGCGGAGCTAAACAAGATGCCGATTCGATGGAAGCTCAAATTCATGATACTGTTAAGTTCATTCAACAAGCTATTGCTACTTTTATAGAAAATGATATATTTAATGAGCTTTTACTAGAAGGTGGCTTTAATCCTATTGTTAATGAACAAGATATTGTTAAATTTCAGTTTAATGAAATCAATCTTGATACAAAAGTTAAAATGGCGACTAACGTATTAAACCAATATCAAGGTAATGCTATATCTTTTGCTGAAATGAGAAAACAATTAGGTTTGGATAGTGATAGTGTAGATGTAAATACTTTATATGCTAATATGATACAGCAGAAAAATGCACTTGAACTTGTTCAAGCTAAACTAGGTAATACTGTTAATACATCAACAACGGAACAAAATACTACAGGTTCTACTTCAGCTAATACAGGAACATCCGGTCCTGATAAACAGCAAAAAACTTCTGGCGCTATAACTAATACTATATCACCTACAAATCAACACGGTACTACTTCTGTTAACATAAAGGAAGCTTACGAAAATATACATAACTCAACAAACACTAATATAGAAAATTATAAAAAGAATTTTAGTTCCATATATGATAAATATCGAACTTTATGTAATGATATTTGCATAAATAATTCTGATGCAGATATAGTTTTACCAATTACAAAAGAGAACATATCTAAAGAATTAAAATATAAAATTCAGTCTGAAATGCAAAAAGGTATATCTAAAGCAATAAAAGACAGTCGTTCTCGTGAAAATATAAATAAACAGATAGTAATGAAACTATTAGAAGATAAGCTTGATAAAACATTAAATAGAATTTTCAAGGATATTAAACGTAAATTAAAGTCTGCTAAAACAAAAGAAGATAAAATAGCTATATTTGATTCTATTGAATATAGACTTCGCTTTTTATCAGAAGAAATAGTTTCTAAAGCGTATTGGTTTGGATATGTAAAAGCATGTGCGCAGTTAAATATTCCAGAAGTTTATGTTCGTTTTAGCAACAATGAAAATCAAGATATTCATGATTCTATTATAAAAACAAAAGCTTTTTCTTTAAATGATATACCTCCATACAATGTTTACTGTACATGTAAAATAGGATTGTATAATAAAAATAATAAAAAAGGCAGGTGATACATGATATGGCACTTATGATTCGTGAATATACAGGAGATAAGTTTATTAAAACTAACGAAATAAAAACTCCGTTGAACTTAACAGAAGCTACTATTGAAACTAATGTTAGTGATGAAGCTATTGACCCTAATTCATTAATGGTTGAAATAGAAGGTATACACGCATATCCTCATGCAACTAGAAATTTTACTAGATATATGCCTAAATGTTTAAAGAATAGTATTTCTTTGTGGACAACTCCTTATAGACGACCTTTAATTAAGCATCATAATGAAGAGAACGGGGAAATTATTGGTCGTATATGTGCCGCAGAATATAAAACTTCTAAAACTTTATCGGGAACACCTGCTCTAGTATTTACAGTAAATGTTCCTGGGGAAGAAGCTAAAAAAGATGTAAAAAACGGTATATTATCTACTGCTTCTATTGGCGTTATGGCTTATGATGTTCGTTGTAGTATTTGCGGCACTCATTTAGAAGACGGAGATGAATGCGAGCATGAACGTGGTAGAGAATATACAGTAAATGGCAAAAAAGAAGTTTGTTATTGGGACGTATATTCGATGGAGCCAAAAGAATTAAGTTACGTAATTGTTCCATCAGATATATATGCTAAAAACACAAAAATATATCCTGCTACCAATTCTAGAAATAAACCTATCATAAAAGAATGTTTGAATAATAAAGGAGTAAAAAAGATGCCTAATAATGATGATTTAGAAAAAGAACTTAAAGAAGCTAAGGATAAAATTGCTAAGTTAGAGCAAGATATTAAAGACTTGACTGAAGATAAAACTAATTCGGAAAATAAAATTTCTGAACTTACAGAAACTAATTCTAAACTTGCAAAACAAGTTGCTGATTTAAATGAAGCTAAAAATAAACTTGAAGAAGAAAAACTTGAAGAAGCTCAATTAAGAGAAGGCGTAGAAAACGCTTTAGCTGAAGCTAAAAAAGAAACTAGAGAATATATGGTACATACACTTCAGGCAATGAGACAAGCAATAGGAAAAGAAGCTCTTGCAGATGAAATGATTAAAAATCGTACAGTAGATTCTATTAAAGATTCTATTTGTGATTTAAAAGAAGAATTTAATCTTAAAACTTCTAAAAAGAATCCTGTTAATAGCTTGCCTAATCCTGATAACTTAAAAAATCCTACTTTAGCAAATAATAAACCTGTTAAAGAGAAAAAAGAAAAACAAAATAGTAATATTGATTTAGAAGAAGGACTCAAAAACATCGTAGGTTCTCTCTTTAATACTCATCTTAGATAATTATAAGGAGTTGAAAACTTAATGGCAATATACAGTCAGAATATGACAACTAATGAACGTTTGCAACCTGGTGCTCGTGGTGAAGTTTTCCAAACAAGTATTCCAGGATATAGAGATTATGCAGACCGTATTAATAGAACCAATAATAATTTGAATACATGTGACCATGATATTCCAAATAGTAAATATTTATTTGATTATCGTTTACCTGTATTGTTTAAATATGGTTTCGATTTTGGTTTTAATCAAATTGTAATACCAAAAGGACGTATGGTAGCTGCTGATCCGAACATGGATTTGGTAGATTTTGAATCTCAAAAACAATTTAATACATTAACTCTTGCTAATGGCGGCGTACCTGTTCGTCTTAGAAAAACTGGCGATAATTATAAAAATAGCAGCTCTAGCGCAACAGCCTTAGTAAGCCCAGGTTCTCAAGGTAAAGAAGCTCAACATATTAATAAAGAATGGATTCCGGTAATTGGTTTTGAAAACGCATATACAGATACATGTTATCGTCCATTTTATAATGCTGGAGACTTTAAAACTCCAGATGAACAGTTAGAAGAAAACGGTTATGAAATTAGTCCTACTACAGGTAAAGTAACGAAAAGCGATGTAGAAACGAAAGATGTTCGTCCTGGTAATATTCCGCTTGGTATGTTACAGCGTAATGAATATACTCGTAATGATGATGCTTTTAATGGCATTATGCCTGGTCCGATTATGACCGATAAACTTGTAGAACTTCCGTGGTTCATGTATAAAGACAAAGCTGAAGAAAACTTCTGGGGAAGTGCTTATGGTGCTTTATTCCCTGGTGCTCTTGTAAAATCTGACGAAAACGGTCGTATTACTGTTTCTCCGCTTTCCTATCCTGCTGAAGTTGCAACTATGAATATGCAAGAATATGAACTTGAACGTCAACAAGTTGTTGGTCAGATTTATTCTACTAATCATGAAATAGTTCCTGAAGGTGCTGCTAAATGGGCAACTTGGGCGCTTGAAGATAGACTTAATAGTGATGAATTCAATCCTGCTCTTTATGCTAAAACTAATCGTGCAGGCGAAGATGCGGTTAATACTTCTCCATTTAATAGTGAAGGTAAATATCCTGGTTATCCGTATGATAAAAACTATTTAAATCACGATTTACATATGCTTGCTTCTACTGGTCGTCGTGACAATTATGATCCACGTATGAATCCTGAATTTATGTATAATGATTTAGGTATTCCAGGATTAACAGATGGCTATAATGCTGTTATTAGAGATATCCCTGAATTTAAAGCAGGTGAAATACATTATGCTGGTGGTAAAGAATACGTTCAAATGACATTTAGAACTTTAGATATAAATATTGAACCGAATACACTTCAAATCTCTATTAACAACGAATCATTTACTAACTGTGTAGTAGGAGCAAAATTAAATAATGATACATTTGAAGTTACATATGCTTCTGAAGTCCAAGGTTATGTTGTACTTAAAGTAATTGATAAGTCTAAAGCAGACATACTTTTAAAACCTCTTGCAGATGGCGCAGTTGTAAAACTTAAATATAAAAAACGTGGTATGAGTGGTGTTCCTACATTTATGGATTGGGATGGCATTGTCGGTAGCGTTAAAGTATTACTTACAAAATAATAGGGAATATTACTATATTCCCTTTTCTATATATTTGTTAAAGGAGGTCTCATAATTTGAGATTAAGTGAAACATTACATAATATAAAAACTTTGCGTGAAGAAGCTATTAGACAACAGCAAAGTTATGAAAAAGGTGAACAGGATAAACCACCTGCAATTAAACCTGAAACATTTGACTTAATGGAAAAAATGACTCGTAACATCAGCGGAGATTTTTCTAAAGGAAGAACAAATATTAGGGAATCCCTTATGAGTACAGATACAATCAAACTTATTCCTAAAATTATTGAAGGTGAACTGCGTGAAGCTGCTGAACCTGAATATTTAGCTGCTAACTTTATGAGTACCGTTCACGTTGATGGCGGAAACAGTACGGTATATGTTATTCCTATAGTTGGGGAACTTTATGCTGCCGAAGTAGCTGAAGGTGGACGTTATAATGAAGGATATGTAGACTTTAATACTGTAGAAAACGGACAGTTAGAAGTTCGTGTTAAGAAAATAGGTCTTAAAGTTTCTATTACAGAAGAAGCTATTGCTGATAGTTCTTGGGATATTTACGGTATTAACGTTAGAAAAATGGGTAGAGCTATGGCACGTTATAAAGAGGAATGGTGTTTTAATAGCTTTTCTAATCACGGTTGGGTAGTATTTGATAATGCTATTCGTGAACAAAATCCATCTGCTGGTACAACAGGACATGCAGAAGATGGTTCTTTTAATGACACAATGACAGTAGAAGACTTCTTAGATTTAGTTCTTGCTCTTATGGCTAACGATAGAACTCCTACAGATATTATTATGCATCCGTTAACTTGGGTAATTTTTGCTCGTAATAGCATGATTGGCAACGGTTTAACTTATGGTGCTTTTGGCGGCAATAAAGTTCATCCGTGGGGAGCTACTCAAGGCACTGGCGGATTTGCAGGTCTTGCCGCAGAAGAAGGACCGCAACAATTAATTATGCGTCCGGAACAGGTACAAAATCGTTTACCTATGCCGCTTACGCTTAATTTTAGTCCGTTTGTCGCTTTTGATAAAGTTAATAAGAAATTCGATATGTACTGTATCGATCGTAATGAAGTCGGCGTAATTGTAGAAAGAGAAGGATTGTCTACTGATAATTGGAGCGATCCAGAACGTGATATTCGTTTACTTAAGGTTAAAGAACGTTATGGTATTGGTATTTTAAATAACGGTCGTGGTATTACGGTTGCTCGTAACTTGGCTGTTGCTCCAACTCATCCAGTTCCTCCGACTGTACGTGTACAAACTGATGCTGTTAATCAAGAAAAACCTTAATTAAGATAAGTTTATATATAAAACAGGGCGGTATATAATCCGCCCTTAACTTTAATTTTAAATTGAAAGAGGGATTTACATATGGAACAAATAGCTGTTATTAGATTAGCTCCAGGTCAAGTTGGGTATTATGACGAATTAAGCCGTATTCATTTAACTATTGGTAATCCTGAAAGAGCTATTTATGCAGGAACAAATTGTTCTCAATTACGTAAAAGTGTTAAATCTGGGAGATTAAGACTTATATCTGGTTCTTTGGGAGAAGATAAAACTCCTATCAAAATTCATAAACCTAGCACCAGTGTTTCTTTGGGTAATTTCATTCCTGAAAAATCTAATAAAAAAGAAACTAAAGAAGTTAAAGAAACTGTTGAAACCAAAACTTCTGAAATGCAAGTTCAACCTGTCGCTAAACAAACTAAAGTTGAAGATAAAAAGGCAAACATCAAACCTATTAACGATAAAAAAGTTAATAGCGAAACTGTTGTTAAAAAGTCTACTAAAAACAATACTCAGCAAGAAAGTAAATAACTATGGCTGAATATGAATTTGGGATAACAGATGTTATCGCTAGTTTAAAAGAACAAAGTGTCTTTATTTATTTTACTTTAGATTTAGATGAAGAAACTGTTAATCCAGATAATATAATCTTAACAGTAAGAAATATCGATACTGGTAAAAACGATATAGCTTTATATGATATAAGCGTATTTAATAACATCATTCAACTAAAGTTAAATGAATGGGCTGTGCCTAACGTTAGATATACTCTTATCATTCAACCTGGTACTAAATCTATAACAGGAGAACTATTAAACGGTGCTCTTATTAGAAATTTTTCTTTTAAAAGTGACGTAACATCTAAAGTTAATTTATTAACTCCAGCAGATTTTGAGAAAATACCTTATAAGGATTTTACTTGTACGTGGGAAGAAATAGGCAATAGTCTTACTCATAATTTCTATTTAGAGATATGTAAAAATCAAGCTTTCTTTAATTTAGTATTAAAAACATCAGTATTTGGTAAAAGAAGTTTTACTACAAACGAATTAGAGCCAGGTCAGTATTTTATCAGAATTCGTGCTCAACAAGATGATGAGTATGGATATTGGAGTCCTTTAAAAACTTTCATTGTTGATGATAACAAAAGCGAAGATGTAGATAGTTCTGAATCTAATCCTAATGATGATGAAAACACTAATAATGATGATGACGGTCCAATTATTATTGAAGATGATAATACTAATGATTTAATCATAGTGTCTACAAGTGAAAACGGGATAACACCTCTTTCATTTGAGATAACTTTTAATGAAGATATAGATATATCAGAAGCTAAAATTGAAGTTATAAGGAGTGATTTTTAAATGGCTATAGAAAAAATAGATTGCACATTTGATATTTTAAATGGCGATACTATATCTATCACTCCTTCTAATAATATTACTATACAAGATAATTCTACGTATTCTATTAAAATAACGGGTCTAAAATCTTTAGATGGCACAAAATCTCTTCCTACTACTCAAATAAAGATAACTACAGCCGTATCTCCAATGTATTGTACGCTTGCTAGTTTAAATGCTTTAGTAAAAAGTTTCGGTATTCCAGAAACGGATTTACTTTCATATATACGAGATGCTTCTAAATATGCTGATTTTATTAGTGGTAATTCTACTACTACATCTAGTGATACTACTACAGAATTTGCTAAAGAGCAATTTACTAGAACTAAAGCCACACTAGATGCTATTTTAAGAGGAGTAATTGACCAATCTTATAGTGGAAGTAGTGGTAAATATACATTAGATGTAGCAAGCATAGAAGAAAGTGCAAGTACATCTACCTTAAAAGATTTGTTGGATTTATTACGTAGAAACTTAAAAGAATGGCAAGATGCTATACGAGGTTATTATAATGAAGGAAGAGCCGCACCTGTTGCTACAAGAATAGGTCTCAAAGCTTCTTCTAACTCTGAAGTAACTCATACTACTGTAGATATGATACTTAATGACTGGACTCGTACTATGCCTGAAAGTAGTTGATGATATATGCAGCCTTTTGATAGTAAGATACAAAAAGTTATTAGAAAATTTTCTTATCCTGTTTGGTTTATTCATAGAGATTCTAAGATACTATGTACGTGCGTTAATTTTGCTACTAAACAGCCAAATCAGCATTGTAAAAAATGTTTAGGTACGGGCAGAAAAATCTATATAAAAAAGATACAAGCCGCTCGTCAACCTTTTCGTTTAAGCATAACAGGAGAAAGTTTATCTTCTGAATATAATGTATATACTTCGTATTATACTCTTAATGATGTAAATGCCGCTCCGTATGATTTATTTATAGATGGTAATGAAGTAGATGTTATTCAAGATAGATATGATGAACGTTCAAATAGTTCAGAGTCTGTTTATTATAGGTATTTAGTAGCTCCTAAGAAACAGAACAAAGAGCTCTTTTTAAAGATGTTTTATAGTATTATAGGCGGTGATAGATAATATGCCTGAAATTTTAGCATCATATAATAATGGCAATATGGAAATTGCTGTAGACAAACATTCTAATATGCTTATTATAGGAAAAGCCGCTACTCGATATTCTTATAAGACTATTTCTTATGAAGATGATTATAATACTGTACTTAAAAACTATGGCGATTCAGATTTAACATCTGCTTTTAAAGTCGCTAAAGATAATGATGTAGAATTTATCTTTTTACTAAACATCCAAGATAACTTTGATTTATTTTCTGTTATTGAAGATTTAAAACAAAATGATTTTACATATATAGTTCCTATTAATCTATTAATATCTGATTATTATTATGATACGTACAATAACAATCGTAAAACGTATTATATAGAGTATTTATTGGATAATATACGTTCTAAAAATGAGTCTATATTTGTATTAACAGATAAACATGCTTCTTTATATGAAGACCAGGATGCTTTTTTAGAAGATATGAATAATATATCTCATACTATAGATGAGAGTCTTACTTCTAAATCTTATAGAGAAAACTTAATTTTCGTAGCTAATAATTTACAAGATTATCCTATGGCAAACGTAATACTTGCCAGTGCTTTATGCACAACTGATATGAGTATTTATCCTACTGCTAATTTTGGAGACGCTCTTTTTATGATAGATGAGTTTGATACTGCGTTTAATTTTGCTTATTTTAAAAATCATATAGAAGTTCCTACTACAGTAGAAAACCTATTAAACTTTAAATTGTATGGTCCAGAAAAAATAGTAACTATTCAACGTATTATAAAGCTGATAAAAAGGGAACTGGAATTAAGTGAATTTATAGGTCGCCTATATACAGAATATCAACGTATTCAAATATACAAAAGAATAGAAGCATATTTACGCAGTTTGGTAGATTACGTTATCTACTCTTATGACATAACTTCAGTAAAAGCTTATAAAAATAAAAATAATCCATGTACTGTTATTGTTCTTTGTGATATGGAGATACAACATAAAAATTGTTTAGAAAAATGTTCTATTCAATTAGGGATCGAGGTGGGTTAATGCAAAAATTCAATACATCAATGGACGATTTTGAATATATGTTAAAACAACGAGATAATAATATAAATGGTAGCATAAAAGATTTTATTGTAGAAACAGAAAAGATTGAACCTCTTCAAGCTAATAAATCTGCCTCTTTAGAAGACTTTATTGTTATGCTTAGTAATATAACGGATAAAGCATTAAAATATTTAGATGTAAAATTCATTCCTGATGAAGGTGCTCGTCTTTTAAAAGACCAAAAAGAAACAATGAATTCTCCATATATACTATATGAAGTTGTGTCAAGACAACCTGTAACAGAATTAAAACCTAGAGCAAGACAGGAAATTGTAGAAGATATAGATGATACTGTTAATAGCAGACAAGGTATTGTTTGGGGACAGAAATTCATATCTATCGTACAATTTAATATATTAGCCTGTGATTATAAGACGTGTAATAAGGTAATGGAACTTTTTGAAGAGCTAATTTTTAAATATACTGCTTACTTTAAAAGAAATGGAGTAGCAGAAATATTGTTTAAAAATCAGTTAACTGACCAAAATTTAGATTTTTATAGACAGAGCTTATCTGTACGTAGTTTACAATATCAAATTATTACAGAAAAACTCTTTGTTCAATTTAAATCTGATATTAGTGGTATTAATTTAGAATAATATAAATAAGGAGGAAAACAATGAGCAGTCTTTTAGATTATGATAATGATCTACCTGGCGTCATTACCGAGATAGAAGCCGAGTATTCTCAAGACTATGACACAAGTCAGTTTGGTACAACGGATTCTATGATAATTATCGGTACTGCATTTAATGGTCCAACCGGACAACTTACTCCGATATATTCTCCTGAACATGCAGCTTATATTTTTGGTAAAACTTATGATAGTGAGAAGGACCAAGAAACTACATTAGTTGCAAATGTTCAAGATGCATGGGATCGTGGATGTAGAACTATTTATTGTCTGCGTGTAGGCGGTAAAGAACTATATAAAGACTTTGATTTCTGCGTAGATTCTAATTATAAACTTCGTGTATCTGCTATGTTCCCAAGTAATATTGGTAAACAATGCTATTTCAAATATGACAATACTATTGGTATGGAATCTTTAAGGTTCTATAAACCGTCCGAAAGAGCAACTATAGCAGAGAAAAAACAAGGTTACGTTACAAGTACATCTGCTGTACTTTCAACAGAAATTAGATTAAATCAAGATTATGGATATAATCGTGACAGTAATTTAGTTGATATTATTAAAATCTTTAACGGTCATTCTAATAATAATGTAATTAAACTTTCTATTATTGACCATGACGGTAATGATGTAACTAATTCTCCTGCTACTAGAAGTTTACCATTGGGTGTATTATATCCAGGTGTTTATTTTATCGGCAGAGACCATTCTGCTTGTTCTTCTATTACGGAACAGACATTTAATATTGTTTCAAAAACATCCGGTACAAAACCGTTTACGGATTTTTCTGATCCATATTATCGTTCTCTTATTATTAATAGTGATGTATCTCAACCATTGCCTATTTATGCTAAAAGTATGATAGAACTCTATAATATTTTAAAAGAAGTAGATATTACAATGGTTGAGGACTGGGATTTCTTAGACAATACAGAAGTTCCAGATAGAGCTTTCGTTCCTAATAAAGAAGATTATGAACAGGCAGATATTTCTGGTTTTGACTTATATAAAGCATTAGGTACAGGTTTTGCAATTACCGCTAAAGCAGAAAAACGTGTTGATTCTACAGGTAAAGAATTAACTCCTAGAGTAAGAGAAACTCCGATGGATGACGATAATCATACTATGCCAATCATTGACGGTATTTATAGTATGCTTCAAGATGCTGAAATAAGATATCGCGTGTTAACTTGTGCTAGTGCTGATGAAACTATTTCTGGCAAATTACCTCGTGCCAACGATTTTAAAAAGGCAATTCCACAGAGTTTATTAGTTTTGAAAAACTATATTAAATTAACTCCTATTGTTGATGAAGCTAATCGTAGTATTTCTAAAGCGTATACTATTCAATTCTCTGATATTGAAAATGCTACAGTTGATAATATTGAAGACATTTATTCTAAAGAAGTCTTCCCTGTTATTGGCAGTATTGATAAAATTGAAGATATTGAAACAGCGACTTTAGATAACGGTACGCTTTTAATGCTGTTAGATGCAGAAGATGATAGTAACAATGTTCTTATCAGAATTAACGATGATTCTACATATTCATTCTTAAACGGTACTAACTATGAAAATAAATACTTTATTGTAGACCAGAATTTATATGTCGGAATGAAAGTTACTGATGAAACGTATGGTGAATACATAGCATTTAAAAAGGTTAAAAATCCTGCAACAGAAGTTGAAAACAAAGAATATATTTTAGGTGATATGTTAAATCATGTATTTGTTTATCAGATACAATCAGCTGATGAAAAAGGACAGACGTTAAAACCATTAGGAAATTTAAAAACAATGATTTCCGAAGAAGACCAGCCGCTTATCATTTATGCTGAGTCTTTAGATTTCACTGTTAATGAAGTAATTATAAAATCTATTATGTTCGATAACATTACGTTAGAAGAACTCGTAAATACTCTTAATGAAAATGAAATTTTCAATCAGATATTTAAAGCAGAACTTACTAATGATGGTAGCGAATTTAAAGATGACTTTATTTCTGATATATTAGCAGACGAAACTAAAGATGGCGGTCAGATTTATAATTTACCAAAAGATAGAATTATCTCTTATGATTACGATATGTATATTCCTTATCGTACAGTAGATAATTTTGCTCGTCAGTTAGCTCAACATTGTACATATACAGAACTTAAAACCGGACCTACTCATGGTTTTATAGGTTGCGAACGTATGACCAATTTAGATTTAAGTAATACAAGTAAAAAAGTGTCTAATATAAATGATATTAATTTTGATTTGTATGCTAAAACCTATTATGGTAGAAATATCTTAGATAAAAATAATAATCCATATCCTATCGGAAGAAATATTTCTATTGTATTTGGTCAACATCCTGTAATCATTTCGACTGATGGTTATTATGAATATACTTCTAATAGTGCAGCAGGCTACGCAGGTATGGTATCTACATTACCACTTGACCAAAGTTCTACAAATCAGCCTATTAATTTCTCTTCTACTTCTCCAAATTTAACGCAATCTCAATTAGGACAGCTTACAGCAAAAGGTATTGTTACTTTCCGTCGTAGCTTTACTAAAGGAATTGTTGTTACTGACGGTGTGACTATGGCTCCAGCTGAATCTGTATTCCGTAGATTGTCTGCTAGTCGTATTACAGGTGCAGTAGAAGACCTTATTAGACAAGCTTGTGAACCATTTATTGGCAAGCAAAACCATGATGCAAATCGAAACGCTCTATACACTGCTATTGATTCTAAACTGTCTAGCATTAAAGGTACTTTAATTGAACAATACAAGTTTAAATTAATGTACGATCAGAATTCTGCTAAATTAGGATACATTGACATTAATTATGACATTGTACCTATTTACGAAATTCGCAATATTAGGAACAAAATTAGAGTCGTTGATTCTATTAGTTCTTAATTTATACATAGATAACACTAGAGAGGTTTTATCTTCTCTAGTGTCTATTTTAAAATAAGGAGTTGAAATATATGGCAAAATCTGTTGCTTCCGATTATGCTAGAACCTATACAACGTTTAGTGGTTGCGATATAGTATGTACTTTTGGTAACTACGTAATTGGAGCATTGCAAGCTATTACATATCATATTCAAAGAGAAATATAATTCTCCGTACTTATAGAAATATAAGTAGGACACAACCTTAAAACCAGTAACTCCTAAAGCTCTACGACTACAATAAAAGATAGAAAGAAACTTTTATGAATGTGAAGAAATTCAGAAACAACAGTAGAGATGATATATGAAGAAATTCTAAGTATCATAATAATGGATGTTTGGTCGCCAAGCCTAGAAATAGGAAGGTCAAACGACTATTGCTTGAAATAGCATTAGGGAGCAAGTGCTCTTGAAATGGGTTGCCCTTAACGATATGTAAATTACATAGACGAAGGTGAAGAAATAGTCTCCTCTCTATTGAAAAATAGAGCGATATTTTATATCGAATATGAATTAACGATTCATATTAAAGGTTAAGGAAAAAGCACCGGTACTTCGTATGTATGCCGGAATTAACTAATTCTATGATTAAGGTTAATTAAGAAATGGAGTATTAAGCGGAAAGGCTAAGTTTTATATTATATAAAATATGCTAATCCGAACCGAAGGCTAATAATTAATATTAGTCAGGGGCAACGCATAGGAGTTGAAATAATACTCCCACGAGACTCCATCAGTTTTCATAGTATAGATAAATCATCTATAATCTTATTAAGATAAAGTTGAAAAGATATGCTGAACTGGATTAGAAACAACTAATCGTAAATGTTATTTATTAACATTATGAAGGAAACTTCCAGAAGTATAAGATAAAAAACTTATACGATAACAATAAATTGATACACAATGGGTTCGGCTGAACCACGCTCCTTTAGTAGAGGTAAATATTAGCCTCTCTTATATAGTGATATATAAGAAAAAATTCTGTGATATGCTGGGAAGCCCTTAGAGCTTTAATGCTAAAGCGGAATCAGCAATGATAAACGTAAATGCTTTAAAAAGTTTAAAGATTGGGTAATCAGCAGGCAGCTTTACTTATTAATATGAGTATTGCGCCTCAACGACTATCCCTTAGGTTTAATAGAGATATTAAACAATAGGAGTAGGGCTTATTGGAAACAAGTAAGTGAGTGAAAACCTCTTAAATCGAAGTGCAGAACTCTTATTATAAATCTAATAAGATGAAGATATAGTCTAGTCCGTTTTAAATATTACGAAAGTAACGGTATAAACGAAACGCGGTATAGCGGGTACTTTGGTGTTTACCGTATTCGATAGAGATACGTTGCTTGATGCTCTTGCAGATGAAGTATTAGAAGAAGAATCTTTCCATCGTGTTGGTGGAGAATTACCATTCCAAGCTATTACTATAGATGAATGGGATACTCAAATGACTCAACAAGCTGTATCTGGTAATCAGCCAGCTTCTTTAAATAGCGAAACAATTACTAATAATATTGCACCGGCTCAACGTCCTGTATATGATGACGAAATCCCTCCGTTTGATATAACTATTAGCTTTGCAAACGAATATGGACAAAAAGCATCTTTGGTTATTTACGGCGTTGAAATTTTAAATGAAGGCTCTGGCTTCAGTATTGATAATGTTACAAGTGAAAAAGCTTGTACGTTTGTAGCAAGACGTGTTCGTTATCTTGCTCCTGTAGGTGCTAATGGTTCTCCAGAAGATATTGGTGCTGACGTTATTATGTCTACAACAGGTGCAGGCACTTCTTCTACGTCTAATACTACAACTAGTACAGGTAGAACATATTCTAACGGTATCTCTACATCTGGTGTAGCTTAGATATAATTAAATAGTTCAAAATAAGTAATAGAAAGTTGAAACTAATAAAAAGTTCAACTTTCTATTTTTTTATTTAAAGTGAGGGATACAATGCCTAATAATACGGAATTAAATCAATATAAACAACAACTTTCAAGTTGGGCTAACACCATATTAGAGCTTTCAGAACGTAATTCTTATACTCCTATTAAAGAAGCATATACAAAACAGCTTCAATCTTTAGCTAAAGAACTAACTACTGATACAAATACAATCACAACTCTTAATAATTATATTTCTGCCACATTATCGGGATTATATGATAAATCTTTACAAGAACATCCTAGAACAGTTTCGTCTTCTCAGAATACTTTAACTGTTATTGATGAATGGATAGATACTACGACATCTAAAATGAAATCTATACAAGATAAATTACAGACTGATATTAAGTCTTTACTTGAACAATCAGAAAAAACGGGTAATACTCCTACTAAAGAACAGTTTCAAAATTATATTAACGGACGACTTTCTACATATTTAAATGAAGATAAAACTTTAACTGAACATGAGAAAGATTATATTAAAAATTATAGTGAACCGTGGCTTAAACAATATTCTGAAAATAAGTATAATACATCATTAAAAAAACATCCTAGAACAGTAAACGGAATATTGTCTAATAGTAGTTCTGTTAATAATACTATAAATTCTAATAATAAAAATAACTCTACAACAGGAACATCATCTTCTAATAAACATAGAAGTGTTGCTTCTAATTATTCCAGAACGTATACCACTTTTTCTGGTTATGATATGGTCTGCGTTTTTGAAATACCTGTAACCGGCGGTTATTTATCAGAAGTAGTAGGTAGTCTGCAAACAGTTACATATTCAGTTCATCAGGAAAAGTTTCCTGTTAGAAACGTAGGTAATATGAACGCTAAAGGATATGTGTTTGGTCCTAGAACTATTGCAGGTACACTAATATTTACCGTATTTAATAAACATTGGGCGCATGATTTAATGGATAAGTATCTAAATACTTATAATGTTAATGCTCATTTTTTAGTAGATGAGTTTCCTCCTATTAATATAACAGTATCTTGTACAAATGAATATGGTAATAAAGCTAGACTTGCTTTATATGGAGTAACATTTGTTAATGAAGGGCAAGTAATGTCCATTAACGATAACTATACAGAAAACACTTTTCAGTTTTTTGCTACAGATGTTGATTATTTAGATGATGTTGTTAGCTCTAAAGTAAGTGATAGTAGTAATAAAACAAATAGTTCACTTCCTACTTTATCAGGAGATGCAACTTCTTCTACACAAAATCAAGTTTCTGCACCATCCAGAGATGTTAATGTTGGTGAAAAAAATAATACGAGCGATATTACAGAAGAAAGTTATAATCTTACTACTAGATTTCAAGAATTTGAAAAAGAAGTCCAAGATATGATGAAAACCTATAAAAATGAAATACCAGAAATACGAGCTTCTACTTTTAGAAATAAATTACGTCAGTTAAAGAAAACAGCTACGGATAATGTCAATAACGATTTTAAAGGAAAGAAAATTACTAAGCAGCAAAAAGATGATAGATTAGCTTCTATTAGTACAGAATATAAGAGATTATTGGAATTAATAGAAGACAATACACTTAAATAACTGGAGGGATATATAGTTGGGAACAAGTAATATATGCTTTTTACAACAATATACTAGCTTTATAGTTTTATATGCTAATACGTATAAATATGGGCATACTAAACTTTGTTGGTATAGAAAGGGAGATGAAGATAAACTTAACGAAATAGAAATTAAATCTTCTTATTTGAAAGTTCAAGGATTTAATCAAGAAGGTTATTATGTATTCTATACTAAAGATGATAAAAATAATACTTCTGATAAAAGAGAAATTTACTTTTTACAAGAGTCTGTATCTGATAAGATAGAAAAGATATTTGAATGTGCGCCTAAAAATCTACCAAGTGATAGTACGATTAATTTGATAAAGAAAAATTTATCTAGTAATTTAACCAAAGACATTACACAAAAGATATCATTCTTAGTTTATAAATACCTTAAAGATACGGATGATATACAACCAGATGAGCTGGAAACTTTTTATCAGGTAATTATGACTGCACAACGTTATGAAAATGCTCAAAGTATAGTTTGGAATAAGAACTTATCTTCTTTAGAAATTTTTAATTTAGATTATTACGGAACTGGATATATAACAACAGATGGAACTATATCATATATTGTTATCTTAGATAGTAACAATAACTTTTATAAGAAAATCTATACCGAAGGTCAGGATTATATTGATTTAGGCTTAAACGTATCGGGAGCATATACTATTAATCTTTATGAAGATAATGAGCTTATCAATAGTTTATCTTTTATACAATTTAATGAAGAAACTCGTATATATTCATGGAATGAAAAGATAGAACAAACAAATATAGATGATACTTTAATAGATTTTAAATATGATAATATTGCTTATAACGATATAGGTTTTACTGATGAAGAAGAAGCATATTTAAGTCAAGAAACAAAGAAAAATCCTGTTAATTATATAGTGCAGCGTCCACAATTATCTGATATGGGAGATAGTATTATATCTGTTCAAATAAAAGATTATCCTCTATTAAAAGCATTAAATAAAGATTTCTATATAGGCGTTAAAGAGTCTGATTTATTGTTTACAAACTATTTTGATAACTATACTTTAATTGATTCTGATACGATTGAATTTAATTGTAATAAAAATTATTTAAGTGGGCAAATGCTATTTTTTGTTGAAGATAATGAACAAAATGTGCTAAGTAATGTGATACGTTATTCTTTTGATGAAGATTTTTCTGATTACTATCAGAAAGTACGCAAAATGCAGCTTATGATATATAGTAAAAGACTCCTTCCTTTAATAGAATATAAAATGCCAGAAGCTGCTACTTTTATTAATTCATGTTTTCAAACTATTACACAAGATACTTCTACTATAATATATGAAGATATATGGTTAACTTTAATAGAAATGGTTTTAAAATATAGTGAAGATATTAATAAGAATAAACTCATATCTTTTATACTAGAAGACTACAATAATAGTTTTCCAATGACAATAAATTTTTATAACGAACCTATTATATATTATCGTTCTACGGATGTAATGGTATTTCCAGCCAGAAATCCATCTTATGCTTTAGCCGTATTTACTACCGACAGAGGAAGTAATGACTTTACTGTTGAATATTATCCTTCTGGTATAGGTGCATTAGACTTATCTGTTAAAGAAAAAGGTCATTATATTATATATGCTATAGATAGTGAAACATATAAACGTTCAGGAGTAACATATATAAATACAATTCGTGGCGAAGAATATATCAGTAATTATAATCTAAAAGTTGAGGTGATGTGACTAATGGCTAGAGCGATTAAAGACTTAGACAAAAGACCTATACATACTCCATATATAACTTCTTTTAATCGTAAAAAAACAGAAAATGGCATAGAGATTTCTTCTGCTGTTTTAAAAAGATACTATTCAGTTATCGACGCAGAGATATATTTTGAAAACGAATATGTTGAAGATATTGCTGATATAAACTGGGGGATAACTCAAAACGTAATGCCGCTTTTTGGTTATAATTCGTATATCTATGATGAAATAGCAAGAGGTTCTAGGCTTATTAGAGGAACGTTCAATATAAATTTCATATCACCAAACTATTTATTCGATTTGCTTAATAGATTAGATGAAAGTATGATTACTAACTTATCATCATATTTAGTTCATGCTCCTTCTATTAAGGCTGGTGAAGTAGTAGGTCAGATAGACACTTCTCTTGAAGGTGTAAGAACTAATGCCACCACAGCTCCTATTTGGAATAAAACATTTGATATAGATATTATCCTTGGTGAAAAAACCGGTATAGGAGATCCTGTTCATATTATATTAAATGGCGTAGCTATTCAATCATGTTCTACTGTTTTATCTGGATATGCTGCCGGTACTCCTCCAGTTGTTCAAGAACAATATACATTCATAGCTAAAGATATAGAAACCATAGGCGGATAAATCTAGTAATGACACTAATTAGGACAAAATGTCCAAATTAAAAAGATGTTTAGTTAGTAATCTAAACTACTATATAGACTGTTAAAGCTATAAAAACTCAATAACGATAAGGTTTTATAAAATATAACTGCACTTACAAAAATTAGTTTTTATCTTCTTTTATAAGTGCAGTTATTAATTCAATATAGTTGAGACATGCAATAATGATACTAATTTGGACAGTTTGTCTAAATTAAAAATCTGAACTTTCGACTATGTGTTTTGTCATATAATCTAAAAATGATTCTTCTATGCTTATTTAAAAATTATTATCATAAAAAAACTGTTTGAATTGTTTATTTGATGATATGTCTATAATAATTAAATTTTTTCGTGCTCGCGTTATAACAGTATAAATTAATTCTTCAATAGAATTTTCATTTGTTTTTGATAGATTTTCAATTAATAGCATGAAAGAATTTCCTTTCTAATAATAAAGATAACATCATGCGTAATATATATTTTAGAATAACAAACCAACTTTAAAATTTCTTATGGAGGGAATTATACATAATGAAAACAGAGACTACTGCTTTAACAGAAACACAGATTAACGATTGGAAAAAACAATACGGTAAGATATATAAATCTATCGTAGGTGATGAAGTTGTCATTTTTAGAAAAATTAAACGTAATGAATATATGCAGGCTATGACTGATATAGATAGTGAAGACCCGATGAAAGTCTTTTTACGTCAAGACATGATTACGAAAATGACTACTTTGTATCCTAACAACATCGACCAACTTATTGAAGAAAACGGAGCACTTTCTACTGTCATTAGTAATGAAGTATTAGGTAAATCCGGTTTTGACCTTCTTTCTACAACTCAGCTTTAATAGACTAGGTGAGTTATTATGAGAATAGAAGAAGAAAATAACCAACAAAAAGTAGACATTACAGATTTATATTTTCAATTCAAAACTAAATGGCGTAATGTTTTTATCTACCGCTTAGGAGAACAAGATTTTATCTATAGAGCATTAGGTAGAAAAGAGTATAAAGACATCTGCACCGACACTCGCTTTAATGATATCGAAAAAGAAGATATCATTTGCGACCAATGTCTTCTTTATCCTCAAGATTTTGATTTTGAAAATTGTGATGCAGGTATTCCTACTGAACTTGTTAAAAATATTTTAAAAAATTCCTATCTTGATTCAGTAAGTTCCAGAACACAGGTATTGGATTATTATCGTGCTGATATGTACGATTTAGACAATCAAATAACAGCTGTAATATCTGAAGCTTTCCCAAATCTTGATATAGAAGAAATAGAACAATGGGACGTTGAAAAAACTATGAAATATATGTCTCGTGCTGAATGGGTATTACATAATTTAAGAGGAGTTCCGTTTGCTTCTCAACCACAAGGAGATTTTTATAATGCTCAAGAAGAAGTTCAACCGCAAAACAATAAACAACAAAGCCAGCAACAGCAAAAAGCAAAAACAAATACCAACGTGGACAGTGAAAAAACTATTCGGGGCGGTGAACGAAAGGATAAGCTTACACCAGAAAAATTAGCTGAACTTGCTGAGCTAAAACGTAAATTCCCTGAAATTGACTGGGATAACGATATGGGTTATCAAGGCATTGCCGGTTTAGAACAAGAAGCTGTAGATACTACTCCACCTGCTCTTAGAGTTGCAGGTTCTTAATAGATAGAATGAAAGGATTGTGATTTCTTTTGGCTAGTAAAGAAGCCGAAAATCAACGGCGACAACAACAAATAATAAATGAACGTGAAGACTCTGGCTTCTCTACAGAAGGAATCGTAGGAGCTGCCGTAGCAAGTGCTGCTGCGACGGCTCTTTTTTTTCGCTCTGGTGGAGCTAGTAAGTTCGCTCGTGCTTTAGACGCCGGATATAAATACTCTAAAGAATTACGTGGAATAGCTGATAGGCGTTTATCAGGTGAAAACGTTACTATATCTAATTATCGTAACTTCTTTAATGATGCTAAATCAGCTTGGCAGAAAGTAAGGCAACAAACACAAAACACTTCTGTTAATTTAAATATAGAAGGCAATAACTTTTTTAAGTATGCTCATTCATTAAATTCTGCTTATTATCAACATGAGTATATAGCACGACAAGAGTATCGCAATAAGTATTTTGAACAACCTGTTAAAGATTTCTTTAATTCTAAATATGATGTTCAAAATATGGATTACAATAGACGTTTGAGATTTAATAATTATATTAATCAAATGTCTCGCTCTATTGGCGATGCTGAAGATATGGTTCGTACCAAAAATTCTTTTAAATTTGCTCAAGAAGACTTACCTATAGTAAATGCTTTAGATAGAGCTTTTACCAAAATTCAAAACAGTTTATCCGGTGATGAAGAAAATAGTATTCGTAAACAAGTTAATAAACAATTTGAAGAAGCTGTAAAACAAGGATTTAATATAGATAAGCTAGAACAGGAAATTGGTTCATCCCGTAGTAAAACTTTTATAGATAAACTTGTAGAAACAACTTTAAAAGATAGAGCCGCCACTACTCGTGATATCTTAGAAAGTAAAGATAAGATACGTTCCAGTTTCACTTATTCTTCTAATAAAGATAAACAAGAACAGCTAATTGATACTGCATTGAATGAACTTGAAGCTATGCGCGCTAAAATTCGTAAAGAACAAGGCGAAGAAGCAGAACAGCGTTTTTTAGATTTAACTCCTGATAATTCTGTTCGTGTAGATGCTAAAGGTAGATTGTATTCAGTTGACAGTGTACAAAATATAAAGAATGATTTAATTACTTTTGGAGCAAGCACGCTTCCTGGCAAAATTTTAAAGTTAGGTGAAATCCGCAATAATATTAACACACCTTCTTTTTATTATTTCGCTAAAGGAAGTTTAAATCCTGTATTAGCGGGTAAATTAAATCAAGAAACTAATAGAAACAATCAAATATTAGATGCTTCATACTACCAAATAGGGAAAGAGCTTTATAAATTAAACGATGATACATTAGAGAAAATGGATAATGTTGACGACCTTCGCTTAATTTCTGGTAGATATGGAGCAACTCAAAGACTACTAAGCCAGCTTACAGGGAATACTCGTTATCAGGAATCTTCTAATAAAATATTTAGGCTGTTAGATATTGGCCAAGATAGAGAAGACTTTAGTGGAAACCTTTTTAGTCGACTACGCAGTCGTTTTAACAAAAAAGACAATGAAGATTGGCGCGGCAATATATTTAATAGAATACTTCATCCAACGAGAGAACAAACAAACGAATTATTAGGAATGTATCAGTTAAGAAATTCTACTGATGCTTCTATTAAACAACAATCATTTAGTTATGCTGTAGATTATCTTCAGAAAGCTGAATACATAGAGAACTTCTTAAAAGAAAACACATATGAATTATCTCGTTCTACTATAGACAAAATAATGCCTAACGCTTCTAAAGAAGCACAAAATTATCTTAACGTTTTATTAAATAACAATGATGAAGATATGGTTCATGATTTAATGTCTATAGTTGAAAAAGATAGAGACTCTATCTTAAATAACGATTTAAATCGTTTAATCAATAGACTTATTAGAAATCAAACTAGAGCACAATCTTCTATATCATTAAGGACAGATAGAGCAAATGTCGCTCTTAGCTCTAATTTATCAGCCTTATCTGATATTGACTTTGGTAATGAATCAGCAGGTTTTTATCAACAACTTAGAACAGAAATAAGTAAAGAAGTATTTCTTCAACATGCGTTAAGTAATTCTGATAAAAAAATAAACGGCACTTTTGTTTTAAATCATGATTCCATTTTAGACCTATTAAAAGCTTCTGGTTTAGATAGAAAAGAAGAAATAGACACACGTAGATTAGCACTGCTTGCCTCTTTTCAAGAGAAAACAGGTATAAATAATATCAGACGAAATCGTACTACTGAAAATATCTGGAAAGAAGTTACTCGTATTGATTCTGTACTGCATAGTTCAGATAATGTTATAGATAAAGAAATTCGTAATACTGTACAGAATTTAGCAAATGAACAGATATCTTCATTTGAAAGTATTTCTAATATAGGATTAAATAATATTGAAAATCCTCAATCTTATCCTGAATGGGTACACATAGGTACAGGTGTCGGTCCTATAGAACTTATTAAATCTTTAAATGACTCTCAGAAAGTTAAGTCAAATATTAAAAAAATGTTTACTCAGTTTAATGCTGGCAAGGATAATTTAGCAGATATAACAACATATACAGAAACACCTTATTTCTTTATGTCCAGATTATCAGATGCATTAAACACTTTTGGATTAGGTTTTTCAAGAGACTCAATGGGTAGCTCATTAGAACTGTTAGATTCTTTTGCTTTTAAACGTATTATGCCTGTAGCTTTTGGTGCTACATATTTAGAATGGGCGGACGATACATCACAGGAATTAACTGGTACTTCTATTGCAGGTGCAGCTGCTAATGGTATTGCCAATGTAGATTTAGCGTTTAGGCGTTTTTCAGATACTATAGGCTTAACAGACTGGTTAAAAGAAGAAAAACAGATAAACCCAATTATGCAGTATTGGGGCGACCATAATGAGTTTATGAGTTATGAAGAACGTAAGAAATGGTATGAATCAGGTTATGAACCAGTACGAAAAGGTGCATGGTGGACATTTGGCGGCGTATCTGAAGCTAGAGGTAGTGAAATAACTTATTGGCAACCATCTTTTGCAAGACGTATTAATTCAGATTATCTGGATAAATCTTTATATGATGGTTATTTTGATAAATGGTCACATTCGCTTTTACCTACTCCTACTAATCTATTATCTCCTTTGTTTGCTATATTAGACCCATATTGGTTGGAAGAAAAACATGAAGATGATAGACCTTATCCAATTTCTGGTCCAATGTTTGCAGAAGGTACTCCTTGGGGAGCTATTTTAAATCCTACTATTGGTGAGCTAATAAAACCTGAAAAAGAACTTCATCCGTGGCGACTTAATAACAGTATAGATGCTTTTGCTCTAATTCATCAGATTAATAATTATATTAAAACTAAAGCTACAGATATTACAGAAACAAACGCTTTTGCTATTTCTGGTAGTTCTATAACCCCAGTATCATATACAGATTATAATGCTCCTACTGAAGATAGTCATATATATTCTGTTCAAATCAGTAATGACGGCAAAGGCAATGTAGATATTTCTGGTAGAAGTGGCATATACGGTAAAACTAGCGACACTATTTCTAATAATGCAGGATTCAATAAACTTACTCCTAGTGATTTATTAGAAGACGCAGAAGATATATCTACAACAGGATATATGTATAATGCTATTGCAGGAACTAATTATCCTATTCAAAATGGAGCTATAATCACAAATGAAGATGGAGAAGTTGGAACATTATCTTTTAACACTGCTAATAATAACTTAGTCGATACTAGATTAGGTTTAGCAGATTCATTAACGTTAGATGCCATCATCAATGGTGACGATAATAATATTAAACGCAATTTAAGAGATTTAGTTAAAGGTATCGACCCTAAGGAAATTATCTTTAGACAAAATACATCTATTAAGCAAAAAGCTTCTGCTAATATTAATGCTTTAAATGATGAAGAAGGTTTTGTAAGTCCGGAAAAATTACGCTATTTTACTCCATCACAAGGAATGGATTTGTTAAATGATCCAACTACAGTAACAGAATTAATAAATGCAAGCAAGGGTGCAGACTTTGTTAAAGATATAGAAACTTCATCAAGGCTAATTTCCGGTATCTATGGTTACATGCTCGGCAGTTTAACAGGATTTGGCGATACTAAAGGAGATAAGATAGCTCAATCTTCTAATATGACATCTTTCTCCAGAACGTTTTGGGATAGTAATATCGGTGGTGCTGGCGGAGATGTAATGGAAATAGTTCGTCGTTTTATTCCTTCTTATAAGTCTGGATTAAATCCATTAATGAATGAAATGCCTGATTGGCTTCCTGAACGCTTTCGTTTTGGCGATCCATTTAGTTCAATTCCTAAAGGAGAGATGAGACTTCCTGGTAAAGGACATGAAAGCTTAAATAGATTACACCCTGATATGTACGGAGATTATGGTGCGTTCGATAGATTTAAAATACTTGCAGACATATCTCCATTTAGTCCTGAATTTAGATTGTGGAGACAAATTGCTAAACAAACCGTTACTGATCCAAATTTAATAGCTGAAATGGATGAAATTACAGATAGAGTTAATCAACAAGGTAAAAAACATGATTTCTATGATTACAAAGTTGTCGGTAGAGGTTTAGAATTTCAAAACATAGTAGTATCTGAAGTATTAGGTTATGGTAAATTCCGTTCTGGAGATACTATATATAAATTAGCTGGTGCAAAAGTTAAAGGTAATGCTGATGAAACTATGACGGATGTATTAGGAAGATACATTCACCCTGGTGATGAAATAACTATTGCTATAGATTCTGATATGTCAGCAGGAACTAATAATGATGCAGATAGTACAATTAATGCCGCTGTGTTTAATCAAGATGGTCAAAACGTAGCTCAATTAATGTTACAAAACGGAGATGCCTCTAAAAAGAAAGGTGATACTTCTGCTCCAGCAACACTTGTTAATTATTCCGGTACGCAAAAAATAATAGCATACGCTTCAGAAGTAATTGCGCATGCAGATGTACCTTGGCTTAGTGACCAGTTTTTAAGAGTAAGAACACCACTTGAATCTTATGAAGCTGAACAGGTATACGGTACACCGTATCAATCATGGGAACATCCTATTAATACATTCTTAATGCCAGCTATAGAAAGAGCTATTCATGAAGGTAGTTTTGTTCCGCCAAAAGTATGGACATATTTAAGAAATACAGAAGGTATTGGTCCGTATACAAGAAAAGCATTAGATGCTACATTTATGCTAACTAATAGAGGAGCTTTTATAGGTGCGGCTTTAACTAATTTGTATCGTCCTTATGGTACTAAAGACAGCGGTTCTACTATGATACATAATGCACGTTTAGGTGCTAACTTAGTTAACATAGGACATTTCTTATCCGGTGGCACAAGTTATACAGGTGAAATGTATTCTGGTGCTATGATTGGATATGATATAGGTAAGTTTTTAGAAAAAGAACTTCCTGCTAAATATGCAGTTATTGGTGCTTTAATAGGAGCTTCATATAGATTTCTAACTGGTGATGATAAAAACTGGATACCAGATAGAACTAAAGAGAAGTGGGAAATACAAGAATATTTTGATCGTCTTACATATTTAAAATATATGGGTCTATATCATATGGCTGCTGAAAGAGCTAAAGATGAAGAAGATGTAGATATTGAAGATTTGTTAGAACGTAATGCTAAACAAGAAGAAAAACGTCAAGCTCAACTTGGCAGAATGAAATCTATTAAAGAAGCCTTAAGAAAAACGCCTGATTCTCCAGAAAGACAATACTTAATGGATATCTTAAATAACAAGATAAACGCTCTTGCTACCCAAACTTCTATTGTTACTGGTGGAGAATGGACGCATACAGCTTTAATATATAGACAAGCTGCTCAAAACACCATGACGGCATTAAAACCTGGTTCTTCTTGGAGCCAAATAGTAACGGCTCTCCCTACTAATGATAGAGAATATTTTATGGAATTTGTTAAAGAACGTAACTCTGAAAAGCGACAGGAAATTATGCGTACTGTTTCTCCTCAACTTAGAAAAGCTTTAAATTTAGCATGGGGAAGAACAACAGAAGAACCTGATATAGACGAAGAAAATGAAAACTTCTTTTCTTCTCATGTATTACCTTCAGGAGCATGGATAGGCTGGCGACCGGATATAAATTTAAAAGATGTTGAAGTTAAAACTATTGCTAATGAAGGTATGAATTTATCAGACTTTGGTTTCTACGAATCTCAATTAAGACAGCCAGAGGTGATAAATGCTCCAGAAGTTCACTTGCATGGTAGCACAGCTGAACTTACTAGCAACTTAAAACGCATATTGGAAGGTCAAGGACTTGAAGATGTTGATATAAGTATATCTTCTGCATCAGCAGGAACAGGTCACCAAATAATTGCTAATATAGGCTTGTTTACAGGATTAAAAGATTTACAAAGTATGACGGATGAATCATTAAAATATGCTGTGAATTAACGATTGTATCGATTTCTAACTCTTTTTTTAGTATTCTAACTTAAATAAAGTTAGAATACTATTTTTAAGTTAGAATACTAAAAAATTAGACATAAGCAATAAACTTCAATGTTTATCTTATGTCTTTTTTTATTCGTATATATTAGGTAATGTCTTAATAGAATATTATATGACAGAACGGGAGAATTATAGAATGGATAACGATAATGTAATAACAAATCCTTTTAAACATAAAAATCAAACATTAACATATTTACAAGACTTTGAAAATAAACTAAGAAAAACTGCTGAATTAGAAATACTTAGAACGCAAACACAAGAAGAGCAGGATTTATACAGAACTAATTATAGAGCATGGAGAAAAGAATATTCTCCGGTTATAAATGATTATATACATTGGCATAGCGAAGTAGTTGCTCCTATTATGGCTAATAAAATTGGGAACGCTTTACTATATTATGATGAAGTTCAATATGCTATAAGTAAAAAACACAAAGAAATTAAAAATGTTGATAGCTTATTGGAAAAACGTACTTCTTTCTATAAGAAATACAGAATAGGTTTATTTGATTCGTTTACAGGAAAAAATAATTTATCTTTACCAGATTACTTTGTAGAAGCTAAACCTACTTATGTTAGTCATCATACTACGCCATATGGAGTAATGCAAACAGGCGCAGAGATACATGAAGCTCTTAAAAACATTAAAGATAAGAATCGTGCTGTGTTTTTTGACCTTGAAACATTAGGCGGTAAAAATGCTCAAGGTCAAACGGTATTAGAACAGATAACAGAATTTACTTTTAAAACATTTGATTCTACAGGAAAAGATATTAATACATCTTTTTCGTCTATTATAGGTTCTACATATGAACAAAATTTAAGATACTCAGAAACAATAGATAGAATAGCGAAAGGTCAAGGAAACTTATCAGATGAAGATAAAGTTATTTTTGACCGTTTAAAACGAATGGGCGCATCTACTGTTGACTGGGATAATGCTAAAGACGGAATAGTTCATTATAAGACTTTCTCTGGTGAAGTTCCTGGAATGAATATTGAGCTTGCACGTAAAGGGTTAAAACAATTAAGAGATATCGGCATTTATCAAGAAAAAGCTCCTCTTGTTGAATATAACGGTCAGCAAATGAGAGCATGGGAAAAATCTCTATTTCAAGCATTAGATTTAGTACAAGATAATGATTATACTTTAGCAGGTTATAATATTAAACGTTTTGATATACCGATGATTAATCGTTTCTTGTCTTCTAATTTACAATCTGCTGGAGCTATTAATTATGCTAAACAAAAATATTTTGGCGGTATTAAGCCTAAATATATAATGGATGCAATGGTCGCTGAAAGATTATATGCTCCTCATATGGCTATATCTGATAAACAAAGAGATATAGCTAAAGAATATAATTTAACAGCGCATACTCAAGAAGCTTTGGTTCGTAATTATTTTCCTGATTTTTATGATAAAGCAGGAGCACAGGCACATACTTCCGAAATAGACGTTCAAGCCGGTGCTAAACTTTTGTTTGAATCTGGTAGATATACTCCTGGTCATGAAAATAGTATTATTCCTGATAAAGAACCAACTAAAGATATTATTTTATCAGGAGGAAATAAACAATTATTATATGCGCCTAAAAGTTTGCAACCTAATTCTTACGGCTTATTTGGTTTTTCTTCTGAAATTACAGATAGTTATCATACTGCTGATAGCTTTATTATTAGTAAAGATAATCAAGAAAAAGTTATCTTTGGACAAATAGGCTTAAAAAGAGGAGCTTCTTATTCTATTGATAGTATTACAGAGATAGAAGTTACAGACCAATTAAAAAAAGATTTTAAAGAACTCTATCCTAGTTTAGATTCTAATAAATTATTCTCTATAACGTTCAGACCTGAAACAGATAGAGATTTATTGAATCTACAATCTAAATCTACTTATACATATATAGGCACTGAAGATAATATCAAACATTTAGTTAATAATATGTATGTAGTAGCTAATAAAGGGACTTCTGGTAAATGGACTTCTGCTGGTATATCTGATGAAACATTTGAAGACTTATCTCAAATTACAGTTCAAGATGGTAAAATTATACGTACTCCGGCATCTAAAGACCCTAATACATATTTAAAAGCTACTACAGAAATCCTATTAAATGAACCTGCTGCTCGTAAAACTCGTGAAGTAGATTTAAGGAAAGATGGTCAGCTTATTAAGTGGATAAACACTATGGATGAATATGCCAAAAGAGAAGCTGGAGAAAATGCTACCGAACAGCAATTAGATGAAAAACGTAAAGAGTTTCGTAAGTTAGAACTTGAAAAAGCTGAAACTATAGAGCGTAGAAAGTTAGCAGGAGAAACTATATCGTCTGATGAATATGGACATATTCATAAAATATTCGGCTGGCAACCTAAAGGAGCGCCAGGACAATATAATATTTTTCGTAATACTATAGACCTATCTTTAGCAAGAGAAGTATATGGTCGTAGGAATAAAGCTGTTATAGAATCATCTATAAAATTTGCTCAAGAACATGAGCCAACAGATATAGCTATACAAGATAGATATTATAAATATGCTATGGAAGCGCTTCAAGAAAAAGCTATATTCAATAACGGCAATAAAGCAGTAGGCAAAAAGATTATTCCATATCATGCTTATGAATATAAAAATGTTTTTGAAGTAGATTTAAACGGATATAAAAATCAACGTATTCCAGAACCTGATATTTTTCGTGTCAATTTAAATTCACCATATGCCCTTGTTGGTTCTTTACTAAAACATCAAGATAAAAATATCGATTTGAGTAAAGTATCTGATGCCACTAAATTAACTGAACTAAAAAGATTTCAAGACTTTCTGTATGATAATCGTATCTTTAGAAGTAAAGGCGTACCTCAAGAAGGTTCTCAGCTTATAGATGTTAATAAAGATACTGTAGATACTGCTTCTCGTAAAATATTATATAGATTAAACCAAACAAGAGAGATAAATCCTAATGCAGGTATATTAAAAGATACTCTTCATCATGATGTTATCAATATAGATATAGACAATTTTGGTTTATCAGAACTTGAAATAAATAAAACTTTAGCAGAAGCTAATTTGTCTGTTCCTAATTATTCTAAAATAGCTAAAAAAGTTAAATTAGGTGACGGGAACATTTCTACTGAACAGTTTGCTAAAAACTTCGTTAATGATGTTGTATTTCAAAAATTAGGCAATACCAAAGAAGAAGAAATTACAAATATAGTTCAGCAAACTGGTTATTCTAAAAAAGATGCTGAAACTTTATATAATATGCGTCAAATTAGACGACGTGATGCGCAAAATTTCTTTGGTAAAATATTTGGCTATGTTACCGAAGCTGGCGGAGATATTGCTTATACTGATAATAGTTTATTTATCATAAATAAAGATGGTTCTGTTCACGAAATAAATGATGTAATGCATGACGTTATGTCTGGCGGTATCATGCATACTGAAATTGGCAGAACTAAAACTGCTAATGCTGTTGGCTATTATCGTTTAGGTTATCAAGATAAGACATATTTAAGTTTTGGCAGTAGAATAGCTAAAGCTGCTAATGAAGTAAATTGGGCTAAGAAAGCTATTGTTGATAGAGGTACTGAAACCGGAGATATTGCAGGTGAATTTCAATCCGTAATAAAACAGTTTAATCAAGTATTAAGACAAGCGGCATCTACTGATAAAGGCGACGCTCAAGATATGAAGACTATGTCTAACTTTGAAACTATAGGCATTAGAGAATCCTTAGCAGACATGGTTAATGATGGCGTATTTGATGACGTAAAACCTGCATATATAAAAGGTACAAATACAATAGATACAAACGCACCGTCTACTATTTTATATAATTTTCTGTCTGAATATAAACAAGGCGGTAAAAGTTTCGGCAAAGATATAGATGTAGAGCATCTACCTTATAACGTTATAACTGCTTTGAATTTGATTTTACCGCAAAAAATACAAAAAGGCGAAATCAATAATTATATCAGAGCGCAAAATACATATGGACATATAGTATACGCAGCTCCTAAAGATATGATAGAAAATGTATCTGCTGAATATAAAAAAGCTCATGAAAGTACATATACCATACTGGATAATGATGACTATGGAGATAGACAAGGTGGTCGTCAACGTCATGAAGCTGATGCTATGGCTCGTTCATTTAGATTTAATGTAAATGAAGTTCAGCAAGCCGTAGATAGCAAACAGGTTCAAGATATTTCTATAGGTAGTAGCATACAAACGGCTCAACGTTCTTATCAAGACACGGCTAATGAAACTAACAGAATAGTTAGAGCTAGAAATCTTTCTATAACTACAGATGATTTAAGAGAATTATTCGCTAACGATAAAGAGCTAGATGATAAAGCACGAGATTTTCTTGAAACATTAGATACTCATGAAAACTCTCAAGCTATTTCTGCTCAATTAGCAGATGCTGTCTTCACAAACAGAAGTTCTACACAAAAACAAAATATACTAAAGTTATCTGAAGTAGATGGAGAAGTTTTAACCAGATTAAATGAACGACGTAGAGTTACTCCTACACTTTCAATTCAAGATGGTAAAATTACATTTAATTATTCTAACGGTTTGTTTGTTCAGGAAGGTGAAAACCTAACCTATATAAAAGGATATAAAGAAGCTCAAGAAGAAGTTGTATCTAAATATAACGGATTTTTACGTTACGGTATCTATGATGCAACTAATAATTTAGTAAGCGATGAACAGTTACAAAACCTATTAAATAAACAAGGTTTTATGACGCAAGACGAGTTTTCTACTTTATCTGATTTACTAACTAAATCTAAAAATGTTTCAAGAGGACATGTTAATTTATTTCAAGCTCAGGCATGGGCGTATTTTAATAACATCTTATCTAAAAACGGTTTATCTTCTTATTTATATGTAGATTCTTTAGAAATGCAGTCTAATATTAAACTGGGTCAAAATAGTGCTGAAAAAGGCATGGCTAGAGTAATAGCTCCTCTTATCGGTTCTATAGATACTAGATTGCGTAAAACTTTTACTGACTTAATAGGCGAAGCTGATGTAGAATTAGGTAGTTCCGGTAAAGAACGAGATAAAGTTATAAAACGTTTTGGCGCAAATGAATTTTTAGATACTATTCCTAAGAAATTTGTATTAGATTCTATGTTAGACGAAGATATAGCTAACAGTTATTTTGGTCTTGCTATCAATGGCTTTAGAAAAAATAAAGCATTAACGTCTGAACAGATAGTAAAAACAATACAAGACAATGGATTTAATACGGTTGAAGATTTTTATAAGGCTATTTTAGATGAAAGATATTTTATTTCTAATCAAGCTCAAGAAGCTTTTAAAAGAGCAGGTCTAATTCAAGACAATGAGTTTATTAATGTTATTTCTAATCCTTTGGAAGGAGAAGTTAAACATAAAACAGTTGGCGTTGTTCCTAGACGTGTAGCTTCAGCTTTATTAGATAAAGGATTATCTGCTCAAGAAGTTGCAAATGAATTATCTGGTGTAGTATCAGATATTCATGTTGATGAAAATGGTAATTTAATAGGAACGGATGAGCAAACTAATTTTACTAAACTACAAGAAGTTATTAAAAAACATAATTTAGATGTTGGCTCTATACGTACTGTATATACAGGCAAATTAGGTAATTTTAGCCAAGAAGAATACGACGCTTTAACAGAACAGGAAAAAGCCGGTCTTAGGAAGACTACATCTTTTGTATCTATGGACGAATTTCAACAGATGCAAAACTATGATATGGAAAGAGTTCATTCTGCTTATGATGCATTTGGCAAAGAAGCTAAGTTTACTCATCGTAACTTAGAGATAATGCAAAATATGAAATATGACGGCAATATATTGAATGAAATTCAAGAACGTTATATTTCAACGTATGGACAAGATGTCGGGCTTCAAAAATATAGTCAAAGATTTGAAAGTGTCGAAGACAATGCTTCTTATTTTGGACAAGTTATTGATTCTATTAAACAAAAGAAATACATGGTATCTGGTGAAGATTTAATTCAGAGATTTGATACAGAAGGTAATCCTGTAGATTTTCAATCGGTCCCAGATGGAGCTACTGATATTCACATATCTAATGCTGCTACTTTAAATAAACATTATCAAGAAAAAGCTAATCAGGCTATTAATAGATTAAAATCTGATGGTATTGAAGACAATTACATTAACGCTATTATAAAACAAGCTCAAAAAGAAGGAGCTAAAGGTGTTACTGAATCATATATTAGAAATCAATATACATTAACCAGATTTGCTCAAGCTAAGAAATTTAACGATAAAAATAATACTGTAGATTTAGATTGGATAACGAAACGTAACTTTAAAGCGATTAGTATTGAAGATATTGTTACTGATACAGATATATATGATGCCGTAGATAATTCTATATATGGTAAAAATCTGCTTTTAGATTTACATATGGATTCATTAGGAGATAGGCAGCTATATACTGATGAATTTAACAGATATATAGCACTTCCTTATTTATCTAAACAATATATGAGTAATGACGATATAGTTAAGTCAGAATATCAAAAACAAGTAGCGTCGCTATATCGTACCGTACAGGATTTTCAACAACAAAATACTGCTGGTGAAATTTCTGATAATGATCTAGATGCTTATAGAAGTAATGTAGCTCAAAAAGTATCTGATATACAAAACGCAATTTCTACAGAATTTACTAAAAAGAAAAGGATATTAGCTAAAGCTAGTGAAATACGATTAGGCGACTCTATTATGGCTACTACTAACGGTCTTGATTTTACCGGTAGAGAAACTAATCGTTCTTTTACTCAAATGAATTTTCAAGGTAATAATTTAGTAGAAATGGCGGCTCAACTTAGTGAGAGTCAAGGTAAAAAAGGTTTCGATTTAAGTTTTGTTATTGGTAGCCAAAGAGCAATGCATCGTTTATATAATGAAAAGTATATTCAAGATATAGCAGGCTCTATCGGTATGGATGTATCTGCTACTAAACAGTTTAGAGAAGGTTTATACGAACAGTTAAGAACAGGCGGTACTTTATCTTTAAATTCAAGAGACCCGCAAGGTTATATTTCTTCTACTAACTTAAATGCTTTATATTTTAATGATACCGTACATGGAGATACGTTATTAGTTTCGGCAGCTCTTCAAGAAGCTATGAAAAATGATAATGACTCCGATAAGATATCAGTAGCTCTATTAAAAGGAGACGCAGATATTACTTTTACAGATAGTAATGGTAATAAAAGAACTGTAACTCAAGCAATAGATTATGCTACTTATCAGGCATTAGCTAATATGGATAACGTTAATGTATTGTTACATAAAGATACTCAAAAAATGTTTCAAGATGCAACTCGTTCTATGATTGCTGATGCTGCTACTGTTAATAATCGTTATAATAGATATTCACATTTAAAAGAAGGAGAGAGTCCTGTTCATACCTTATCGGAAACAGATAATCCTTTTAGAACAGATCATTTAGCAGAATTAACTATTGATGGAACGACAGAAGGAAATATGGCTAAAACTTCTGGCAAAAAATATTCATTACAAGAAGCTCAAAGATTAAGTCAACAATATTATGATATTGAAAATAAATTTTTAGCTACATTAGATGATGAAGGAATCAAATCGTATGTAGACTCTTCTGCTGCGCAACAGCGCACTGCTATTAGAGATTGGGGCTTAAATAATAATATAGATACTCAAACTCTTGAAAGTTCTCTTGAATATCGTTTAAACGCAATGGATAAGGCAAGTCAACTTATAGCTTCTGACGCACGTAAAGCTGGCGCAGGTTCTATGAATTTTAATGCTTTTAGATTTTTAATGAGAGCTAGACAGTCTAACGCTTTTACAGGAACTGAACTTAGAGATATAATGCAAGTTCATACAGCTTTAAACGAAGCCTTTTTATCTCCTAAAAATGAAAAAGGCGTAGGTAATCTTGAATATATCAATCAAGTTCAAGATGCTATGGCTGATATATATGATGCTAGTCGTAGTGGTAATGGAGATAAAATAACTTCTGCTAAACAAAATATGATTAATCTTCTTGAGAATACTATCGGTAGTCGTAAAGAATTAACTCGTTTAAATACTATCTACGAAACAGATAATCAAGGTAATATATTAAAAGATGCAGAAGGTAATGCTAGAGTATTAGATGATGTTACTCGTAGACAAAGAGCATTTGAAACGTTTGCTTCTTTTGCTGAAAGAGTCAATGTTCGTCAGCTTAATGAGTTATCAGAACGAGCTGGAACATCTCAAAAAGGTTTAGCCAGCGGTTCTCCATTGATGTATACTCAAGATAGCGATAACTTAATTCAAGAAAATATTCGTTCTGCCGATGAGATAGATAGAGTTTTGTATAATGATGGTGGTATTGCCACTCCTATTAAAGGAGCTATTCCTTCTAAAACTAGTGCCTTAGATATGCAAACTCCGCCATTAGATAAAAGTATATTAAATGATATTGAAATACCTCAGTCTGCTAAAACTAATATTGAAGAAAGCGTTACAGATAACGTTATTAATAAGATTAGCAGAAAAGGCGGTATAGGTAGCTTAGTTGCAGGTATCGGAGCTGGTATATTGCTTTCAGGTTATGGCTCTAGTCCAGCCACTCCTCCAGAAACTCAAGCTGCTGGAGCAAGTGAAGAATATGCTGATAATTATCCGCAAAACATTCCTCAATTAGCTGACCCAAACCTATTAATGTCTAATAATGGCACACCTAGCTATATGATTAATATTTCTGGCTCTTCTTCTCAAGGACAAGATTATGCAATAAACGTTATTAATAATGCTATATCCAGTCAAGTACCGTTAAGTGCTTCTATTAATTTACAGATGAATACTTCTTTTGCTGATAAAATATCTCAACTTCAAATAGATAAAATGGTTGCTAATTCTATGGCATTTTAAGTTGATATTATAAAAAAGACTATTATAGAAAGCCTAATAAAATCTATAATAGTCTTTTAATATATAATAAATATTCTGAATTTACTTGTATTTTGCTTGGAATATAGATAAAATATATATTAGATTTATTTTGAACGGAAAGGAGCTTTGTATGGCAGATACTAATAATAATGAAGAACAACAACAATCTAAAGCTAAAGAATTAATATATTCAAGTGCTGGCAGTCAGGTTGTTGATCCTAATAGTTTTCTTTTACCTACTATGGGAGATTATTACTTAGGAGCAATAGACGATACATACTTAAAAAAGATAAATGCTCAAATAGAAAGTAAGGATGAAAGTAAACTTACTGAAGAAGATGCTAAAAAAGCTGCTTATTATACAGAAGAACCTCCATATTTAGAACTTGGGAGTTTTAACGGAGTTAATTGTGTTGATGCCACAATATCTGTTACTCAAGATGATATAGATATTGGCTTAACAACAGGTGATACTATATGTATTAATGTTAATTCATTAACAGGAGATAAAGACGGCACTACTGTTAATAATATAAAGAAAAAATTAGAAACAGAAGAAGCTAAAGTAGAACATTTTGAATTTAATCTTTTAGGGATAGAGGCTCTGCAACCTCCAAAATGGTGTTTAGAAACTAATATAGACAAAAGTGCCTTACCTACTGTTGTTAAACAAGTTAGCGAAATAAAAAATGATGCTAGTTATGTGTATGTAAAAGGATTGCATAACAACAGCGAAACTTTGACTTTTATTAGAGTTGGCAATAGTTGGCGTGAAATTATTGATAATCCTAATGATACAAAATCTTTTCGTTGGTGTTTATTTGGCGGTTGTGATGAATATGAAAAAGCACAAAAGGCTGCTAATAAAATAAAAGACTTAATAGATAAAGCTGGCGGCAAAGTTCGTTTAATAATAGATAACTTACCAGCAGATAAAATTAGCACAAAAGTCAATTATCCATCTTCTTATTTTCAAGAACAAGTTGATTTAGAACAGTTTCTACTTAATTATATAGATAATACAACTAAGCCGTATAACGTTCCTTATGCATGCGGTTATTATAGATGCAAAGTAGAGCCTACTACTTTAATGACTGGTTCTGCTTATGTCAAAATAAACGGTAATTGGATTAACTTAGCCAAAGCTGCTTTATGTGATGAAGAAACCGGCTCTAAATTTAATACTGAATATGTAGGCACTCATTCTGACATATTTAATCTTAATAGATATGATCCAACTAATTATTATTATGCTGATGCTTTCTTTAAGACCGCAGAATCATTAGATGATAGAAAGAAAATTCAGCAAGAAATATTCGGTTTAGATTTTACTAATCTACGTAAATGGACTGTAACTATTGGAGATGTTACTTTATTTGTTCCACCTACAAATATAACTGTAGTGTCTACTACTGAAAATAAAAGTATGCCGCTTTTAAGAGCTAAAGGTAGTATGTCTAAATCCGGTTATCGTACTAATAGGACTTTAAACATTAGTATGTATTTTAATGAAGCTCGTGGCATTAATGGTTATGAATATATAACTAAAACTCCTAATGGAGATAAGATAACGTATCATCTTAATAGTTTAAGAGCATTAATATCTCAATTTAAGTTTACACCGTTTTTGCCTATAGAAAATGAATACATAAATGAAACTTTAGGTATAGACGCTATAGTAGTAACTAATTTATCTATATCAAATGTGCCAGGTTACCCTAAAACTATCAAAGCCGAATTTACTTGTAGAGAATTTGATTATTCTACATACATTCCTGAAATATTTAATACAGATGTAGCTCAAGATAGATATTGTAATTTCTTTTCATTAGCTTTTAATTGGGCTACTATGAGATATTATTATCAGCGTCCTCTAATAAACGGGAACGAAATACAAAAGCAAAACTATGAATTTAATTCTTTTGAGTTTAACAGAGAAGTATTAAAAAACAGAACCTTATTAATACCTATGGAATTTTTAGATCCTAGTATAGAATTTTATATTGCTGACGAATCATGTTTAGATGAAATGTTAGCCGCTAAAACCGAAATGACTAAAATGGCTAAACAGAACATTAAGATAGATAATAAAGAAAAAGAAAACTTTAAAAATATATCATTTATTAATAAAGCTGTCCAAAGTGCAGCTTCTAATTATGTTTTTCAATCTGAACTGGAACTTCTAAATTCTATGAATATAAGCTCTACTGTTATTAATATGGGCGTTAAATATCCTGTATTAGATAGCGGTCATATTTTAGAACAGGGTATAGAAACAGATGTTTTAACTCACCTGAATAACGCTTTAGATGTTATTAAAACAGAATTACAAAAAGTTAACAATAATACCAGCAGTAATATCGTTAGTAGTGTAAGATTTTGCAGTTATAAAGAAAAAATAAATGATGGTAACTATAAAGCATATTATGGGCTTACTGTAGTATTAGATGCTGAAGAGCTAGAAGAAGTCGCTAAAGATAGTGCTAAGTATCTAAATCTTCCAGAAGATGAAATATTACAAAACGATACTATTATTATTCCTATCTCTGTTAATATACATAAAAATGATGACAGTACTTATGAGTTTGAAAAAGGTTCGTTTACTTTAGATACTAACATTCCTGACATGCAAATGCTTGCTTTTGCATCTCAATATAATGCTCATAAAAATGCCGATTATAATGTGGCTAACTATTTAGATGTATCAGATTTAAAATTTAGAAAGTATAATACAGGATTAGTTCGCATAAAAAGCTATAGTGTATCTTTATCAAATCATATATCTAATATTAACTTAAAAGATGTAAGCGGTAGTGCTCCTCAATATTTAGGAGGAGAAGATACTATGATTTCATTAGTTATAGAAACTACTAATGAAGAAACCATTAGAACGTTAAGTTTGCTTCCTCAGTTATCTGCAATGTATGCTCGTAAATATCATTCAGTATTACCTTGTTGGACTTTAAAAGTAGACAGCGAAATAACTAAGTTTTTAGGCGTGTTTGAAGTAATGATAGAAAATGTACGTACTACTATCGACTCATCGTCTATGCCTGTTCATACTTTAGTTATGGATTTACGTTCTGTAGATAGAACGTATAGAAATAGAGAAGCTCTGCGTAGACTTAGCACATTAGATAATTCTGGCGAACTTTATACAGAACAATATCAAAATACGCAACTTAGAAATTATTTTCAGATACAAAGCATATTAGCTAAAGCTGAATTATATCCAGATTTAGAGCTTCCTACTATAGAAGAAATGAAAAAAGTAGGTTATGAATTTATCAGATATAAATTTCAAGATGAACGTGTATATGTAGATCCCGATTTCTATTTTATCTATCCTAATACGCTATCTTCTCAGATTATCAGAGAAGCTTTAATAAATAGTGGTCAAGCTACTAAAGATATGGAAACTGTATTTAAGGATTCTACTGGAGCTGAAATTACTGTTAAGCAAGAAGCTAAAAAAGGTTATATCGTTACTAGTGAAAATGAAATAGCTCAAAATCAAAGTAAGCTTGCTAAAGAAAAATTGGACGCTAAATATAAACAGCAAGCTAAAGATACGCCAGAAAACTTAATAAAAAAGAATAACGGCTTTTCAGTTCAAGAACAAGTAGGCGGTCTACAGAATAAATGGACTATCTGTAAAGAGATTAAAGCTGCTTTTTTAGAAGAAAACTATAAAAAAGAATATGATGCTTATATAGATAAATGTAGAATGTTACAGGTAAATCCAGATTTCTATGTAGATAATGATACTTTGCCCGTAGATACGATAACAAATCCTATTAATACTAATCAAACAAATAATGCTTCATCGACCAATAACGATATAGATAGCAATAGTAATAATAACGTTACTTCAACTCAAGCTAATAATACTTATGCTGATAATAAAGATAACGCTAGTAATACAAATAATGCCAACACCGATAATCAAATAAATAATGCTAATGACACAATCAACAAAAACGTAAGTTTTGTAGAAGGCAAATATGTTTATGCTTCACTTGCAAATGCACGAAAAGCTTCTAATGAAATAGAATATTATCTATCTAACGTATATATTAACGAAACAGTTAATGATACTCTTTATGCCGACAGTGAAGATGTTACAGATTTAAAAGAAAATGTTGATTCTACTGTAGATGCAGTTAGCGCAACCAATATATCTGGCGCTACTGCTACTCTTCCCGAGAATGAACAGACACAATTAAAAAAGGTCTGGTACGAAAATTCAATGATAAAAGATACCCAGAATAGAATTTCAAATGTAGTTAAAAAATTTTTATCTGATGAACCTATTCAAAATATCTTTAATCTATTAAATATAGACATATCTGATAATTTTATTTCTATAGTCTGCGATATGTTTTATGCAGCGGCTTGTGGTTGTACTGGAGAAAAAGAATACTCTAATAAAGAGAAATCTACAAACTGGAGACCTAATCCTTCATTTATAGGTATTAAAGTAAATACAGTACAAGATATTTCTGGAACAGAGGTTATTACTTCCAAATCCGTACTTACTAGATCAACCCAGGGATTAACAGAAAAAGAAATAAAAGCTATTAAAGCTGAAGAAGAAAAACGCAAATCTGAAGCAAAAATTGAATCTATAGATGATGGCGTTCAAAATGCTATTCAGTTTGGTATGTATGGTATTAAACAATATACTAGAGAAGAATATGCTAAACTTACTAAAGAAAACGTAGTTAATCCGTGGAATACTAATGATACTGTTAATACAAGTAGATATCTTATAGACCCATATTATAGATATAACACAGTTAAAACTATTGAAACTTATAAAAAAGGTTGCATTACTAATCCTGAATATGCAACGGCGGCATTTTTTAGAATTGTTTTATATTGGTTAAAACGTTTAATAGATATACAAGCTATTCCTAATATCGTTACAGATATATTAAGAAAGTCTACTAAAAATGAAATTCTTATTGAACAAAAACAATCTCAAAATGGAGTTACTCCAACTGGTTCTATGAATTTAATCCAATATGCAGATTTCTTTAATAAGAATATATACGCTATAGATGCCGGTAAAATATGGACAGCCATTGTTTTAGCTTTAACAGATGGCTCTGAAGATATATTAAATCGTATTAATGCTCGTCATTATGACGGTTTAAACGGCTATATTCAAGGCTGTTCTCAAGCAGGTAGTAGCATAGATATTCAGGATAAACAAAGTCTTATTATTAGAAAAACCATATTAGCTTTAATAGGATTAAAAAGAATTACTGATTTTGACGCTATTGGTGTAAATCAAACCGATCCGGCATCAAATTATAAGCGTAATATAATGGAGCAAATCTATATAGAAGCAGCAGAAGATCCGACAATATTTATTCCTCATTCTTGTCACGACATGATAGTTAATGACGCTAGAGGTAGGATGCTTAGAGCTTTCCCAACGTTTTATATGATGTTTATTGATGAGGGTAGACAACTTGGCAAGTGGAGATTGCATGATAATTTCTATAATAATATGAGTATTATAGACATGCAAATTGTTAAATCAAGAAAATTAGCAGCAGATACTGCTACTATTACTATGAGTAACTTCTATCAGTCTTTTACGACTAGTGGTACAGATACTAATAATCTTGAGCCTGCTAGTTTTGACGATGTAGTAACCTCTATTTTTTCTCCTAGAGAAAATTTTGAAAAAGAGGAAGAAAAGCTTAAAAATCAAAACGTAGGAGCTACTATAAGATTAAGAGCCGGTGCTCGTATTCATATTAGAATGGGCTATGGTTCTAATGCTAATATGTTACCTGTTGTATTTAATGGAGTAATAGCAGAAGCTAATGCTTTAGATACTGTACAAATAATAGCTCAAGGTGATGGCATTGAACTCATGAATCCTATTATGGAAGATGATGAAGCTCATGATATCAAAAAACAAGATTCTGTCCCTATATTTCACTCTTGGGATAACAAAGATACTCCTAAAAGTATAATGAACTCTATTTTAACTACTCATGGTGGCATGTTAGCAGACTTTTTTAAAGATGGCATTACAGATGAAGGCTATTTTGCAGGTCTAATAAATACCAATCCTTATGGTATAGCTCATTTTGGTGATAAAGATTATACTACTATAATAAAATCCGGTGAACCTACGCAAAATATTTTTGAAGCTGGTTCAAAACCTGCATGGGGAGACGAAAATAGTATTACCAATCAGTATGAGTCAGATGATGTTCCTTATATAACTTTTGAAGTATTAAATAAGACTGTATGGGATATAGCTAATATTTGTCGTTCTACTACTCCTGATTATATTTGTGCTGTAACTCCTTTTGACTTTAGATCTACTTTATTTATAGGTGCGCCTAGATATTATTATGCTTATTCTTATTCTATGGAAAACGGAACAGTTCAAGAAAAACGAAAACCGTTTCAACAGTATCATCTTTATACAAGCCATTGTGATATTATATCTAACGGCATAACAGCATCTAGTAGAGATATGAAAACAGTTGCTTTAGGGTTATATGAAATAGCTGAATCATTAAATATAAAATGTCAAAAAAGAGTAGGTCCGATTTATGCTGATGCAGATATCTTTCCTGAATTCCAAAAAAGTATGGTTGTAGACACTCAATTATATGGAAAAGGACTTCCTATAGTTGGTTTCTTTACTAATACATTAACTAACGATTTAATGGACAATGTTATTACTACTGAATCCAGAAATCATGAAAATATAGCATGGAGAATGACGGCTTCTGCTTTAAAAGACAGTATGAAAGATATGTATTGCGGTGATTTAGTTATATTAGGCGACCCGTCTATTAAACCTCACGATAGAATGTATGTAGATGATGCTTACACAGGGATAACAGGGCAATGTTTAGCTAAAGAAGTAGTTCACTCTTTTTCTATTAATCAAGGATTTATCACAACAGTAAGCCCAGATTTAATAGGAGTTGTAGATGACCCTTATGAAATAGCTATTCAAAACACTTTTAGTGGTTCATGTCAAATAGCTTGCGCCGGTATAGGCGTAATCTCTTATTTGACTATTTGTAAATTAATAGGTAGAGCTATTACTATAGATGATGTAAAAAATATTATGCTTCCTAAACAGATAAGAGAATACATGAAAACTCCTACCGCAATAAAAACAACAACTGCGGCGGCTAGAACTGCTAAATCTATATCGACAGCAATGCAAGGCATTAAAGGACTTAAAGGATTAACTTCTTTAGGTCAGGCAGGCTTAGCTTTAGCTGGCAGAGCTGCTCTTGGAATGTTATCCTGTACAGGTTTTGGATTAGGCTTTGCCTTATTAGGAACATATGCTACTTTAACTCTTAAAAGATATATGAAAAATTTGCAGGCTATGCAAATATTCCCTCTTAAAAGATACGGTATTCCTATGACGGCTGGTGTTGAAGGTAGTCAAGGTTTTGTATATGGTTCTCCTTCTTATTATAAACAAGGTATGATGACACAGCTTTGTAGTACATTGTTTGGTCCGTCTGATAGCGAATTAGGTAGTTTCGTTAAAGGTATATTTATAGATGAAGAAATTCAACAAATAGCTGCTAAAAATCAAAGAGATTTAGCTATTACAGATTTTGATGACGCTAATAGTCGTAGTGAAAAACAATTTACTGGTTTCATGAAGGGTATTATAAAAACTCAACAGAATTTTCCTACCGATTATCGTACTATGCAGCTTACTCAACTCGCTACTTCTCAAAAAGCTCAAACAATAGCTTATAATAAATATGCTATTTTAGATACGGATAAATTTCAAAACAGTCCTAAATTGAAAAATAATAATTTCATTAGTGAAGATAATCGTATTAAGCCATACATAGATGAACAGTTTTTCCAAATAATACATGAAGTTCCTGCATTAAATAAAGGTAAACGAGTTCAAACTCAAACGCTTATTATTAATGGTCGTGAACGTTATATAAAAAGTATTATTTATGCTACTAAGAAAAATAAATATATTTATGATATAGCTATGCTTAATCCTAATGCTATTAATATTCTATTTGAAATCTTACGTAGAACTAAAAACTTAATGCCGTCAGCTAATTCATCTGACCCATATGAGAATTACGAAACGACAAAGAAAAGTTTTATAATTTTAAAATCTGCTTTAAGAGTAGGAGATACTGATACTAGAGCTGCTACTGGTTTCTTGTTTGTGCTAGAAGGGCAAGGAAGCACTATTGAACCATTAAAAAATGCTACTAAAGCTTTTTATCAGGAGCTTAAAGACGAAGCGCAAAACAATAGTTTGTATAACCCTAATCTATTTGAGTACAAAGAATATACAGATACAAATGAAATAAGTTATTCTATATGGATGCCTGCTGAAATTAATTCTGGTACTATAGAAGAGCAAAAAGAAACTCCTACATCAGAAGATGAAAAAGCAATTCAAGCACAAAAAGAAGCACAATCCTAATAAAAGGAAAGGAAGAATATACAATGTCCAGTATTAAAAATAAAATAATGGATAGAGTAGTACAGCCTTCATCACGAGAGGTTACTACTATAACTACCGTAGCAAAAGTAACCGCTTCTGATGAAATCAACAATAAGTGCAGTATAGTTTATATAGATAAAAACGGTATTAAACGTAATAGAGATAATGTAGTAGTAAGATTATATGATAACGGTTCTGGGTATTTTCCAGATATAGGAGATTTTGTAGAAGTACAATTAGAACGAGAAGTTTGCGTTATTATAGCTAGACATATTGCTAATTATAATATGGATGTACGTTCTAAAATGCAATTAAAACAAGATATATTTACAGATAGCCCTGGAGCAAATCCAGGCGCATCTGTGTTTTGATAGGTAGGTGAATTACATAGTGGCAGAGAAAAAAGGGGTTATATCTTCTATTATGGAAGAAGATATAAACGTCACTCTTGAAGCAGACCCGCCAAAAGGATTTACTACACATTTAGCAGACCTTCAAGTTAAAACTCAAAATTTAAGTCGTATGAAAGAAAAAGGTCTAATAAATGAAAAAACTGGTGCGGCTTTAGCTATTAGAGAAGAAGGTCAAATTAATTTAACTTCATCTCTATATTCACAATATAAATTAAATCCTAATGGTAGTTCTATAGAACAAACTATGGAAAGTAACACCGTAGCTGTTCGTAAAAACTTTAATGTAGATGAACTTACTATTAATAATCATAAGTTAAATCCTAGTTTGTACGAACTTACTGATTTTAAAAGAATGAAGCTTCCTTTAAATCAAGAAGCTATCGTAGGTAATTTTTGCGTATGCGGTAGTGTTCTCGTTAAAGCTTGGGAGCCTAATCTTAAAAGATATATGCTTATCAGAAGACCTGTACGTATGCCTATGTTTTCTAATCAATTAAACGTACCTGAAATTAATACAGGTTTAGGAATTTCTGACCCGTTAACAACAACGGAAAATATACTTGCTCAATCCAGTTCCGGTTATCAAGTTAATGGAGCTGTTACGGATGCTAAGTCATTAATAGGTAAAGAAGGTATAGATAGAACTAGTTCTGCTCCTACAAATAACGCTTCATCAAATAATACAAACACTAACAATAATTCTTCTAATAATCAAAATGGTACAGATACATCTAATAATACTACTACGGAAACATCATCAAAGGCAGATGAAACTTAATGGCAGATACAAATACTACTTCTACATCTACTAATAATGCAATTAAAACAGTTGAACAGCAAGCTAAAGATGCCGTATCTCAAGTAAACGCTAAGGTTGAAAAAGTTACTGAACAAATTAAAGTTGCTAAAGAAGAAAAAGATTTAAAGAAGCAAATACAACAAATGGCAGATAAATTAGTTGATAAAGAGCTGGATAATTTAATGAAAGCGCGTATTAAAACTATAGCACAAACATATGGTAGTACAACATCAGCGGAATATAAACAAGCTGTACAAGATACTATTCGCGGTTTTAAATATGCAGAATTTCAACAGGAATCTGAAATAAAATCTATTAGGTCTAAAGTTGTTGTAACTTTAACTAAACAACTTGGTAATATGGCAGACCAAGAAATTCTCTTAACTGGTAAAGATACTATTCAACAAATTACACCTATCTTAGGAGATGCTAAAGATACTATTAAGGATTCTAAAAACTTTCTTAATCAATTAGCTAAAATAGACTTAAAGAAGAATCTACTAAAAGAAATAGATAAAAATATAGATAATAGTATTGAAGATTTAGATAAAGCTATTAACAGCGTAACTGGAGCTGTGGGCATAAAAGTTAATTTATCAAAAACCTTAAAGACAGAAATTAAAGGTCTAAAAACTGATATTGCTGATAAATTAAAAACCGAATTAGAACCAATAGCTAAAGAACAAACCAAAATTATTCAAGAAGCAAATGAAGTCGTTAAACAATATGAAAAAATTGTTAAAGAATATGAAGAAAGTGTACAAAATCTAATAAAATCTTACGAGCAGAAAGCTCAAAAATGGATAGAAGAACAAGAAACTAAGATAATTAATACAGCTCTTGATTATTTAAAATTAAAGTTATAGGTGGTGAACTACATGATAGATTTTACTCTTAACAACAAAGGAGATATTACATTAGAAAGAAAAGATTATATCCCTAAACTTAAGATATCATTTAGACGGTCATTATTTCCTATATTTAATTTGAAGTTTTTACAAGCCTCTGAAGTTGTTAGTAATCATTATAATTACAATTTATGTGTTAAGTTTAAAGTTTCTAATAATAGAGATGATGGTAATGATGTTGTAAATAAATCAGTCATAGACAAGGAAGAATTAAAGCAACGTATTCGTATCTTATTACGTACCGAACAAAATGAATTATTAAATAAAGAAGATTTCGGTTCTAAGGTATATACATATAAACATTTAGATATATTAGCAGATAGTACGCTTCAAGGTATAAAACAAACTGTATTGAATGAATTAAGTAATATCATCGATACTGAAACAAACATATTAGATGTAGAAGTCATTCCTAAAATGACAGATGGTCCGTTCTATTGTCAGAACGTTAATATATACATATATTTGAATAATGAATTATTGTTTGATTTTATCTTATAAAGGTGGTGAATATTATTAAACAGGCAAATGAAATACAAAAAGATATTACAAGTAGATTTGAAGAACGTATTCAAAATCAAATAGCGGCTGGTTCTACTATAGATTTATATAATGTAGCTATATCTGAAACGCTTCAAGATGTTTATCAGGAAATAGAAAATAACAAAACTCCTCATATCTGGTCATCTCTTGAAGGTTGGAAGTTAGATGATACTGGTACAATGTTTAATCTCCCGCGTAAAACAGGTGAAAATGATGCTAATTATAAATATAGACTTCAACGCTGGTTACTAAGTAACGAAGCAAGTAACACTACCGCTATTCAAAACGCACTACTTGCTCCTTTTGAATATGTATCTAATATAGATTATCATCCTTATACAAAAGGAACTGGCACGGGAACTTGTTATATTATTCCTAAAAGTTACGATACTGAAACTATAAATAACGCTTTTATAGAAATATCTACTATTGTAAAAGAGATTGCTTCACCGTCTTTATATGTTGAATACATCATTCCTACTGTGAAAGGAATTAAACTTCAAGTATACATATCTTCTATTGATGGAGATTTAGATACGATAAAAGATAATTTAGAAACGAAGATTTCTGAATATATTAATAAAATTGCTCCTGGAGATTATCTTGAAGTTGGTGAAATTAATAGAATGGGTATTAATGAAAATAACGTAGACTATTTTAATGTAACTGCTCTTTTGATAGATAATGTAGTAACAAGTGATATTAGAGTTCTTCAGACTATTGATAGTAAAATGCTGTATGATGAAATAATTTGGGCGGAGGATAATGGTATATGATTTCTTCTGAACAAGCCTTTTTAAGAGCTATAACAAACTTTCCTAAATGGATGGATATTAGAAAGCGTCCTAGAACATCTGTAGGAGGTAAATATCTACAATCTATTATAGAAGAACAGGATAATATAAATGATACTTTAATGGCTTATATGAAAGATTTCTTTCTTATAAGCTATGTAGGTAGAGAAGATACGCTTATAGATTACGCTTATATTGCTCAAGTAGGAAATGTAGATACTACAGTTACTATTGAACTTAATTTAACAGTTACAGATAATGCTAAAGAATTTTTAAATAATAGAAAAACAATGTGCCTTCTTCAAGATGGCTATATTATAATAGATGCTTCTGTTAAACCTGAAGATGTAGATATGTTGTTCTACACATTTCATGATTATAAATACGCTTCTCGTTTGTATAAAAAACATATTTGGAACGTTATAGACGAATTTGCTATGATGTCAAGTTTAGAACGTTTTCCTGATGAAACTAATGCTCAACTTTTACAAAGATGTTTTGCTGCTTTTAGAAATCTTACTAATAGCACAGAACAGGGTATAAAAAACAGTATAACTAATGCTTTAATCAATTATGTCCCTATATCTTCTGACAATATAATCATAGAGAAGCCATCTTATGATAATATCTATCTTGAAGACAAAGAGTATGGTTCTTTATACGAAAGATTAGCTCAATTTAATAAAGATTTTTTTAGAACTAAACAATGGGATATTTCATTATGGGAACATAAGTTTAAAGAATTAAGCTATATTCCTAATAAATGGGACGAACAACTCGACACTTATCAGTTAGGTGTAGGGCAAAATGATGATTTACTTTCTATAATTTCTAATAACGAAGATGCTACAACTAATATGCAAATAACAGGATATGAAGCTTCTTCTGTTACAATCAATGAATATATTCATAAACATAACATTATAAAAGAAATTCCTCTTAAAATAGAAAAATACAATAACGAACTTATAGCTAAGAATATTGAATATAGAATAAAAGCTTCTCCTATAGAGCAGATAGATCCAACTAAGATTTATTTAAAAAGTATGGTTAAATCTCAAGGAGAACAGAAAGTATATTTAGAAGATATCATTGTTAATCCTGAAGCAGTAACTCAAATTCAACATGGTCAATTAGATAGCAATTCAACATATAAGTTATGTTTTTATCCTAAAGATGAATATGCTTCTATGGAAATTCAAAAAGCTGATTTAATAGTTAATAATAAATCCACAAGCCTTTTAAAAGAAAACAGTATTTTTAAATTTGATAATGGCGTTTTAAAGAATATAGACGTAGCAGCTCATATAGATTCTTTAGTAGGAATAAAAACTTATGATAATATCATAGCTACTACAGAAGGTTTAACTATTGGTTCTCAAAAAACAACTGGGGAATTTACTATTGATGTAACTGGAATGGGTAATAAACCTTTAAAGATAGAAGAATTTTGTCAAGAAGTCAATTATACGACAGATAGTGAATTTGTAACTTATGAAGGTTTCACTTTAACAGATAATAATATATTAACTGCTTCTGGAACAGATTCTACAAGTTATATCTCTATAGATTTAGATTGTTCCTCTCTTTCATTTGAGTTTGTAAAAGCTGTTAATCCTAATGAACAAGGCAGTTGTTCTGTTTTAATAACGGTAGATGATAAAATAGATGAACAATCTGGATTATGGTCCACTGGAAAAATTTACAGTAAGAATTTCGGCAAACTCTGTCATGTACATGTAGATATTCAAAAAGCCGGTATGTACCCGATTTCTATTAAAAATATATGTGCATCAAGATATAGAATAACTCGTTGGCTTGACGAAGGAGAACTTATCGTTACTCCTTTTACTACAATGTTACCGCCATATAATGACGATACTCCTAATAATCTGCATATTAAAATAGAAGCTTTCAGTAGCTACGCTCCTGTTATCAAGTATGTTCATATAGGTTCATCTTTAAAATATGCTTCATACACAATAGACAATATCACAACTGCAAAAGCTAATAGTTCATTGGATATTTCATCTAACTGTATTGTTAAACTATATAAGGTTATCGACAGTAAAGAACAGTTAGTTTCAGACAATTACAATACTCAAATTGAATATCGTAATGACACTAACAGTGATATTTCTATTATTATTGATACCAGCAGCTTTTCGTCTATAGTATCTTCATCTAAACCTATTGGTAGTACGACTTATGCTGGTAATGTTGTACAATATATAACACTAAAACCAGATGAAAGCTTAACTTCTATTACGATAAATGGCTCATGTGATTTAGTTAAAGAACGAAAAAGTATATTTGAACTTTTACAGCTTAATAGGGATGATATAGTATATGTTACAAATAACGCAAACGGATTTATTGTTAAATCAACTAATAAAAGAGAAACTTTAGCTGTTATTTCTAAAGATATGTTATCTTATCAAGCTGACTCATATTCTTATGAAAACTTGCCGGATAACTTAATAGGATATTTTGTATTAGATAGTATCAATAATATAACAAGCCATAACAATAATTCTGATAGAACTTTTGAAAAAACTTTTATTGTATTAAATGATAATACTGAGTATATAGCTTATAATTCTGAAACCATATTTAAGCCGGAAATAGATGACGTAACTATAGTAAACACGTTTTCACCAATTTTAGATATTTCTACTTTAATGTATTATCAAATAGATAAAGCCGTAGCTCGTTCTATTAATGCTACGATTGAATTCATTAAAATATATGATGATGTTACTGAATATACTGATTGGTCTTTAGGACAAAAACCTATGCGTGTTCTTTGTGATTTTGATTTTAACAACGTTCACGAATACGATTTAGAAGTTAATCAGATAAAAGAGTCTTTTGTCATATCAAATATTATTAGTTTAAACGAAAAATATCTGATAAATGGAACGCAGGAAGAGCTGGCAAGATATATAGTTACGCCGCCAGACGATATGATTATTAACTATGAATCTGAAGAAGTATCTGAAACCATCATTGTTGAAGAAGACGGTTTTAATAAGCTATATTATTCTAATGTAACAGATATCTTACTTATTAGAAACTCTGGTATAACTGTTCCATCTAACGCTTATTCATTAATAGAAGAAGCCGGTATATTAGTTTGGAATAGTCCAGACTACGTAGGACAAACAATAGAGGTAATGTACGAATATAATAAGCCAGTGTCTTTATCTTATAAAAGTTTAGATTCTCTTTATGAAATTATTGGCTATTCTGTAGATGCTTATAAGATAATCAATAAAGAGCCTATTGTTTTAAATAATGTTAGAGACAATGAAACACATACTATAGATTTTGATGGGAAAATACCCGATAGGATTATAGTACGTTGTGATAATGCTAATTTTGGTGCTGTTATTGATGGCAATAATGTTACGGCTAAACTATTAAATACAGAAAATATTGTTTTAACCAAAGTTGGATATTATTACGATAATATTGGTGATGAATATTATTTCTTTGAACATATATATAGTGACCCAATAAACAAGTTTGATTCTGTAGAATTTCATTATATAAAAAGAACAGCAGATTTTCTTCAGTTTTTGCAAGCAACTACTAATCATATTTTAGATACAGTTATGACTAATGCTGCTAGATATGAAGATTTATGTTATATAAACTTCGCTTCTCAAAAAGGTATAGACGGTATAAGTCGATTTAATTCTTTAACTGCTTGTGAAACTTTTGAAAAATGGATTAGTTTTAAAATGAATGTGTCTCTTATTGAAAGTTTGAATGGACTAGGAATTAAGTTTGAAGCTCAAGAGATTAATAGTTACGCTATTTTAGATATATCAAAGCTCATTAGAGAAAATACATTAATATCTTTAAATGCTTCTGAAACGCTAAATATCTATTTAATGAAAGAAATTAAAGCTGGCGACGATTCTATGGCTAAATCTATATTTGCTGAACCATATGAAGCATTTACTGTCACATCTGATACCAAATATCGTCAATTTATTTTTGATAACAGTATAGACTATACATGTAGATACTATATTTTAATTACTGGTTCTGGTATATTAGACGATATTATCATTAAAGACTATAACCCAGATGAAACTAATAATGATATCCATACAAAAACATTATCTGTATTTGATTTTGGAGTAGAAGAAAAAGCTGTAGAAAATTATGAACATCATTTCTTATTTGATGTAAACGGTGGGAAACTTAATAATTTAGAATTTGACTATAAAGGTTCTCTTTTAACAGGTTCTAATGTAGATTGGGGCGTAACTATGTTATACTCTTTATCTCAAGAAGATATGTATGAGTGTGTTGCGGAGAACGTAACTTTAACTAATGGTGCATTTTATTCTTCAAATGATGAAACTGGATATATAACGTTACCTAGAATATATCTTAATAATAAAAACGCTATACGCGAATTATATGTTACTATCAATGATGTTGTGATGTCGGATATGAAAGGTTTTAATATCAAGATATATACTGCTGATGATTTAAACAGTCCTTTATATGTTATATCTGATGATAACGAAAAAACTAATATTGTAGAGCTTTCTGTTAATATACTCAATTCATATATTCAGATAGAAATAGAAATGCCGCCAAATAAAGTAATAAATAACGTAGAAGTATATGCAAGATATTCAGAAAGTGAATATGCTACTCCTAGAATTAATCGTAACAATTCCGGTTCTTTTATCAGCAAAATTTACGATACTACATATGAAGCTAATTTTGTGCCATTAAAACTTATTGGCAGCATACAAAACATTAAGTATGTAAACTTATTTATGCGAGGATATAAATCTAATAAAGATAGCGAAGTATGGACTGATTGGTATGAATGTCAGATAGACGCTAATACCTTAGAGATAATAAATAATCCGCATATCTTTCCAAATTATAGATATTTTCAATTTCGCATAGAAATAAATAATAAAGACTCTATCGTAAACTTAAAAGAAATAGTTTTAAAGGTGGTGAACTGATTTGGCTACTACTATATTTGACTTTAACAGTAGAGTTGAAAGAATACAAGAAGGTATTCGTTTTTATGAGTCAGATATCTTATGTTGTTCATATCTGTTTGAAAGCGATTTAATTATAGATATGAAAATAGACTATATTGCTTCCGGTTTCGGTATAGTTATAGCTAAAGATAATGGTCATTCTTTTAGAGAAGCAGATGATGTCTATCTATTTCGCATTGGAACGAATGATTTTAGTATAATAAGAAAACATCTTCTTGAACAAAATACTTTAATTACTAATTCTTGTGTTCTTTCACCATCTTATAATAATAAGAATATACATTTAAAATTTTCTTTTAAAGATAACATAGCTTCTTTAGATTGGCTTACACTTACCTTAAGTGGTACAGAAGAAATATTTAATTTAGGAAAGTTGAAATTAACTGATAGTATTAATAGATATAAAATAGGTTTTTATTCATCTGCTGGCAATATTATTAGAGAAACTACTTTTTTATCAGGTGTACCAGAACATTGGCATACGAGCATTAAAAATGTACGTGGCGGTCGAATGGCATTTTTTACAAATGGTTTTAGAATAGAAAACTGTGAATATGATGCTGAAATAGAACAGCAAGATATAGTATTAGAGCCTGGTACTTATTATGTAAGTTACGATACTGAAACCATTAATAATAAATTCGACATAGAATGTATTGTATTCCCTACTAATACAGAATATATCGAAGCTAATTTTGAAGACCCTAATAAAAATCTATTGCAAAAAGATGGCTCTCTTGTTGTTACTGAAGACATTCCTTCTGTGAATATAAAATTTAAAGGCACAAACGGCATTATTAAGAATATCATATTAAAAGATGACCCAGATAGCGAATTTATAGAAACCGAAGGTGAAATTGTAAATATACCTGGAAGCTGGATGACTATCTTTTTAAATGACTTAACTGAAGTTCGTTGGCGAGGTATTATTAACACTGTACCTCAATATATTGATTTAACTAAACCTTGTCCTTATGCTGTAATAGAAACGGTAAACCATAAAACAACATTAGAAGAAGCTAATATTTCTTTAAAGAAGGAATATGGTTATATATATAAAGTGGAAGATAGTACGCTTTTAATAGGAGATACAGATTACATCCAATTTCATAAGAATTTAAAGATAGAACTGACTACAGAGGATAATAATCAAATCAATGTGTTTCGTAATCTTAATGGTTATATTTATGAATTAATCATTACTAAGAAAGACGGTACTCAAATAGACATACTTCATCAAAAAACATATAAAAAATATGTACCAGCAGATATTAATAGTCCTATCATTGTAACAGATGAAAAACTAGAAGACTCATTTGATTTATCAGCGGCATATCGAGAAGTTGTCTCTAGTAAAACTAAAATATCTTTGTATCCTACTAGATATACTATCAGTATCTTTCAAGATGTACCTTTTTCTAATCTAGCTAATTATAAAGTATATGCTATCCCAAAGGAAGCTACTATAAATTTCAACGCTACTTCTATAGATGAATATGCTTCTAGCTATGTCGAGCTTACTTCAAAACAATACTCTATTAATAGTAATGATGTTATTACTTTAGATGATGATATTATTCAAAGATATAAATATGTCGCTGTTGAATATACCAGTATAGAAGATTTTACATATTACTTTACTAATTATGAAAGAGAAGTCTTTAATGATACGCAGTCTGTTATTTTATTAGAAAAAGATATATTGGAAACTTCTGATAATGTAATAGTATATGGTGTACTGAAAGATGCTAATATCAAATCTAAATATTTATATAGAGTTCCATCTATGCAACTAATCAACTCGATTGACTATTATACAGATAAATATGATATTCTTGAAGGCTCTAGTTATGAAATAGATTATGATAATAAAGAAATCAAAATAGAAAATTCTGTAAGAAATAACTATAAAGCTTTTATTATAGATTATCTAAAAAATGATAGTTACGCTATTAATTATATAGAAGAGTATAATCAATATGAAGTAGATATAGCTACATCTTTGGATATGGTATATGTAAACTATAATATGAGAGAAAACGGCAATATCTATGAATATAAGACAACGGCTATCCGTCCAGATAGTAATAAATACGTTTTACTAAGAAAAGAGGTGGAATAAAGTGAAGATACAAATGCCCAAACATGAAATCTGGGAAACTACATATGCTAATATTAATGATATTCCATTGGCTTATATTAATGTAGACGACACTAGGCTTAGCGCTAATGTGCAGATAGAAGAAGATTTTCTTAATGAAACGTCTGTTCCTGTAAGAGCTTACGACGAAATTGCTGATTCTGATGTTTTATTCTTTAACAGTAATAAAGAAATTATCAAAGATGTCCAGTTAAAAAGACATGGGAACAAGCATGTTTATGAACCTAAAGATATGACAGAGTTCACGCCTATGACTTTTGAATGTAATGTTTTAATCAAAAAGAATATGACTTTTAAAAGTAATGAAAACTATAATATTAAAGTTTCTGTTATTGAAGATAGTATAGAACTTACTTATTCTACTAATATGATAAAACTGTTCGGCGATGCGTATAGGCGAGGAATAGCTCCGCCAAATATTACAGTTAACAATCAATCTTTAAGACCTGAATCACTTATTTCTTCATCTTTATTAAATAATGATTTTGTTTTTGCCCATTCTCTAGACGGTATCAATATAGTTAATGAAGATAGTGAAGTAATACAGGAACTCAAAATTGAAGAACTACTAAATGAACATATTAATGTGTGGTTAAGTGTAGATAGTTTTGGCGATATGTTAATAGAACGTAGTGCTGATAATAAAACTATAACTTATAATAGTCCGCTTCTTTTTAATAGAAATGAATACATACAAACAGCAGATAAAATACATATATTTAATACACTATCTACACATAAAGAATACAAAGAAGTAGATTATATTTACAACTTTTTAAGTGAAGCTGTACTTGTATTAGAAAAGAGAAATTGTGGGTATCTTATTATAACACCAAGCTTTTTACTTAATGACTTAGAAAGTAATGCCTGTTTAATCTATGAAGTCTTAATGAACGTATTTTTAAAAGCTTATTATTTAAGTGCTACAACTAGCTCTTGGATAACAAACGAACCTGTAGATTATATGGCATACTCTAATAAAAAGCTAAATATCTATCATAAAGATATAAATTTAACTAAACTTCTTAGTAATAATGATTATGAGATAGGCGGACAATACTCTTTGCTTTCTGTTAACATATCTAATGAGAATGTTAAATTTAAAAATATAGCTCCTAATGGCAATATGTTTTTCTATAAGACAGGGACAAAAGACCCTGCTAAAAAAGACGGAGAAATATCATATTTAACTACTAAACAGACCATCATTAACTATAAGCAAGAAAACATCTATTTTCTTGAAACCAAGTTAAATATTGATGCTGTTATAATAAACAATTCTACAGCTTATATAACAGTTCATCCGTATTGCAGTTCATCTTATAAGATACATACAACAGACGATCAGACTTTTGTTTTAACAGACAAAGATATCCAATATTATGTATGTGTTAAACCAAGTTCTCCTGAAATAGAAAACACTTTTACGTTTATCCCGATGGATAAGTATTCTTATGATAACGATGGATATATTTTAGCTTACGTAACATTGACTGCACAAAAAGATACTAAAATATACGATATTAGAATTATGGGCGGAGGTTTGCCTATTTCAGAACTTAATAATTATAATCTAATAGATATAGGTAATGTATATGGTAGACCGTATAGAATAGGTTCTACTATGATTATTAGACTTCCTAAGATATGTCAACAATATAATGATATAATCACTACCGAAGTAAATAAGCATATAGCTTCTGGTGATTATCCTATTATTGTATACGAGTAAGAAGGTGATTATAGATTTAAATGGATAATAAACTTTTAAAATTAGATTTTGCACCTGGCATTAAAGCTTCAGATATAAATCATAATTTTGATGTAGTTCATGGTTGGATAACCAGAGAAAGATTAAGAGTTGCAGGATATGGCATAGTAGAAGGATTTGATTTATCAGCCGATTTAAACAACTTTACTATCACCGTAGGTGAAGGAATCATTATAAATGATGAAGGTGAAGAAGTTTATATTCCAAGTGAAACATTTAGCGTCGGACCACCAAAATATATAACTGAAGAAGAAGAAATAATTTGCCCTGAAGATGGTATTTTAGTTTTAAAATACAGACCGTATTCTGATAATACATATGGCTATATAAACTATGTTCCGCCAAATGAAGGTGTAGCTCCTTTAGAAACTGATTTAAAGCTACAAGACTTAAATACAGCTTTAAGAGTTCCCGTAATGCAGGTAATCAATAATAAAGTCTATATAAATCAAAATTCGTGGGCTGGTCATAAAATCAAAGTTACTTATAAGCATACTAATGATAGAGTAGATGCTATTATGCTCTATAAAGATGGTGCTTATAAGTATGAAAAAAGCATTGAATCTACTTCACCTTCTCATGTAGAATTAGGAGATTATATTCACCATTTCTGTATTGGCGTTGTTTATTGGAAGATAGATACTTCTATTTCTGTAGAGTTCTTCATTAATCATAGAAGCTATAGACCTGTTTATGTAGATAAGGGTAATCATCTTTATTTAAACGGTGAATTATATGTAAAGCCTAAGTTTATATATTTTGTTGAACCTGAAAATCCGGAAGAAAACGACTTATGGTATGATGTTGAAACTAATACTTTATATATCTGGCGTGAATATAATGGCGACTGGGGTTGGGTAGCAGTTAATGATTTTTCTACTTCTGCTATCAGAGAACATAAAATATGGGCTCCTGATAACTTTCCTGAAGATAGCCAAACATTTATGTTTGATGAAGATGAAACTAATTTATTTTACGTACCAGATACTAGTTCGCTTGAGATAATTATAGATAATGCGCCTTTAATGAGTGATCAGTTTGAAGAAATTATTGTACCAAATGATAAAGAATACCTAAGCGACGGTCGTGGTTTTAGATTAAAAGATCCATTAGATAGAGCTACGTATGTAGAATGTATTGTTCATCATAATGTTAAAAATAAACCGCTTAGAGAAACTTTTCAACGTGCAGCTATCTTTATCGCAGAAAACTATGAATACTATAGCTCTGATAATACAGCTAAATTGTTTAAAACAGTTACTGAATATGTTATAGGTGAAGATCAGTTAGAAATTTTTGTTGATGGTATTCGTTTAACAGAGAATATAGATTTTGTTGAAATGATAGATGACAATACTGAAGCTACAGAAACAGATAGAAAGAAAATGTCTAATCTGTTTAAGATAAAATCTGATATTCAAAGCGGTCAGCTTGTTACTCATAAAATAAGTAAACATGTCTGGTCTTATGACCATTTAGATATGATGGTTCATGAAATAGAAGATAAAGCCAACAACGCTTTAAAACAATGCGAACAACTACGTACAGACTTAACTTCTCTTAATGATAATACAGTAAGTCAATTAAACGCTATTAAAGATAGTATTACACAATTTAAAACTGACGTAGGAAATCTTTCTGATTATTTAAAGAAAGATAGTGTTCTTACTTCTGATAATATGCCACAAGAAGTATTAAGTAAGATAATTTCTGGTCAATTATCTGGACTTTATCCTACTACTCAACAAATCATTTTAAATAATACTAAAGATACTGATTTTGTTATAGTATCTTATGTGAGTGAAAGATTAAACAGAGTCTTAATAAAAGATACAGAATATACTTTAACAGTTGTTAATAATGATATACGTGTAGATTTAGATAGTAGTTTAATAGCTTCTGATGCTAATGTATATGTTCAAGTTTTGAAAGTTGGTGATAGATAAGTATGGATGAACCTAAAATCACATGGTACGCTAAATTATCTTCTGATGTAGAATTTAACCAAACAAATGAAATATATGCTGGTACGTATACATCAGACAATGAAATCAAAGTTAATATTCAAATGTGGAATAATCGCTGGGGTACAGTAGATGTAAATTCTTTAACTAACTTTCTAATAAATATATATTTTGATTACATAGAAGACAATTCTCTCTTTGATTATTGTTCAGTCGTTTTGAATAATTCCGATATACTTAACATAAAAAAATCAGGTTCAGTAGGTGTATTGGAATTTCCTCAAATGATCACTTTAAGCGGAACTAAAAATGATGGTACGGAAGAAAATAATCCTAATCATTATATATCATTAGATTTTACTTTTAAAACATCTAACAATACTAAACTTAAAGAAAACGATTTGAAATCTATTTTTTTTGAAATAGTTCCTTTATAAACTAGATTAAATATAAATTGACGGTAATATACGGATAGAATTTAAAAATAAGGAGGTCATTAAATGGCTATAAAATCTGAAGTTACTCATTTCTATTCAGATAAAAATACTGAATTTACAGTAAATAAACAAGTTGACCATACTAAGCCATCTTTGAACCTTGCTACGTTGAAATATACTACAAAAAAGAAAATTACTGATGCTGAAAATGAAGGCGTATTAGTCTTTACCACAGATACTGGAGAACTTTTTGTTGGAACTGGCTATGATACTTTTATTAAAAAGATATCTGATGTCTTTATCGGTAATTATAACGAATTTCCAAGCGTAGGCGTAGTTGATAAGATATATTTAGCTATAGATGAACGTAAAATCTATTATTGGAATGGTACTAGATACTTACGTTTTGCTGAAGTAGATACTGTTGCTTATCAAGATGTATTTATTGTTGAACAAGCTAAAACTAAATTTATTTTAAATAAGACGCCACTTAACGGTGTAGTCACTATGAATATAAATGGTATATCTTATTTCCCAGATGATTTTACTTATAATAAAGATAAAAATCTTATTACTTGGAATATAAAAAATGGCGGTTTTGAAATTACTAACAGTAAAGTTGTATTTGAATACGATGTTTTGTTAGAAGGAAATAAAAATTTAACTACTAACACTCAAAATGTCGTATCTGCTAATTCTCTTCCAACAGAAGAAACTGTTTCTAATGATGATAGTTGGAATGTAGCATTAAACAGTAATAATGAATTAGCACTGTTTTATAATGGAAAAGAAGTTGTTAAGTGTAATAAGAAGCTTTTAGGAGGAATTTAATTGAAATTACCAAGTCTTTCTCAAATAGATGGCGGCGTAACAATTAAAGAAAACGTCGATAAATTATCCTCATCTATTGTATTAGATGAAAAATGGAAAATATACGTTGATGAAAACGGTGATTTAGTAGCTTCTTATGATAATAAATTAGCCGGTACTATCTGCAAAAAACCGGAAGAAGTTTAACTAAACTATTAATAGGGAGATCATTAATTAAATGTAATTTAGACTATTTCAGGAGGGCATTTAATGGGTCAGGATGTAGTAAAATTTTATTTTAATAAGAAAAGACAGCCTGAAAACATCCAATATGATGACGAACTTATCTATATGGAAGGTATGCAAGTCGATAAACTTGTTATTGGAGATGACTGGATTATAACTACTAATAAGAATAACGAACTCGTTATTACTTGTAAAGATGGTTTAGTGGGCAAATGGATTCCTATTGAACAAAATCAAGATTAAAAAACTATAACAGAAAAGGATTGTGATTATTAATGGCAGATACTTTTGTCGGAACATCTAATTTTGGTAATACTAATATTACAGGTAAACTCGCTGTAACAGAAAAAATTGAAGCAAAAGACGGTTCTATTGCTGAATCTAGTAAAGAGGTCGTAACTGGCGGTCAACTTTATACTGTAAAAACAGCTTTAGAAGCAGCAGATAGTGCTCTTGGCGGTAGAGTTACTGCTGTTGAAACTTATGTAACAGCAGACGGTATTAATGCTAATAGCAAAAAAATCACTAATGTAGCTGATGGTAATATTTCTAGTGCTGCTAGTAAAGAAGCTGTTAATGGTGGTCAACTCTATACTGCTCAAACTACTTTACAGACTGGCATTGATGAATTAGAAGCTGCTGTAGAAGCTAAAGAAATTTCTATTACTGCTAATAGTGGTGAACCTTATAAGATTATGGGCGCTAATGGTGCATTTAAAGTTGCTGGTAGCGCAAATATCGATACTGCTGTTGATGGCAGTGGTAATGTAACAGTTTCTCTTAAAGACGCTGTATCTATAACAGATCTTACTATTAATGGTAATTTAACGGTAAGCGGTACAACAACTACTGTAAATTCGGAAAATACTACTATTAAAGATAATGTTATTACTTTAAATGCCGGTGAATCTGGTGAAGGTGTAGCTAAAGGTACTTGCGGTATCGAAATTGATCGTGGTTCAGCTACAAAATATCAAGTAGTCTTCGATGAAGCTGATGATAAACTCAAAATCGGCGAAGAAGGAACATTAAAAGCTGTTTCTACAGAAGAATATGTAGATACTAAAGTAGCTGAAACTGTTTCTAACGGTGTTACTCAGATTCAGTCTGGACAATGGCATATGTATGTAACAGACGATGATTCTTTTGTTATTGAATATGACGATCAGTTAGTAGCAAAATGGGCTAAACCAACTGAATAAAAATATACATAACTAAAACTGAATAAACACATACATAACTAAAAAGGACTCGTTATGAGTCCTTTTTTATTTTCTTTATATAATAGATACTTTAAAACAATATAATGACTTAAATCAACGTAATAATAAATCAGAAGAATAAAAACAGAGGAGGTAAATTATTTGGCTAACAATGGTCAGTTAATTGTTCAAAACGATATATTTTATCCAAATACTTCATCTAGCAACGTTATAGATTTAGACGAGGTTATGAATAATAAATATTTAAAAGAAGTAGCATTTACTACTCGTCAAAAATCAACTGGATATAAAATAAATGACAAAGTTAACTTTAAAAATGGTCCACTTGATGTATATTTGCTATGTATCAAAGCTGGTACAACTACTGATACGGATTTATTAACATTACCGGATAATATTAACATAGATGAATCATTTTATGATGGAACTGTCGAATGGACTGTTAAACGTTTCGCTGATTATGATACACCTAAAAATCGTGTAGACACTTCTAGTAGTTGGCAAAATAAAAATCCTATCTTAGAAAAAGGCGAATTAGGTATTGAGTCTGATACTAATTATATAAAAATTGGTGATGGAGAAACAACATGGAATTCTCTTTCATATGTTTCTAGTCCTAGTGCTGACAATAAATTAGATGCAAATGGTACTGCTCAAAAAGCCATATCAGATTCGTTGGGTAATAATATCAGTAAAACATATATAAAATCCTTATCTGCTAATGGTACTACCATTACTTACACAAAAGGTGATGGAAGCACTGGAACAATAAAAACTCAAGATACTACATATAAAAACGCTACTGTCTCTGCATCAGGATTAATGTCTGCCGCAGATAAAAGCAAATTAGATAAAGTCCAAACAGGGGCAGAAATAAATCAAAATGCTTTTTCTAATATAAAAGTCGGCTCTCAAATAATTTCCGCCGATAATAAACAAGATACGTTTGAATTAGTTGCGGGTTCTAATATATCTCTTACGCCTAATGCTACATCAGATAAAATTACTATATCTTTATCAGGAACAATATCTAATACTACTAATGCTACTAATGCAACTCAAGATAGCAGAGGTCAAAATATTGCTGATACTTATATTAAAAACATTACAGGCAATAACACTAATAAACTTACTATTACTAAAGGAAATGATGTACAGTCAACTTTAGTTATCAACAACGTCTCTAATGCAGCTAACGCTACTAAAGCCAATCAAGATAGTGCAGGACAAATAATAAATTCTACTTACATAAAATCTATTACATATGATGGTAATAATTTAGTTATTACAAAAGGAAATAGTTCTACTAATAAAATAGAAGTAACGAATATATCGAAAATATATCCCGTTGGTTCTATTTATTTATCTACTGTTGCAACAAATCCTGCTACACTATTTGGTATAGGAACTTGGCAGGCATTACCTGCTGGCAGAGTTTTGATAGGACAAGGACATTCTGACTGGGGAACTACATATAATAATGGAAACACTGGTGGTGAAGTAAATCATACTTTAACTACTAATGAAATACCTGCACATAATCATACTGGTTCGGCTAATACTTCTGGCAGTACGCATACACACGATTTAACAATGCAAGCTTCTCATGGAAAATCAGGCAATGGTGGCGTACCAAGATTCTCTGACGGCGACATTTGGTCTGCTAATAAAACAAAAACATTATCAGCAGCAGGTTCACACACACATAATGTTACTATTAACAATGCTGGTGGTGGTCAACCTCACAATAATATGCAACCATATCTTGTAGTGTACATGTGGAAAAGAACGGCATAAACAAAACAAAGAAGGTGAATATATT